TAATAGAACTGGATACTGGAACGAAGAAATATATAGACTTGGAATAGTTTATATTATGCCAGACGACACTCTATCCCCAGTGTTTAACATAAGAGGACGTGATGGAATACCTTCTGACAAAGAACTATCAGACTTGTTGAATATTTATTCTGATGATAACTACTCTATAGAAGTAAATGGAGAAAGAAAACATATAAAATATGATGAGAATACATATCTGTTAAATACAGGTTCTTTAGAGAACGTTAAGGGTGTTGTAAGAATAAAAGATACTTCTGGGGTATTGAATGTGTACGGTATCGGAGTAGGCATTCCTACTCAAGTGTTGGAATATTTATCAAATAAAGTTAAGGGATTCTTTCTAGTAAGACAGAAGAGGATACCTACTATTCTATGTCAAGCACTGACAATGGGCTTCGATAAGTACAGTAATTTGCCCTTAATTAAATATAACAATAATTATATAATAGAAAGCTTCTTAAATAGCTCTGGGTACTTAACCCAGGAGTATTTGCAAAGACTTATTACAGTAGGATACAATACCTCTAATGAGACCGCTATATGCCCAGAATATGAATTGAGACAATCTTACTTCAACAACTTGTTCACAGGAACTGACTTCCCGGTGCGAGCTGCGACAGTTCAAACTAACAAGATGCTCTACAGAAATCCGTATAATGACAGGCAATATTATTTAGATTCCCCATCAGTAAAATCCAACAATTCTCAATACTCTACGGTGCAGGTAACTGGAATACCAGACAATACTCCAATTGTAAAATCTGAATCTAACAATACTTTTAGAGCAAGAGCAGGAGAAGCAGAAGAAGGTTGGAAGTTCAGAACTATAGAACGGAAATCTGATTTGGATATAGACAATGGGGCTAATAGGGCAATTAGAGGTGCCTTCGGGTCCTATATAGGTATTAGTAAGTACAATGGGGATGCTAACACTATTATTAATATTTATGTGCCTGGATATAATGAAGGGCAAATGTCAGCATACTTCAAGATAAGATATGAAGATGCCTCGGCATATTACGCTGTAAGTGACAGATTTGGAGTGGTGGACGCTATTGACACCAGTGATATATTTACTTCTAATTCTGTTCAGTTTATAACAGAGAAATTTTATAGAGGAGATTGTTATATTTGTAATTATACACACAGAGTTAATAGGAATTTCTCGGACCCGGATGCCCCTACCAACGATGAGATTGTAGATGACAAGACCTTTAGAGATAACTATGATAAGGACAATAAAGAGAATTTAGCTAAAATAAATAGAGGTGATGTGAATGCTATTCAGCTAGGCAGCTGGGTAACATTCAAGGTATGTGCTAGCAGTAACCTATCATTACGTGATGTAGATAAGTCATATCCTACAGAAGAAGGATTGTACGGTACAGCCAGAACGTTCTATCCCCTGAGCGAGATGTCCGTGGATGGTGCATTTAAATTACCAGAGTCTTCTGTAATAAACGGAGGTTATGGGATAACAACATCTGAAAGACTCAATTTTAGAGCACCAGATGTTCCCTACATTAAGAACGTATATCAGACTAGAATACTATATTCAGATGTGGCAGTTACTGATTCATTTAAAAATGGATATAGAATATTTCAGTTAACCCATTACAGAGACTATCCAAGTACTTATGGAGGAATTATGAAACTAGTTGAATTGTTTGGTAATATTCTCTGTATATTCGAACACGGAATAGCTTTAATTCCAGTTAATGAACGTGCCGTAGCAGGTGAAGGTTCGGGTGGAAATGTCTTCATTAACACCTCTAATGTGCTTCCAGAGAATCCAAAAATGCTGTCAGATACCTATGGTACTCAGTGGCCGGAAAGTGTCGTACAGACCCCATATTTCGTTTATGGAGTGGATACAGTTGGAAAGAAGATTTGGAGAACTAATGGAGACCAGTTTGAAATTATATCTGATTTTAAGATACAGGAGTTCTTAAATGAGAATATTACACTAAGTGAAAGAGAGCTTACCCCGGTAGTAGGTGTTAGAAACGTTAAGGGTCATTATAATGCATTCAAACAAGATGTTATGTTCACTTTCTATGATAATTTATATGGATTTGAAGAGAAGGCTTGGAACATCTGTTATAATGAGGTTATGCAGAAGTTTGTAACATTTTACTCTTGGATTCCTTCCTATTCAGCTAACATTGACAACATTCATTTTAGCTTTAATAGAGATACCTCTAAATGGATTAGTAAGCTTGGAACTAGTAGTGCTGTATCTAGTAGTGCGGATGGTGTGGTGCTTGACAACGTAGTATTTACTAAAGACAAAATGTCTGCAAACATAGTAGGCTTAGTCAATCGACCTATGCCAAATGAAGAAGGCACAGGACTTCCAACAGTAGATATTAAATATAGTCTTGAGAAGGATAACTTTGGTAATAGAGATAAGTTTGACTTAACCGAAGGAGTACTATCTTTCAATGGAACTTACGAAGAATTAACTAGTAAGACTGTGTGGCAATTAAATATTAGAGCTGATGTTACAATAGGAGATTATGAAGGAACAGACACATCTATTAAGCAATATGTATCTGGGTGGAAAGAATTTACTGAAACTAACGCTGGATATTATCAATCAGTAGTTGCTGTTACTTCTGATGCTGTAATTAATAATCCATTGCTAACCGAAGATGATAAGAAATTACCTAACTTAACAACAGACTTTTGGAAACATGGTCAGTCTGGAATCATTGATATTAAGGACAAGATTAAACCATGTTATTGGTATGGTAAGCAGCATCCATTTGAATATGAATTTGTAGTAGTTGACAACCCAGCTACACATAAAATATTCGAGAATCTACAAATTGTAAGTAACAAGGCTGTTCCGGACTCATTCCATTATGAAGTAGTAGGTGAGAGCTATGAGTTCCATGAGGACAAGAAGAACATGTATATAAGACAAGAAGCTACTAAAGACTTCTATCAATATAATGGTTCTGATATACTGTACAACAGGAATTTCTTAGACCTAAGAGGTAAGCAAAGAGACATTCTTAGAAACTGGAAACCCACTGGACAGAAAGTGAAATCTACAATGTTCCCATTATACTATGCTAGAGTAGATACATTTAATGAGATTGAGGATTACTACAAAGGTAAGACTGCTCCTAATAAGGATTATGTTAATCTATCAGGTTCTGAAATAGTTTATAATGAGAAGCTAGATGAGTTTAGAGTCTGGACTCATGCTAAGGCTGCTGATATTAAAGACCCAAGAATTGGAAGATTAAGAGGAAATATGAATTATCAAGGAGATGTTTGGAATATTCAAATTAATCCTATTATCTTTGTACAGCGAAACGAGCCAGCATGGAATACAGCAAAACTTACTAAGGAAACTATAGATAAGGTTCCTATCTCTGTAGGTAATTCTCCTATACCAAACGACTTAAAAGGATTTGATATAACTTCAGAAACTCCTGTGGAAGACTATATGCCTCAAGATTTAATAGACTTAGGATATGGACCTGAAGATATAGACACATCTGATTGGTGGAGTGGTAGGAAGGAAGCAAGACTTAGAGACAAATACATCAAGATTAGAGTAAGATATACTGGCGAAGAGTTAGCAATAATAACAGCATTAAAGACATTATATACAATAAGTTATGCGTAAAATTATGAAATTCCAATGGGGAAATTCGCTATTAAGACAAGGTATGGGGAGTATAACTCCCCTACAGTCTAGTAGCGACCTCTATACAGCAATGACTGGATTACAATCCGCTAACTTCGATAAATTCTCTCCCGCCAATAATCCTTTATTACAAGCTGGTGCGGCTAGTGGTGACATGGCTTCTAAGGCATTACTAATGAATGCTAATACTAATAAAGCTGTCAATGGATTATCTAAATCAGCTGCTAATATGGCGACTGGAACTGCTGGAAGTACTGTTAAACCTGGTGGAGGACTGTTTAGTAAAGCAAATATCGGTAACACCATGTCTAAGGCAGGAGGCTATGCTGATATGATTGGCAGTTTTATTCCGAAGAAGGAGCAATCAGCACTTACTACTGGCTTAAATCAGGGATATGATGCAGCAGCTAATATGATTTCTAGTGTACCTGGAGTAGGAACTATCGTTGGAGGGGCAATGAAGATTGGTGGTATGTTGTCAGATGGACTTACAGCTTTAGGAGTAGGAACCGACCAAATGACTACTACTGATAAGATTCTTGATAGTAAATTTATGAAGTTAACTCCAATGGGGTTAGTAAATGCTTTCGGAGCTAAGAAGGCTGATACTATTTATAAAGATAACGAAACCTGGGAACAGCAAGGTTCAGCTTATGGAGGTTCAATGGCTAAGGTAGATGATGCTCTCACCAAAAGTGGTAAGAAGTACGGAGCCTTCAGTGGTAAGGCTAGACGTAAAGCTAATGCACAAATAGCAGAAGCTAAACGGCAGCAGAATTTGGTATCTGATATTAATCAAGAAGCACAAGATGCATTTGCAGCTTCTAATTATAGTGGAATTGGTCTTAGAAACGAACTAGCACTTAGTGGAGGTTATAGAAATATGGCAGTTGGTAGAAACGGAATGAAGATACTAGATGCTGAATCACAATGGGCTAGAGAAGTTCTTAATAAAGCTAGAGAAGTTAATAAGCTTCAAAAGGGAGGTAAGGTAGACGGAATTACAGGAGCGGCTCCTAAGATAACATTTGAGTCTTGGTATGAAACTGTTCCTTCTGATAGAAACGATACTACTTCATATAATCTTAGAAGGGCCTTTGAGTTAGCTCCTAAGGAGGAATTAGAGGCCTGGAGAACATCTAGTGTAGAAGATTTAAGGAATGGGAAGAATCACCTAAACTCTGTCTATCTAAATCCTAAAACAGGTATCTATGAATTTATGAAGGCTAAGAATCATCCAACTCTTAAATATGAATTAGAGTGGTATAATTCTAAAGACCCAGAAGCAATAAAGTTCAGAAACGCTTATGATTTAGATATGTCTGGAGATTATTATAAATATGTTCCAAAGAAGTTCGCAGAGGGAGGTAAAGTTAATGTAATCCCAGACGGAGCATTACATGCACACAAGCATCATTTGGAGGATATTAGTCCAGAGTATGAACAAGTAACTAGTAAAGGAATACCTGTAGTAACGGAAGAGGAAGGTGGTAAATTGAAGCAACATGCTGAAATTGAGCGTAATGAAATCATCTTCAGGTTAGAAGTTACTAAGAAACTAGAAGAACTTATGAAGGACGGAAGCGATGACGCGGCTATAGAAGCTGGCAAATTACTTGCACATGAAATTATTAATAACACTGTTGACAATACAGGTCTAATGGAGGTAGTAGAATGAGAATAGAAATTGGCGATAAGAAGTATAATGTAGAGGTAGCTCAAACAGATGAGGAGAAAACCAAAGGATTGCAAGGCAAGAAAGAGCTTGCTGAAGATGAAGGTATGCTGTTCATATATGATGAACCTCAAACAGTTGGTTTCTGGATGCAAGATACTGACATTCCACTTGATATAATATTTATTGACGAAGATTTTGAAGTAATATCAGTTTATAAGGGACAACCGCACGATGAAACTATTGCTGAAGAAGACGATGTGCAGTTTGTATTAGAAGTAAATCAAGGTTCTGGAATTAAGGAAGGAGATGAGCTTGACATAGATGACGATGATGAAGTACCAACTATGAAGGTTATAGCTCCCGATGGTTCCACTCAAATGGAATTAAATGGAGGAGAGAGAATCTTTAGTAGAAAGAATACTAAAACTCTTATTCGTATGGCTAAGAGAGCAGATAAATCTAAGGCAGATAGAGATTATAAGGCACTCGGGAAGAAGATGTTTACCTATTTAAAACAGCAAGATGAACGTGAGCCTGAATATGTGGAGGCTCCTGAAAAGTAACCATAGTATTTTAATATAATTACTATCTGCATTGGTGTAAATAACAATAGTAATGGTTAGCTTTGATATGTCTAATTTAGTCACTAAATTTGTAGTCAAATACAATGTTATGGGTAAGTACTTAACACAAGAAGAAGTCATAACCAGGCTGACAAACACATTCGGTGATAAATTAGACATATCTAAAGTTAAATATATAGATGCTAAAACCAAAGTTAAAGTTAGATGCAACGTATGCTCTCATGAGTTTGAAGCTAAACCACTTCATTTGTTCAACGGACATGGATGTCCCGCATGTGCTAGAGCACTTGTAGGAAAGAAGTGCAGAAACAACACTGATAAGTTTATAGAGAAAGCTAATGAAGTACATAATTATAAATATGACTACTCTAAAGTTATATATGTTACTAATAGAGTTAATGTCTGTATAGTATGCCCCATTCATGGTGAGTTCTACCAGACTCCTCACTCACACCTATCAGGTAATGGTTGCCCAAAATGCTTGTACAAGTCACAATACAAGCTATATAGTAGGTTATGTAATGAGTTTCCAGATTTGGAAATATTATATGAATATAGTCCTGATTGGCTAGGCAAGCAAAGATTTGACATCTACATACCTAAATATAATATTGCTATAGAATATAATGGGGAGCAGCATTATAAACCTATAGCTAGGTTTGGAGGAGTGCTTGGATATAATAAAACTGTTGAAAGAGACAGTTATAAACTAGAGAAATGTAAAGCTAATAACTGTAAGTTGTATGTTTTAAAGTATGACTATAAGAACGATGACTTGCAAGAGATAATAAACACAATTCAATCTTTAAATTAACATAATTATGAAAATTCAAAGTAAAGTAGCTAGATTTATGCAACAAGGTGGTGCAGCTCCTGTACCACAAGACCCCGCAGCAGGAGGCGCACCTGCTGAAGGAGCACCAATGGAAGGCGGAGCACCGGAAGGAGCACAAGCAGGTAATCCTATGGAACAGATTCTTCAAGTGGCAGCACAGGCAGTGCAAACAGGTAACTGCGAAGCAGCTCTAGCTGTATGTCAGACTCTTATGTCGGCAGCACAGGGAGGTATGGGACCTGGAGAAGCTCCTCAAGAGGAACCAACCTTTGCAAGAAATGGTTCTAAACTTAGAAGAGTTAGATAATCATTTAACAAGTTAGAAAGGGGCATATATCAAACAGTATATGTCCCTTTCTTAGTTTATAATACGATATGTCACAAGCAATAAGAAAGTATCAAACTGGTGGCAAGTCCTCACAAGAACCAGAGCTGTTTGAGTGGAAAGATGTTAACAAATATAACAAATCAGATTTAGTATCTGGCTTATATAGAAACATTGACACCTATATACAGAATAACGGACTAAAAGGGGACAAAGCTGACCAATTCAGAAAGGCTGCTGGTCAATTCATAGAGGGTCTTAAGTCCGGGACTGTGACTATGAATGGAGACGGAACCTTTACAGATGCTTCTGGGCAAATGAGTAGTACTGGTAAATATGACAAGAAATTTCTAGGATTAGGTACTAAGAATACAGAGAATAATGCATTCAACAGAGTTGGTGATTATGCATTAAGCTATATTAAAGGTATGAGTCCCTATAAGGCACAGGTTGAAGAGAAACCTCAAACTAAGGCAGCTCCAATTTCATTTAAACAAAGACTAGCTAATATAGCTATGGGAGGAAACTGGGATGATAGTCTATGGAGGAAGTTTAATTCACAAGACCGCTTAGGATTCCTAAGACAAGCAATACAATCTAGTCATAATGATTTCATTAATAATCCAGAAGCAGAATATAACAAAGATGTATTCGGAACTAGAGAGAATTGGATAGAGAGAAGCTCTAACCTGTTAAAAGCTCTAGAAGACAATAAATATGACCCTGAAGACCTAAAACTCTCTGCCGCTATGGGCTATGGAGATTTAGGTACTTATTTAAATGACGAAGTCTCTAAAGGAGGTAATGATGTAAACTTGATAGATGCTTACAGGAAGTCCTTAATAGCAGATGCCAAAAGTAAAGGAATATTAGGAGACGAAGCAATTAACGCCTATGTAGAGAAAGGTCTAAGAGACCAAGCTAATAAGGAGAAAGAAATAATAGATACTAACAAGGCTGAACTGAAGACTGAAGCTACTAAGAAATACTTTGAGGATTATAGAAAGAATAATCCGTTTAAATCTTCCATGTCAGGACATTTCGGCAATGTTAATCCTAATTACAATATTGACAACTTACTGGATTACTTGAAAGGTCAACCAGACGTGGCAAATTACTTTACCAATGTATTAGGAAGAACTTCATTTAGACCAGACAACGGACAGCATATAGTTAATAATATGGATGCTGCCTTAAGTGTCATGAGGTCACAGTTCCCAGACATAGGCGATGGCTTTGTAGCAGTGCCCACTACATATGATTTCAATAATTATACTAGTATAGCATATAATCCTGAAACTAAACAGTACAAGGAAGTATCTATGCTAGATATACCTGCGTTGCAACAGATAGCCTATGCTCATTATGAGAATCCTACTGATAGTTCAAAACCTAGAGTTGCTCCTAGAGTACCAAAGCGGGGAGGTTCATATTTCCAACAGGGAGGAAGCATAGGGTTTAATAGGGAAGCTGCTAATGCTGAAATACTTAAAGCTATTAGGGAGAGAGATGCTAAACGTCAAGCTGACAAGGAAGCTAAAGTAGAACAATCTGTGGCATCTGGTAAATCTCCACAACAAGCCGTTAATGATAGCAGAAAGCCAGCAGATACTGGATTCACTGCTTCTGATTATGCAAGGCTTGGGGCTATAGGTGCTGATTTAATATCTATGATACCTGGAGCTGGGGTAGTAGGTTATGCTGGAACACTGGCCAATTTTGGAGCTGATTGGGGCCAAGATGGTCTTGACTGGGGAGATGCAGGACGTCTAGCTATGAATTTAGGTTTAGATACAGTTGGATTAATTCCCGGACTGGGTGCGGCAGCTAAAGGTAGTAAGGTAGTCAAGAATCTTATAAAATGGACTCCAAGACTATTATCGGCAGCAGCTGCAATAAACTATACAGGCCCTGGTATAGAATCAGCTAGAAAGTTGGCTACTAACCCAAAAGACCTTTCCGTAGATGATTATAGAAACTTGGCTGAACTAATAAAAGTTGTAGTTGGGGGTGGTAAAGGGGTTAAACGCCAAATACAATCTAAACAGCTTAGAAATGCTGCTGCTACTGGAAATCATGTAATAACTAGTGCTACTGGTAAAGAATACACTGTCACTGGAGCGCAGTTGGACGAGATAGCTAGTCATGGTAAACTCAAAGACCAACAGGCAGCTTTCCAGAAGATTACTAAGAGTGATGATAGATTAGGTCGTCAAGTTAATTTCTCATGGCACAATCCGTTTATAACTAGTTTGCCCAATTCTGTAGTAAGACCAGAATACAACTTCAACAAAACTAAAATAGTCAGCACTACTAAAGGTGATATCGAAGTGCCTCTAGTCTATTCAGATTCAGAGAAGGGAATAGTTAAAAGAATGCAAACTGGAGTTATATCTATTCCTGGTCTTGATAAGCCAGCTCAATGGTACAACTCTTTCAAATACAGAAATCTTAATAAAGGTCAAGCTAAGCCTTCAGAGCTGTTAGCATTACCTGCCCCTAATCAAGTAACTCCGTCTAACAGGGTATTTCACATGGGAGATGGTAAGTCAAGACAAGTTGTAGACATTACTGACCCAAACAAGCTGGCACAAACTAGAGCCACAGGAGATAGAAACAGACGTAATGAAGCTATTAGGAATGAAAGGCTTAATAAGCAGGCTGAAGCTAGAGAAGCTCAAAAAGCTAGAAATGAAGCTTTGACTGCATGGGCTACTAATCAACCTTCACCTAAACAACCATTAGCTGGAGCAGCCAGAGCTAATAAGGAAAGGACTTACAGAGAAGTATTCCAACCAGTAGCTGAACGTGAGTACAATAAAGTATGGGATGAAGCAGTTAAGAATAAAAAGGATTTTGGATATGAGGATGTAACTCCTAGAAGGAATGTGTATACTCCACCAACTCCAACTGAAATTACTGTTACTCCTACTAATACGATTACCGATAAGAATGCCAGATACTTATGGGAATTAGTTAATCCGCCCAAACGTAGTACTGCTCATGTTAAAAGAGAACTTCCTAAGAAGCAATCTAAACCTAAGACTAAGAAGAAGTCTAAGGATGACAGAGTTACTAAGAAAGCTAACGGAGGAGTGTTAATTCCTAAATATCAAGGAGGTAAAGCTATACGTAATGTACAATCTGCTAATGATTTGAATTGGAACACAGACGTCTTAGGAAGTGCTGGTTACAACGACACATTAGGCATGATTAACCCAGCAAATGCTAGTACATACAATAATATGCAAAGAGATTACAGTAATCTTGGATTTACTGCTACTAAGCCTGGGGCTTCTAGATTATCTTATAATCAGAACGTAGCTAACTATCAGACTAACTTTAATACTAATACTAAAGTGAATACTGGAACTATGGCTAGTCTGGTTAAATCTGGTAGAATAACAGGTAGAGGTGGAAGTTCTGACAAGGGTACTCAATGGACTGCTGACGGATATGCAGGAGACCAAACTTGGTTAAGACATCTAGGAACTAACAATATCAGTGCTGATAATCTAGCTAAAGTTAGAGCTGGAGTTAATGATAATATTGATGTTGTTAAGAATTTAGACACCGGGATGTTGAATTTTATGCCTAAAGCTAAGGCAGCAGGTATTACTAGTGGAAATCCACAACCAGCTATGCCAACTAAACTAGAATCTCCAGTTCCAGCTATGGGTAGTAATCCTACTAAGAAGCAAATTAGAGATGCTAAAAGGTCACAGAAAGCTGCCGGAGACGGTACTGTACGCGGAGCAGCTGGAGGTGAAAAGAAAGGTTTAGGAGGTTTTAGTGTATTGCCAGAGGATGTGATAGCATTAGGCAGAATGGTTGGAGGATTGGCAACTAATAACAAGGCAGCTGAACAGTACAAAGCTGGATTAAAACCATTACTAATAGATACATATGAGAACACTGTACCCATTACTGGTAACTACTTTGCTAAAGCATCTGCTGATAGGCAAGCTTCTAATTTGACATCTCTTGCTGCTAGACCTAGAACTTCTGATGCATCGCTTCAGCTTGCTGGAGAATTAGAAGCACAGAACAAAGCTGGTGATATAAGATTCCAAGGAGATATGGCTGATGCTGATATGTTCTATAAGACAAGAATGATGGCTCAACAAGAGTCGGATGCTGCTAAGGCTAGAAGAACTGATGTTGCCAATAGAAATAGAGCTTCAATGCTACAAATTGATGCTGCTAAGGCGCAAATTGATTCTGCTAAGACTACAGCTAATTATCAGCAAGTTATTAATCCTTACCTATCTGGCATTGAAAATCAATTCAGACAGAATAGAGCAGCTCGTAAACAATACGATGCTGAATCTTATAGGCAGGGGTTACTATCTACAATGCAGCCACAATATGATGCAGCAGTTCAAGCTGGGGATACAGCTAAACAGCAACAATTATTAAGACAGTACAATACAGATATGCTTAATTATTCTAGAAATAATGTTGGAATGCCTTGGATGTTCCAAAGAACTACTCCTTCTCCTAATACCCCATATACTTATGCTAAGGGTGGAAGGTTGACAGCCCAGGAAAGGATTATAATTCAAAGAGCTAAGGATTTCAACAGAAGAATGCTAGCAGATAATAAGCAATTCCATAAAGACATAATGGCAGCGAAGAAGCAACATGCTGATATGATTAAACATATGTCTTCATTAACTTCTGAACTAATTAAGAAAGGAATGTCATGGAAATAATAAATAAAATACAGAAGCTACAGGGCGGGGGTATTCCCGCCTTTGTTAGCTATACTAACGTTCCTCAACCGCAACCTACGGCTCCCTATGTTGAAGGAGCAATGAGCAGCAATGCAGAAGCAGATAAGAATACAATAGGAGGTATAGATAAGTCATTGATTACTGCTCTGTATAAAGAAGGACTTATTAGTGATACTGATGCAGTAGCTGAAGAAATAGGTAATCTATTCAGTAGTCAGAACAACCCATTCAATCCAAATCAAACTGCCACAGCTTATAGAAGAACTCTTCAACTAATGGCAAGACTTAGAGAGGGCAAAACTCAACTAAAAGATGCTATAGCAGAGTCACAGAAGAACGGCTCCTTTGGTGAAATGGCAATTACTACTGACGGCAGATATTATGTAATGGGAGAGGACGGAATTACTACTAAAGCAACTCTAGAGCAAGGTGATAGAGTTCTTACTAATGCTGACCTGGCTGACCTACGAGCTAATAAATTACCATATGCTAATAATATATCAACTGTAATTGCTAATGGAGTCAGCATGGATAGTATTAATAAGACAGTATGGGACCTCATTGGTAAAATAGGTAAGGATAGCACTTCTAAAGAGTTCTTTAAAACTAAGAAAGGTAAAGATATAAAGGAGGGAATAGACGAATTACTAGCTGCTGGACAGGACGGAGTGTATAAAATTACAGAAAGTAATACTGACCAATCAAAGAAGGCTAGAGTAGCTCTTACTTACTTGCTGTCTACCATGCCTAATAATGCAAAGGCTTTACTAAGAGGTAAGGCTGCATTGTCTGGATTGGACCCTACTAAAGGTGCATATGAATTACTGGCTGGTATGATTTCATCTGGAATTGATTCTGACTATTCTATTAAAGTAGATTATGATAAGAATGCCACAGAGGGAGCATCTGAATCTGGCTCTAAATCTAATAAGACTATGCAGATTAAACCTATTATGTCTTATTACATGGGGGAGAATGGAGATGCTGGTAAATACATACTTAATCCCGGACAAGGTTACCAAATGGAAGCGGATGCTGTACTTTATGGTACACCACAAGGACAAGACGGTAACTTAGTTGCTAAAGGCTCATTAGAGTCATTACTAATGTCTGGAATTGGAGGTATTGTTGACAGCAATAGCATTCATTTAGGCAATCAGAAAGTTGATTCTTCTAAATTTGGGCAGGTGCTGTATGACGGAACTCAACTTGCAAGGGCAGTTCTACCATACACATATGACCAAAACGGCAGTATAGCTCCAGACTTTGAACTTATGCCTAGATTCATCGAAGCTCAAAAAGAAATAGAATCCAGAGGAGCTAATATAAGTGCTGATGAAGTGCAGAGCATACTTATGAAGCATGACTTAGAAGGATATATGGTGCAAGATGCTAACGGAGGACTAGTTTGGGACAAATCTAAATTCCGTCCTTTCTTAATGACTAACGTATATGCTAGCGGGGAAGACCCATGGTTTGGTAGCAAGAAAGGTGCAATTGATGTAGATAGGGCAGGGGAAGGTTATATGACTAATATCAGAAGTATGCCTAATGTTGACCCTGATGATATAGAGAACTTATTTAAAGGAACACTTGGAATGAAACCTTATGATAACATATATAAAACAGTTGCTTATATGCCACTAAGAGAGAGTGCTGGATTAGCTCTTAACGTCGCTGGCGAGAATCCTACTGTACCTGCTGACTGGGGAGATATGACAATCCTAAAGGGAAGGGCAGCTAGAGCAGCTAAATTAGACTCATTTATGACTCCAAGTACATCTAAAATATTAAATAATTGATATGAATGATATAAAGAAACCTAATGATTGGTTTGTAGCTCAATTAGAGAATCCTTCATTTACTATGGACAATTTTAGAGATGTGGGATTAACAGCTGATAATACTGGATTACTAGATAAGAATACTTACAGGAATAGTAAGTTTGTCCAAGAAATGTTTAAGGATGAGAATGGTAAGTTTAATGAAGTAGCATTTAACCAAAAGTATGATAGTGCTGCATTTACTTATCAAAAGTTTGCCAATGACCAATTTGAGGATACAATCATGGAGGACGTTGATTGGGACCCATACTCTCAATTAAAACCTAATGATGCAGAGGATAGACCTATTAATTTTAATGTTAGAAGGGTACTTAATCCTGATAGATTGAAGACTGGTGTGTCACAAATAGGACGCACAGATAATAGAGAATGGACAGCATCAGAACTAGCACAAACACAGAAGGTATTTAACTACGAAACTGGTAAGTACGAAGACTATACTCCTAATGATAACGTTCTATTTGGTAGCCCATTAGGTTTCTTGAAATCACTTTCAGAACCTTTAGTACTTGCCCAATGGGATTCAGACGGAGAGCATAAAGACCCATACTCTGGCAGAATAGTTAAGCATAGTAAAGGTGACCTTAAATACAATGACGAAGGAACTTACTACTATGAGACACTAGCCGGAAGAGAAGCCTATGGTCGTAAGTTTAAATCTATGTTTGACAGTTTCACAGTAGACGGTTCTGCTGCTAATAAATATGACTTCTTTGATTCTGACGGACTTGATAAGTCTGTTACTGGTACTGTTATGAAGACAGTGACTTCACTAGCACCTTTATTTGTACCTTATGTGAATTTGGTATATGGAGGAGCTATGATTGGTGCTCAGTTAATGGATATACTACCCACTATTTATAAATCTACTCTAGGACTGAACGAAGATACGCCTACAGCTAATCTAATACAAGGTATAGGTAGAACATTTAAAGGCTCTAAATCAGAATACTCTCAAGGTAAATTGATGTCAGCAGAGAATTTCTTTGATTTAGTAACCGATGTGGCATTACAGTGGGGACAGCAAAGAACTATCTTCAAAGGCATGAATGCATTACTAGGTACAGATAAGAAGTACAAAGCTGCAATGCAAGCTGCTGATTTGGAATCAACTAGATTACTGGCTTCTAATCCTGATAAATATAAAGGAGCCATAGGCAGCTTGTATGAGATGAATAGGCTTAAAGGTACAAAAGCGTTTGAGACTATTCTTAAAAGAAATAACAGAATGGCAGCTAATACAGCTCTAGGTTATATGGCTATGATGCAAGGTCTTGAGACTTTTGAAGATGCTATAGAGCAAGGAGCTGATAGAGCAGAAGCAGCAGCTATAGCATGGGGAGCAGTAGCTGGCATGTATGCAGTTGATAGAACTGGACTTGGTGAATTATTCTTCCCAGAGCTTAAAGGAGACGCTCTCACTTACAGAAAGGCTATCTCACAAGTAACTGGAGAAATTAATAAGGGATTGGGTCAACTTGCTACTAGTAACATGCCTAAGCCTAACAAGCTGGCTAAAATGTTTAATACTGCTAAACAATATTCTTCTAATTATTGGTCTGACATCAGGAATCATACTACAGGATTCGTAGGTAAGGCTATAGGTGAAGGTCTGGAAGAAATGTCTGAAGAATTAGTAGTTGACTTATCGAAAGCTACATTTAACTGGGCTCAAGAAATGGGTTACACTAAGAGTAAACAGAAACTTGATGCTTGGGAGAATGCAGCCGAAAGATATGGTATGAACTTCTTCGGAGGAGCTCTTGGTGGTGCTATCTTCTATGGTGTAGATATTGCACAGAATAGGAAGGCCACTAATGAACAAACTAACCAAGAACTTATCTACCTTATTAGAAATGGCAGAACTAGTGAGTTAATGGAAGAATTAAATGACATGCGGAAAAAGGGCAAGCTTGGTAATAAGAATCTATCTGCTACTAAGACAGAAGACACAGACCAAGGCACAATATGGACCTCTCCTACTACTCCTAGTGACAATCAAAACGAAGCAGTCTATACCATGACTAAGAATTACCTACAGCATCTTGACGCTGTTATTAATCAAGAGGGATTAAACTTCTCTGATGAACAGCTCCTTGACAAAATGGTAATGGGAGACATTAGGATGAAAGCTCTAGCTAGCTTTGAAGTATCAGACGGGCAGAAGTTCGGTAGAGCTATAGAGAATGGATATAATGGCAAAATGCTTCAGGATTTTAATAGTTTAGTTTCCGACATTGTAGAAGTTCGTAGAAAGATAGCCGCATTAGAGTCTAATACACAAGACACTGGAACAGAAAGTAAGAAGAGTACTACTTATGCTGACGACTTACAAAGGCTAAGACAAGAGAAGGCTGACCTTGATTTGAAGAAACAGAAATTCCTAGACGGAACATTCTCTGAATACTACACTGGACAAATGCTGTTCGCTATTGATAATAGTGTAAATGCATTCTTCTATGCACCAACATTTAGGGATTTTGTTGAGTTTAAATCAGGACAAAGATTCCAAGATATGGCTCCTGAACAAGTTAAAGGTTACGAGTCTGATTATGCATCTTATAAACAGCAAGACAAGATGCAAGCTCTTGATACAGCATATGGTATATTTAAGAAGCTTAATAAAGATTTCTCTACTAAACTCGAAGAAGGCACAGTAACTTACGATGATTATTATAAGTTCAAAGCATGGGCATATAATAATCTAATCGATTTAAGAGCCACTGTTGACAAGTTAGATGTGCCAGAAGGTGCTGATGCTGAACAGGTACTTATTTCTAAATTAGGAAGAGACAAGAATATTAGACCAGTACTAAACAAGAAGTTCGTAAGAGAAAGATTCTCTCCTATTGAAGGTGAGTCTGAAGTTGACGCAGACCTAAGACGTCAAGCTATTGAAGTTCAGAATCTAGAAGTAATCGGAAGAGTGCAAGCTGTAATACAACAAGCTATGCAGTTTGGATTTATGGATGCTGATACCAAGGAGATTCTATTAAGTGTACTTGGAGACAAAATCTCTAATGAAGCAGCATTTGATGTAGTGTTAAAAGCTATTGCAAATGATGTACCAGTTTTAGATATAGACGGGAACAGAATACCACATCCTATATATGATGCCTTATTAGAAACATTAAAAGACATAGACGGTAATAATTTGGATACTGTTATAGACAATATTCATAATATTCTTCATTCTGATGTACATAGAAAGAGACTTGTTTATGACACTTTAGACTTCATGGACAACAATGGGGACGTGTACCCTTCGGAAGACGCTCCTGTAGTAATGGAGAAAGTCGAAGAGAGAATAAATAATTTCGAGAAGACATTTGTACAAGCAGCTAAGGATATGGAAAGTCTTGTAATGTCTAATCCTACTAATGCTACTATAGCTCAATTAAGGAAGGATGTTTTACAAATCAAAACTAGTCCAGTATATGATTTCCTTGACCAACTTACTAATACTGTATATGGAAGCAAACTCACTATCTTTGACTTACTAAGAGATGAGAATAGAAGACTAGAGAACGCCCCTTCTGTATCTGACTACGTATTGGACGGTAATAAGGAGAAGGAAATAGACCAAGCATTCAAAATCATAGACATGCTTAGTGCTGTTATTGATGCCAGTTCTACTACTGATTTAGACATCAATAATCCATTTGGACACAATGCTACTATGAATTACTTCTTAGAAACCTACTTCCCAAAGGAAGAGAAATATGGGATTATTAGAGGTGATATAGCTGCAATCATGAAAGAGGAGTTGGCATTAATAACTAGGCAACTTACATTCTTGAAAGAGTTGTCCAGAATGAATGCTGTTAATCAGTTCAGCAAACATGGTAGAACAGGTCAACAAATATCTAAATTGACAGCTAATATATTAAAGGGTAAGGATAGATACCAGTTCCTAAAAGAACTTAAGTATAAAGGCATGCAGCTATTTAAAGATATAGATACTATGCCAACCCCTACTCTTGATGATATTGACAATGTTAGCTATGACAATCCGCTTATCTCTAAGGAACTTAGTTCATTGCAGAACAAACTGTATGACAACTTCCAGGAGATAGTGCAAACTACTGGAGATTCTCCACAAGTTATATTGAAGGACCTATTCTCTGATGTAAGAAATCAATTCAACATTAATAACTTGGTAGAGCAAAGAAACACCAAATTTAGCCCGGAGACTAAATCTTTAGAGGATTATGATGTTTATATGCTATTACATGCAATGATAGCTTTTAAGAAGTCAGATTTTGATTATTACTTAAGAGAATCCCTTGTTGAGACAGACGCTAATTATGCTCCTTTATATTCACAAGAATATGCTGCATATCTGGCTACAGCTATGGCAGTTAATCCTGATATAATGAATGCTGCTGTTAATAACATAGACACTCCTAAAGGAACTTATGGTAGCGAGTTAATACGATACTGGAATACTGTAATGGTAGACGGTATTGGTGGTGCTGGTAAAACAGCTGTTATTGCTAAGTTAATTCAGAACATTGTTAAGAAGTACTATCCTGATGCAGAGATATGGAAGGTAGGTCCAACTAAGCAACAAGTTGACAATCTTGTTAATTCTTTGGGAAGTGAAGGTAAAGCGTTTACTATAGAGGATTTAATGAGTCATGTATTGGGAGAATCTAATTATGCAGAGCTGTCTAATGATATATTACATAATAATAAGGAGTCTAAGCAGTTCACAATAGAAGAACTTGGCCCCATTACATCGCCTGGTGGAACAGTAATGGAATCTTATAGAGCTGCCATTATCAATGAAGATATAGAGTATAACGATGTTCAAACTCCGAGGCTTGTATTTATTGATGAGGCTACCTGGGTAAATAGCCTTTATATGCAACATTTGTCTAATTGGGCACATAAGAACAATGTAACTATTGTTCCACTAGGAGACTTAAATCAGAATGGATATGAGAATCCTACCATCAGTGTCTATAATGTTAAGTCATCTGAATCTTTAATGGTCAGAACTCCTAAGCTGGATATTAGCTTACGTATTACTAATACTCAACAGAATGATAATAATACTACGGTAAATGCGGCTTTGAGTGTGTTGACATTTACTCCAGAACAAATGGCTGATTCAGAGAGTCAAGCTAATGCTGTTAATAATGTCAAAGATACAATAAGTAACATGATGGAGTTACATTATTATCAAGACGGAGACAATATCCTTAATGGAAGTAAATTTGTCACTGCTATTACCGAAGACGACGTTAGACAAATACTAGAAAGGGACGGAGAAGTTGGATATGTGTATGATGATGAGAATACTCCTACTTACAAAATGCTAACCAATATGGCAGATAGTAGGATTATTATGCGTACTCCTAAATCAGTTCAAGGTTCTGAGTTTAAACATGCTATAATTGATGTAAACTTCAGTAAGTATAATACAAATACAGTCTCTGGACTTATTGATTATATGAAGTCATTTTATACTATGATGTCTCGTTCTAAGGACGGAGCTTATTTTATTAATAGCAACATGGGAACTATTATCAAAGAAGCTAATTTACGTCAAGATGAATATACATCTACTACTTCTGACCCTTCTGCTGTGATAGATAGATTCAAGGCAATTAGAATGGCTGCATTTAATGCCGAATTAGAGGGATATACTCCTTCTAGGAAAGCACAGGAGCCACCTATACCTGAACCTGCTCCAGTTAATCCAGAAGAAGCTCCGGAGCCAGTAAAATCTACTGATATACCAGAGCCTACTCCTACAACTAAAGAGAAATCTAAGGAAGTGCAAGCTCCTACATTTATACCACCTAGTAGAACTATGACTGGCACTAATGAGCTTGAAAATGAGTTCTTAGCAGATATAGAGGGTAAAGGAGAAGAATCTGTTATAGATGAATCATTACTAAGTGAACCTCTTTCTGAAATTAGAGCATACGGCTGGTATATGAGATATGGTATGGCAGAAACTTCCGATGGTAAATTTACTAGAGTGGTAAGGAATGATGTAGTTGATGATTTGAATGTCTTCACTAGAAGTAATGTAGAGTATGATACTAATACATTACAACCTGCCAAGGATATGTTAGTAGACGTTAGAAACTACTTGACATTTGGCGAGAAGTTTGATGCTGACTTCATTCAGAAACTAAGCGACAATGGTTATAAATACTTAGCTGGATTGGGTGCAGAAGTTTGGAATAATGGTACGTTCAATCTAGAAATCAGGAAAGATGATACTAACGAAGAAGGCACTGATAAAGCTAGAGACAAACAGGGTTATGACTCTACTAAAGTAGAACCTGTTGCGTTCAATATAGTATATAGAATACCTATGGAGAAAGGTAATGATTTACAATTCACTATAGGTAAATTAACCAATCCTGACACTTGGCAGAAATGGAACAATAGTAACGGCAAAGATGCTGATATTGCTGCTAGAATTAATAAGTACAAGAAGTGGTATAAGAATATGCAGAAGGAAATCTTAGATAATCCTAGTACTGTTAAATATCTTGGAATTGATGAAAGTGATATATCATTCTCTGCTGCGACTAGACTTAAGAAAGTTCCAGACCAAACTTGGAACTTGGATAAGGTTAGAGAAGCATTTCCTAATGCCATTATTAGTCCGATGTATCTTTATGCAGGACATGGCGGAGTAGCTATGGTAGATAAGTCTGTAAGAGGTAAAGGTGTAGTATTTGCCACTTCTAACAAACATCTTAAAATTGACGGAGAGAAAGTAACCGAATCTAATCTTGCAGAGATGTATCTAAGAATGCAGAAGAAGCGTAAAGCCGCGCTAGATGAAGCTAAATCTAGAGGTCTTAGTGATAAGGATGCTCAAGCTGAAGTAGCTAAGACGGTACCACCACTTATAAGAATGATAGTAGCTAATTCCAATGGAACCTTTATTGATAATTACTTTAGACTGTCTTTTAATGATTTAGTTCATACTGCTGATGACGGTAAAACTAAATTAGACAAGAATCAAGTAAAGGAATATTTAGGAACATTTGGAAGTAATACTACTGCTGCTAGAATGCTAGTAAGTATGTGGAATTACAGGTCTGGATTAAAGAACTTCATTAAGGCTTATGACACTTACAGACAGGCTAATAACCTTGATGATGTTAGAGGTACTTCTGAAGTTAATGAGTTTAATAGACTAATCGACCAATCTACTGTGGATGGACAGAAGAGAGTTCCTTGGGATTCTTCTATTTATAATGGATTTATGTTTAGACTTACATACGCAGATGCTATCAAGACTAATGCTCCTGGTATGGTAGTAAGACCTATAAATTTAAGTAGAAATGAATGGCAAACATTTGACTCTAACGGTAAAGTTCCTAGAACTCTTACATACGGTGTTTACATAGACCCTAAAGTAGCTCAAGCTCAACTATCTATATTGGATAATCTATTTAGTATATTAGAAGAGTATATTTCATTACCGGGTAATCCGAACTTCACCATAGCTACTAACGGCAGAGATATGGACAATATCTTAGCACAGTTAATAGCTGACGACGGAGCCATAGAATTGACTGACGGTAAGAATACTTATAAACATGCAGCATCTAATATAGGTGGAATGGGTGGTTCATTCAAAATGGTTGGATTATTATCATCAGTTTACAAACTATTCTCCGCTGGTAAGAAATCAGATGAAAGTTATGTATTCCGAGCTAAGGCTAGAGACGGTAAAATGAAGGAAACTAGGTTAGAGGAGTTATCATTTAATATAGTTAGGGCAGTTAGAGATGCAGGTAGAGATAACTACTTCTCTGTACTAAATAACATGTTTAATGTGATATTCCATGGTACTCCAACTATTAAAGAAGGAGCTGCAACTACTACATATGCTCCATTTATAAATGGAATATATTATACTCCTAGAACTCCGACTTCACATGATAGTAGACCTTCTGATTTCTATCCAACTAGAAATAATGACAATCAATTCTATATTGATACTGCTATAGAAAGTCCTAACTTTGAAATAACCATTGACCCTACTGTATTATCAGAGAGACAATTTAATAAAGGAGTTCCACATAACAGACAGTCAGAGTTTGATAATAACATTACGTTAATTGCTAATGGAGTATCCAGTGCTTTCACTGGCTATACCTCAATAAACCAAATCCTTAATGATGCACGCAATGAATATCTAGAGAAAGGCGATATTGCATTAGATGAAATATTAAAAGGAGTAGCAACTAAGGTAAATACTAGTCTTACTAATGACATAAATAACAGACAGCTATTAATTAATAACGACCCTGTAATTCATCTAGATATGACTGTTGATGTTAACAACATGCCAGTCATTAATAAGGTACATACTCTATTACAGGAAATAAATGTTAAGAGTCCGTCTGTACTACCCAAAACTAAAGACGGAGAGATTGATACTACGGGTATTCAAAATGTTGATTATAGTAGTGGTAATTTACAAGATTTTACAGTATATTTGCAAGGTGGACAAACAATTAAAGGAAGCATTATTGGAAGTGAAGTTAATATAGTTGATACAGTGATGTATGAAGTTCCATTTGACCCTAATAGAGAACAGAAACTCAAGATATTCGAAGATACCATTGGAGACCATGAGAATCTTAGAGAGACCGAAATCATGACTGTTATCCAAGAATTGAGAGCTACTACCTCTCTTACTCCGGAAGCTGCTGATGCACTTCTTGATAAGATAAGATTAGTGGACAATCACTTCGAAGGTTACTTGACTGATGAGCAACTTGACGACCCTGACATATTAGATGTTATGGAATATATTAACAGTCTTGCTAATAATAAGCAAATAATTGATAGTCAGAACTGTAAATTAAATATATAAGAATAATGGCATGTACTAACTTTGACATAGGACTACATAGGATTGATGCCGAAAGTGTCCTTAGAGGAACAGTACTTAAGTTTAGAAAGGCTGAACCGTTGTCTACTACAGACTTTGTTCAGTATTTCTTTACTAACTTGAAAGGTACTAACCTATTCAACCTAGAAAGCGAGGCAGAATACGTCTCGCTTTCTAAGGTTTTTGAAGATTATATTAAAACATCAAGAATACTTAAAGATACACAGAAAGAACAGCTGTTAGCTGAATATGCACAACCTCTAGGTCAGAATTTTGGACTTTCTCCTGAAGCAACTACAATTGAAGTAGCTGATAAAGACCTTATCATTCCGGATGCTCCAGAGAATATCAATAATGAGGTTTCCAACTCGGAGAAGAGAATACTTACTCCGTCTTTGAATGATACGTATGGCTCTGCTACAGTAGTAAAAGAGTACATGCTAAATCAATTCAGATATAATATAATTGAATCGTCTTTAGTTAATTTTACTGATGGTAAATTAATCAAGACTACTGATGATTTGAACATATATATTGCTAAATATAAGAATACTATGTTCAAGAACTTAGTCGATTATATTAAAATGACTAATGAAGAAGATGGAATTACTACAGATTTCAATATGCCTAACGCTATCTACATAGATGGAACTCCAGATGTGGAAGGTATGCAGAAAGTTCTTAGACTAGCTGATGAATTGTTTAAGGACATGCCTAGGTCTAAACTAGACAATGCATATGTCTCAAGAAAGCAGAAGTTCGGAGACCTGTATAAGAATCAAATGCTGATTGATGCGTTTAATGCTTGGGCTGTACTGTCAAATGGTAATTTTGATACTATTCTTAAGAATCTATTCGGAAAGAATATGGAGATTAAGAACAAAGGATATATTGGAATAGAGATTCCCGTATCAGTTAATAAATATCAATTTAGAGCTGGTTCTAACATGGTTAAAACCTGGAGAACTAATGAGAACGTGGATGCAATATCTGAAATAGGTAATGTGTCTAGGTTACTTATTGAGCAAACTCCTGTGCTTAATTTTACCACTGGAGAGCAAATAAGGGACAATTACCTTACACTTAAACAGTTCTTGCATTCAATGAATAAGCTTAAAGACGAAGCGAACTTTCTATATTTTGGAGACAGACTGCAAGAATTAGTTATTAACTTCCATTCAGCTCCTAATTATTACTTGAAGAGGATTCTTGAAGAAATTATTAACAATGGGGGAGGTTCTAGAATATTTCAAATAAATGATTTGAATGTATTTAAATCTATTTATGAGAAGTTCTATAATGATAGCAGAGCTAACTCTCTATATAACATTATTAATAACGATTACAAGCAATCCAAAGCTATAACCACCTATGATTTGCTTGATTCAATATCTGGAGTTGTAGATAGAACTAATAATGCTAAGTACATTCAGTATGCCATGAATCAAGACACAAATGACTTAGATTCTATGGAAATTAAACAAACTAATGTCAACAGACGTAAAATCCAGAGAGAGAATGATATTGATATTAGTAATGAATTACGTGGCAACAGACAAGAACTACTTGACAAGTGGGGAGTAGAAGTACATAACGCTACTCTGGGAGACATCTCATTTAAATTACCTTATAATGGCGACACTATTACTCTTATATATAATAGGGCTGCTATTGGTAGTAAAGGTCAAAAGAAACTTGAGTTAAGTCCTTCTGATAAGGTTAAATATGGTTCATTAGATACTATATTAAAAGAGCCTTCATTTACTACACTAAAAGCAATCTATGAAGAGAATAACCCTCAAACTATAACTCCACAGGAGAGACTATATGTATCTTTAGTAGAGTTTATGGATGATTTCATTAATACTAGATTCCTAAATGGCAACATAGATTTACTGGCGGCATTTAAGAATGTAAAAGAAGCAGACAATCTAAAATATCTAACAGAGAACTTAATGTCTCTAGCTAATAGTTCTGCATTTGTAAATACAGTATATAATGAGTTTGAGACTAACAATCCAGACAACCTAGACCTGTATTCATTTATTAAGACCCTTAAATATTATACTGATAAAGTTGATGAGGATAGTCCAGAAGCTAGATTCTACTACGACAAGTCATCTAACTCATTAAAAGCTATTGATGGTGCTTTAATTAACACTTTGAATGATTTAGTAGCAGCAGAGCAAATAGTAACTGGAGAAATATTTAAATCTGTTATTAAGAACGCTGAAGGTAATAATATTCCTAATAGTAGGATTGCTAATTTAGCTGGATTGACTAGAAGATACGTCACAAGAACCATTATAGAGAATCCGAACTCTTCTTTAAAGAATACATTATTTGGATTAAATCCAGGTATGCTTAGAGGTACATCAATTAAAACTGATGTTGTTAGTAGAACTGGAGTTAAGAAGAGTGCTACTAGTTTCTCTGTAGCAGAGATTGGATATTCTTCAATATTATATGACTTCTATGCTAATCTATTAAGGAAGGTTGACAAAGGACAATCTAAGACTATTAATGTTCAACCTACTGTATATTCTGATAAGGGAACATTCGTAATGTGGACCTTAACTGCCGACGGAATCAAACTTGTTGACGAGAATGGAGAAGAGTTTACTATTGACTTACTTAATTCATCAATTTCCGATTTAAACAAAGCTATTAGGTCTACTGTTGGTTCTTACTATAAGAACACATTTAATAATGTGCTTAATGACTATAGAAATGTATATAGAGGAAGTCTTGATACATTCTTGCAGAGACTACAAGAGAATGGACTAACAGATGCTTATAATAGCATAGTTGGTAAGCAAGCAGCAGTGGATGCAGAGAATGCTAAAATAGAAGCACATAATGCTAAATTGGCAGAAGAAGTTGCTAAACAACAAGCATTAGCTGATGCGGCATTGCAGGCTGGAGATTATATGGAAATTGATGCAATTAATAACTATATATTAACAGAATTACAGCCTAAGGAACCTATTGACTTAGTAGATAAAATGACATTTAAAGACTTTCAAGCAATATTGTCAGTAACTACTAAAGGAGAATACGGTGATATGTCTTATCGAAATGGAGTCCCTAATATTGATAATGTACATGTTAATAAGGGAGGTTCGTTTGTCCTAAATGGAAACAAAAAAGGCGGACTGTCTCCAAATGCTTTATTGAATTTTAATGCTAATGAGTTATATGCTAAGGAAGATGTATATAATAAAATGTTCTTGAGAGAGAAGAAGAAGTTTGTCAAAGATATGATTGATAATAATATGACATTCCCTCTTAGATACGCTAACGGTAGAGTAAACTCTGTTTTAAATAAGGCATTAAATACTCTTATTCCTACTGATAAGGCATCATGGATAAACAATGATACTCAAGAATTAATACTAGCTAAGCAAGGAGACAAGGTACTTAGTAGGTTGTCTGACTTAGATAGTACATGGTTAAGAAATGATGAAGATATTACTCTAAATCCTATTCTCGAAAGGTACTTCTTAGCTGACTTTCTAACTTCAGAGAACTTGCGACTAGTCACTACAGGTAGTAGTATAGCACATCCTAATAAAGCTAAATATGGTAAAGTTAATCCTGTGTCATTTAATGGTATAGAGTTAGAGCAATCTTCTAGAGAACTTGCAGAATTAAAGAGAAATGTAATTATACCAGGTACACTACAGTATTTCCAACAAAACAGCTTGCTAGGTATTCCTAAGACATACAGATTGGCTATTATGAGCGACGTTGCAGCATTTGTGTACAACTTTAAAGGCGAGACATCTACTGTAGATGCACATGACGGTTCTGCGTTCTGTAATCCTATTATGTCTTATTTAGAGAACTTCTCATTACAGGATTCTGCTGTAGGTGATGACAAAAAGCCTATTGGACATGACTTTAATGGGGATTATGGTACTGCTTCTTTGTTGAAATTTGCTACATTCTCTACATATAACGAAAGGATGAGAAACTCTATGAAATCTGACATTAGTCTGTATAACATGTTTAGAAAGATGTCTGATTTCAAATGGAATCAGTCTGCAAACCAGTTCGACAGAGCTTATGAAGGAATAGACCTTACTAAGAACATATTCGGAAACACTATGGAGCTTAAAGATGTTACTGGTGGTGAAAGAATATTCTACAGGGACGGTAACAATCATTACGAGATATTAGGTCTTGATAGAGTAGGTGACGGATTATATAATATTAGAACTCAAGCAGTTAATGAATATGGTAATCCAGTTAAAGCTGTAGGAGACGCTAATGTAATGGTTCAGTTAAATGTTCCTATTAATTCATTATTTGAATTACATGCAGCACTAGGTGGAGTGTATAGTGAATCTCTTAGAAATGGAGAACTTGCTTACAGTGATGCTTCTTTAGCCGTTACTGCTAATTATGCTAACAATGTAGGTTGGTATAGACCTAATGGAGAGATACCTTCTCAACGTAATACTATTCAACCGCTCAAACATAAAATGATTGCTTACTTGGTTAACAAGTCTGCAATTAAAGTAGGAGCCCAAAATATAAACGGGGATAGTTCTTGGTTTGATAACAGTCCTTTAATGGAAATGGAATTTAATACTGAAGGTCTTGGTATTCAAATGGATGCAGACCATGTAGTAACTGACCCAGAACATCAGTCCACAATGACAGAGTTCTCACAGGTAATATCTGCATTGGAAGCTATGGGATTCACTCACAGTATGGCTAAAATGGCATACAAGGACTTAGGTAGAGTGGCATTATCATCAATAGGTGACATTAGAGATGCAGTGTATACATTAGTTGGGATTAAACCTACTGACAATCCCGATGTTAAATCTGATATTTATGAGATAGTAGGTAAAGCTATTATTAAGGAGCTTAATAAGGACGGAGATGAACTTGGTACTGCTAAGACTATTATTGAGAAAGCTAAAGCAGAGTTTGCATTAGATAGAAAGAATAATAATTCTCATGGAACTGATGTATATAAAATACCGTACAGTGACCCTTCTATCTTTGGTAAAACTTTATCTTCGTTTACATCTAATATTAATAAAACTGCTATTAAGAGGAAGTTCCCAGGTATGGGTGCAGTTATGGCTCCCGCATACAATATAGTACAACAATTCCGCATAGGAGGTACTAATTATAAATATGATGATATTTATAGGATTGCTTCCGAACAAGGAATGACTCCTGATGAGTATTTACAAAGTGAGCAAGCTAAAATAGAGGCACAGCCAGCATCTACTATAGATAGATTACTTCCTGGAGACAGAATCAAATTGCCTATTCAAGAAGTAGCATCAGTAGTGGCTAGAATTAGCCAAAATGCATTAGACAAGCAAATAGCTCTTGATTTGGCTGTTAAGAGAACTCTGACAGAACTTGAGAAAGCACAGAATGGAGACGGGGAAGGCGTAGAGATAGCTAAAGCACAGGATAACTATGACAAGGCTGTGTCTGCACAAGCTAAGAATCAAGCCAATTCTTTAATGACTGTAGACCAATATCTAGCTGATAGAGGTTGGAGTATAGAGGGCAGTTACGTACCAGTGTATGTAAATGATTTTGATACATACAACTTAGTAAAAGCTAATTTCTCTCAATTTTATACTGATATTACTAGACCTACAGACTTAAAGCCAGCAGAGATTTATTGGGAAGATATGACCGGTATGAGACATAGCATATTTGATATGCCAGCTATACAAAGGTCATTCAGTGAAAGAACTAAGTATGACGGAGGTAAACTTCCTAAAGCTTTAGATTCTGAAATACAAGCACAAATACAAGCAACATTTACGTTACTGGACAACGGATATATGCCTGTAACTGGTATTCAGAAAGCAGAGTACTTAGCAGACCCAGTCGCATTCAGTGATAAATATGCAGCCAATGGCTATATTAGGGATTTAGGCAATGGAGATATTGCTATTCCTATTCAGAATCTAGTTAATAATCCTGCTGAACTTTCTATTAGTAAACTATATGTAGACCAGTTCAACTTAGGACCTAATGATAGTATTAATGATGTACTTACACAAGGATATCAGTTCTTCGTTAATAGGTATGATAAATATCACGCTCCTAAAATTAAATGGTATGATATGATGTTTACTAGAGCTAATGGTAAACATGTGTATGTTGCACTCGGAGAAACTCCTTCCTTAATGGAACATCTGTCAGTTAATAAAGCACTTACTGAATCTGATTTCGTTAGAGTTGGTAATAGTGTTATGAGGGTAGATGAAAATGGTGAGAAGATGTACGAGGCTGGATTCTATGATGAAAGTGGAGAGTATCATGAAGTAGTAACATCTTACAATGCATTAGGTAATAACACTACTGAAGAAGTATTAGTAGCTAAGACTCCTGATAGTGTAATTGACATTTACGGAATGGACAGCTTCGATTCTGTTAAAATTAACCAATACACTAAGAATAAGGAAATGATGCAACGAGTAATTGAAGCAGGTTCTGAAAGAAATGACAGATTGCTTAAATTACTATTTGATACTTATAAAGAGAACGAAGGAGAAGAGTTTAGCGTATCTAGGTTGGCTTATCAATTAGACGGAATAGAGAAGAATCAGAAGATTATAGATGCCAAGAAGAAGTTTGTATCATTCCAGAAATCACTTGAATTTACAGTAGCTCGTATTCCTGCACAGACAATGCAGTCATTTATGAAGATGAAAGCTGTTGCATTTAATGATTCTGATAAGAATGTGGTACATGTATCTCACTGGCAGACATGGTTGCAGGGTTCTGACTATGATATTGACAAGGCTTATATTATGGGTTATGATTTTGATACCAGCGGACATTATGTAGGTTGGTCTCCGTATTTTAATTTTAACAGTATTGAGTCACTCAAAGCATCAGAAATGCTACCTACTCCTAATGGTAAGTTATACGCATACGGAAGTGGTGGAGTAGACATTACTAGCTATCTAAACCAACTTAACAAGGAGAACTTCTATAATCCAGAGTCTGTTTCAGTAATAGCAGAGATGCTTAACGCTATTGACGATGCCAGAATATTAACATATTCAGGTGAAGTTGACACCGATAATGCTAATTTCATTCTTAATAGAATTAACAATCATACTATGTATATGACTGAAGAATTTGATGAAAATGGAAAGAAAGCCAGAAATGGTAGACAGAAGATTAGAAGAAGCAACTTACTTCCTGCATTTAGAAACTCTGTATCATCTAAAATTAGCAATATTATCCAGAATTTGAAGAATATGAACCAGGCTTACTCTCCTATTGAAATGGGAGACCCTCAAAGGGCAGCTAAGGAATCAGCATCTGGACAAGAAGCTAATAAGATTACCATGACATCACCCTCATCCAAATGGGTAATGCAGATGCAGAATATGGACGGTAAACAGGTAATTGGTATTGCAGCTGTAGGTGAGAAAGTATTCTTTGCTAACTGTTACTATTTCAATGAAGGTGTTAGAAATGGAGACCAGGATTGGTTAGACAACATGTTTTTCTCCACTAGATTTGAAGGCATTCAAACAATGTTAAGTGAGAATGGTAAACCTATAACAGTACCTACTCTAAGAAACATAATGGCCAACGTTAACTTCGATGATTTGGCAGTTAAGAAAGATTATTGGAGAAATTTAATAGTCAGAGCTGTAGAACAGCAATTGTCACCGGAGGATGTAGCTAGAGTAGTTCAAGAGCAATTAGGTATGCAACCAGACCAGTCATTAGTAATTTCTGCATTACTGTCAGCTGCTACTGATAATGCTAAAGAGTTGATTCTTTCTAAAATTAATGCAGGTCCTAATCTAGCTGGTATGTACTTACATATGATTATGTTAGGATTCAGTTTTAATGATATCGCTAAATTCATGACAAGCCCGACAGTACAAACTGTAAATGACTTAATGAAGGTAAATGTATTTGATGAATATCATGACCATGCATCAGTAGACTCTGTAGTTAGAGCATTGGAAGAAGGCCCTAATATTAGAAACTACTTCGATTCTACTTCTTTAGGTAACTTCTTCAAAAGAGTGCAAGAGAAACTACTTGACTCTGGAGAGGAAGCGTTCGATAAGAGAGGTAATTGGATTCAAGCTATCAAAGATAGGTTTGCAGAAGGTGATTCTATTGATGATATATTCCCAGCTGTATCTTATAGAGAACACAGATTCTTGGAAGAATATAAGTACCTACAGAAGATGAAAAATAGGTTGGACATGGACAGATTTGCCGAATTTAAGAAGGTAAATAGAAATGCTAGAGAGACAGAACTGTTAGGAAGATTCTACGGACTAAATCAAGGTATGCCTACAGATTTAGGAGGTAAGATGTCCAGGTTAAATACATATGAATCTGCAATTACTAGCAGAGAGCAACTATATAAAGATGACAAATATGAGAAAGGTTATAACCCGGAAGTAGTTATTAAGAACATCCTGAATGATAAGCCTTATCTATCCGAAGAGCAAGTAAGAGCTGTAGTCAACGATGCTGTTGCACAAGGTATTACTAATGGAGGATTTAGTATGAGGAAATTCCTTGACCCAATGAACTCTGGTTATAAGAAGTCAACCATAGCTTACTATAATCTAATAAAGGGAACTTGGAATATATTCGACATGATTGATAAAATTCCTCACTTTAAGGCATTGTTCGAAGTATATAACCTTACTGATACAACTGATGTAAATATCAGTACCAAATTCAATCTAGTAAATTCCTATAGAGAAGCTCTTATTAAAGAGAATCCTACATATGGTAGAGCTATTACTAAAGAGCAATTAAATGCACTCGGTGAGCATGTAGACGATGTACTAATCACTGGCTGGCTGGCTAAACGCAACATTACCTTCAGAATGGATGAGGGTCAGAAGTATATCGGAAATGATATGACTCTGCATGATATTAAAGAAGGAGGCGAGGTATTTAGTTTGGCTACTAATGATGGAATTGCTAACTTTAAACTCTGGATGGAAAGAACAGTTATTCCGGAACTTCATAACGGAATGGTTGGAGATAAGAGGGTTCGCTCCTTATTAATCAACCAGTTTGTGCAAGGATTAAGTAGGAACAGACGTACTGACCCATTTACTAGAGGTAATACTACATATATGAAATTACCTATTGATATGATGAACGTAAGAACTGAATCAGACCAAGCAATGTTCAGTAGATACCAGAAAGATTTTGCAGCACTGAAGAGAATTAATCTGCAAGGACAATCTCTTACTGACTGGTTCTTCTTATATAACTTAGTTGTTAATAAGAATAAGTACGGTGCTGACAGACTTACTACTTTACTGAACACATTTGATAAGACTGATGTTAGTGACTTACTAATAGAGTATCAAAAGTATGTAGGACAATCTCTTACTGACTGGTTCTTCTTATATAACTTAGTTGTTAATAAGAATAAGTACGGTGCTGACAGACTTACTACTTTACTGAACACATTTGATAAGACTGATGTTAGTGACTTACTAATAGAGTATCAAAAGTATGTAGGACAATCAGACTATGATTTGGATGTTAACATGGACACATTCTCATTAGAAGATGCACTTATTAGAATGGCTCCTATTATTAGTGAAAGTGCTAAGGGTAGAGCTAGAGATAAGTATATTAGAATGAGAAATGAAGAAACAGGTCGTCTTGAACTGTATGAAAGGGACGGAGAAGACTACTATGAAGTAAATGACATCCCAGACCCAAGTAATGTAGACATGCGAAGACTATATGATGATTACTTCGTTATTAGAACTCCAAATCAGAATGCTAAAATGAAAGAGTTAGTCCTTAATAGGAATGATTCTATGGAGAATATAGTTAATAAGATTAAGAGCTTAATGGAGCGCAATACTATACAAATAAGAATTAATTGTTAACATGAGTTGTACAGTAGAATTTTTAGTACATTCTAACGAGGGAACCCCTAGCTTATTTAAGCTAGAGGTTCCTGACGTTAGTGAAATGTCTTTAGAAGATGCAATAGGAGCATTAATGGGAAATGTAGAGAGTTATAATGATTTTATTAATGCAGTAAATTCAGGAGGATTTCCTATTACAGCTTTGGATTCCAAGAATCTTGGCAAGGACGGATTACCAATTGGTAATTATAATTTAAATACAATTAAAAATGAGTTCCCAACTCCAAATATTACCTACTTAGTAGACAAGTTGCAAGGGGAAGGTGAGGACTTAAATAGGAATAATATACTACTCACTAATGCTAGATTTAGCCTTGCTTGGAATACCAATTATGGTATATTTAGAGACACTAGTGGCAGTTTGGCAGTTATTAAGCCTAAAGAAGAATATATAGAGACCTATCTAAAGCAAAGATATGTGAATACAGTATTAGATAAGGCTCCTAAAGAACAAGTTCAGGAAGTAAACAAGAATATAGAGTCTGCGTTAAAGATGCTAGCTGCAAGTAATGATACTTCATCCAGAGTGCAGACTATCATGAAATATATAGGGTATGACTTTAACACCAATAGTATTCATGGTAATGTTATACCTGCTTTTGTGAATTACTTCTATACTAGTGCTACTTTCAATGATGCATTATATAAGAATGGGCTTGTTAGTAAATTTAATGAGCTGTTTAATCAAATAATAGGTACTCCTACTACTGAAATTCCTTCTTATTCAGATATTACAGTTCAAGCACTAGTAGATAGAGCAGAAGTATCTGGGAACTACTTACGTATATCTAAGAAAGATATGCAAGACTTTATGGATGCTTATAGCTACGGAGAACTGTCTGATGAATCTATAGTATCTACTATACAAGACTTGAATAATAAAATTGACAATGAGAAGTTCTTAGACATTGCATTTATAAGTGATGGGGGAATATTATTAAGAAATACGTTTAAGCAGCCGGAGTTTGACAAGACTATAGTTAACACAGAATACTCTGGAGAGTTAATAGAGCCTATTGAAACTGTAGGGGGTTATAACATCGCTAAATATAATGACAGATATTATATAGACAGTAGGATTGTTACAACTTCAGACGGGCTGAAAGGAGCAGGAGTAGATAATCTCAAATATGCTAGAAGTATTGCCAATAAACTATTAGACAGACCTATAGATTTGAAATCGGTTACTAGTAAACTCAAAAATGGAAGTTTAGCAATACAAAGTTATCAATCTTTACAAATTGGAGACAGATTCTCCGTTTTGGATATAGAACTAAATGATAACATAAAGCTATACAATGATAAGGATTTAGTTAAGAGTATTACTTTTAACAACTTCATATCAGAGCTTAATAAGAAGCCCCAATATAAGAAACTAATTGGCATACTTAAAGAGCAGGGACTTAATATAGAATCTATACTTAACACTCAAGAGAAATTGGAGACTTTCTTCTTATTAAAGAATCAATTAAGAGACCCAGACATTCATGCTTCTCTATATAACAGTAAAGTACCTAGTATGCTAACTCAAGACAAACTAGACTATGAGCTGCAATTAATGACAGAAGCTTTAAATACAATTCAGAATGCTACCGAATCTGTATATGAAGTAACTGGGGCAAATGGGGACAAATACTCATTCAGAAAGCTAGAATCAGAAAGAAGTGTACCAGTTCACAAGAAAGTACCCAGGTCATTTAAAAGTGAAATGGTAGAGATAGCCAATCACCTTAGTAAGAACTATGGCATTAATGTTAACGTAGTTACTGCTAGAGAGATAGCTTCTAAATTCAGAGGAGTGATTCCTAATGCTGGAAGAACTAATGCATTTATTTATAATGGAGAAGTCTATTTAAATGTAGATAGAGCTACTACAGCCGATTCATTGCATGAGTTTGCACATTTGATTATGGGTTCTATGAAGAGGACTAATCCAGGTCTTTATTATGGGCTAGTTGAACAGGTGGAGTCTCTGGCGAACTATGATGATAAACTAGAAGCATTTAGGATGATAGGAGATACTAGAGCTGTTCCTGACTTGAATGAGGAAATATTTGTTACAGAGTTTGGTAATTACTTCGCTAGAATCGCAGAGCCTTGGTTTGAAGGTAAAGAAGCTTCACTAGAGGAAATGGGGAGAATATTTAAAGAGAAGACTCAAAAGACATTCCAAACTAGTGATGATATTAAGAATGAGAAGTTAGGAAGACTTCTTAATATGTCTATAGATAATATTATGTCTGAATTTGGTAGTGCACTTATTAACAACGATTTAGCAGCAGGTTTTGATATGAACTTAGCTTCTGAATCCCGTACTATAACTAATTTAATTCAGAAATTAATAAAGAGTGGTAACTTAAAGGAGAATTGCTAATGGCTTGTTCATATAGTTTAAATATAAATGGTCAAGTAGTACAATTTGGGGAGGGTAATAACAACTATGCAGACCTATTTGACTTCTTGATAGCACATAAGAATCAGATAGAATATGGTCTTATATCTGATATCGTACTTAGTCAGGACACTAAGCAAGCTGAAATAGTAGCTAAACTAAGAGGTATCAGAAGTGAAGCTAGACTTAGAGAAGACGGAGTAGATTTAACTGGGGGAGATATAAGTTATACTGCTTCTGACGGTAATATGTCCGTTACAGATTTCTTAGAGAAAGGAAGGTCTGGTGACGGTGAAGGCGCATTAATTCAGCCCTTTAATGTTACTAATTGGAGAGGCAGAACTGTTACTGAATTAATGGATAAGGAGAAGATTAGTAGAGAAGAAGCACATGCTAGAGTAGACCAAACGTTAGAGATGTGGGATAGAATAGCTGAAACTGGTATTGATATACATTCTATGATTGGAGACTACTTTGCAGGGCATTATGACTTAGAAGCCCTGACTAAGAAATATGGAATGCAATACAACGAAGCTGTTATTAAATCATTGTATGATAATTTAGAAACACTTAAAAGTGAGCTATATAGAGCTCATGGTAAAGGTGCTAAAATAATGTCTCAATTTCTGGTTGATGCCAATACAAATGACGGACTTAAACTAGTAGGTTCTATCGACTTAATAGTTGTAGATGAAGAAGGACAACCTCATTTGTATTTATTTAAAAGTTCTACCAAAATTTCTAACGACTGGGATGCAGCTAAAGCATCTAAATATGATTATCAATTAGGATTTTACAGGCAGATGTTAGCTTCTAAGGGAATCCCAGTAAGAAATATGGAACTTAATATAATTCCAATGAAAATAGAAGGCCTAGATGAAGGTCCTTTAACAGATGTTCAGTTTGAGGCAGTACAAGACAGGAAGAAAGACACATCTTCAGCTGTTAATAGACTAGCTTGGGGAGTAGGAGAATATTACTCAAATATTAGTAACATAATACCTGTAAGGATTACTGATGAGACTGTAGGACATCCTATTAAGGACGGAGTGCTTAACACTTTATCAAAGTTTATTCCCAATCCTAAATTACAGAGCAGAATGGATAGAATAGACGTAGATTCGTTTATTCAAACTCAAGTACATGATTCACCACATCCTTCAGAAGGAAGGTGGTACTTTAGTGATTATTACAATCATAGTAAACCTATCTATATTAAAGATACAGCTGATAAAGCTGTTAATGAAGAACTTAGACAAAAGGTTGAAGAATACTTGAAGAAGAGGGATAGAATCTTTGCAGAGAAGAGACAGGCATTTATATACGATTTGGACAAGGCTTTAAAGGGTTATAAACCTCTAGACCAAATCGTACCACCTTCAGGGTTTAAGACTACAGCTTTTGTAGTAAGTACATTTCAGAAGTATGTAAACGACCCTGGTTGGGAAGTGGTTGATATGGAGAATCTTAAACAGATGGGAATTATAGCTATTCATAATGTTATTACTAAGCAAGTGGACTTTGTGGCACTTAGTAAACATGATTTAAATACTATTATACCACTGTCTTTAGGAACTACTATGTTGGGAGACTATGAGAAAGACGCATATGCTATGAATAATCCATGGTTATTAAGGTCTACTAGCGGTAATATAGAGTTGATGAAGATTATGGCAGCTATTAATGAGATGCCAGAAGTCTTCGGAGATGTATTTAGGATTGGGACATTTAAGGTCTTAAACGCAGATACATCTACAGCTACTATAGCCAATATGAGGAGTATAAGAGAAACTTTCAACTTATTAGCAAAGGAAGCTGGAGTAACTAATAGACTTAATCAGGTTACATTTATGGATGAACTTGAGGTTTTAAAAGGAGAGTTCTTAGCACTTATGAGTAGACCGGATGCTACTCCTAGAACCCAGCAAGAATTAAACACTAAAGTACGTAAGGTATTATTTGACATAAATGCAAACGATAAAGCTGCTACAGCCGACAGGTTAGAAGATATAGCCAAAACGTTGTATACTTCATTCCCAACTATCCTTGAGAAAGCATCAGTGGAGGATATAATGAAAGAGAACTCTAATACTGGTATAGAAAGATTCTATAAAGCAGTTCTAGGAGCGATGCTTTATTATAGAGATATTCCATTTACACAGCCGGAGAAGATGGGAAGATATACTCGTAAAGGAGCTTCATTATCAGGAGGTATGGATACTAACCCTGAACTAATTCCAGAGAATAATATTAGACAGGCTGTTAAATTAGTAAGAAAGGCATTTGATGGAGTTACTAGGAAGACTGAAGAATATTACTATCCATTCTTTAATGACTACGTTAAAGCCTTGTGGAAGGATAAGGGATACTCAAACGCAAGAAACTTAGTAATAGGAGACCAGACTAAAATATACGACAATATGTTTAGAAGAAATCCAGACGGGTCTCTAAATGAGCAAATGCTGTTTGCTAATCCTTACGATAATAGTACTCCACTGTCATCTGAAGAAAGAAGATTCCTGAAGAAGATATTATGGGACATCAACAAGTACAGATTTAATTTGGAAGGTAAGTCAGAATCTGACTCAGAAGTGTCGCAATTAAAGAAACAAGACAAATGGTTCTGGGTACCATTGCAACAGACTAATAATAAGATATTGCAAATGGGAATTGCTAAATGGGCTAGCCAAGAGACTAAAGATGTTACTATGAAGTTTAAAGACTTCTGGAATAGGGAAGAGAATGATGCATATTCGGAGGAAGAATATACAGCTAAATCTGACATGATTACTAGATATGAAATGTATAATAGGTTTAACATTTCTGAATCTAGTGAAGATGCCAGACAGGCATTACTAGCACAATACAATTCTGATTTCTGGGAACGTAATTTGGAATCATTAGTAACTAGCTATGTGTTCGCCGCAGAACGTAAAGATGCCTTTGATGATGTGCTCCCGGCAATTAAAGCAATTAAATTATTAGCTCTTAACTATGCTAAAGAGACTGGTGTTGATTTAACAGTGTTTAATGAGACAATGGATAATTACCTTAAAATTGCAGTATTTAACCAATCCATTATTAGTGAGGAAGGTAAACAGTTATACCAAGCTGTGGGCCCCATTAAGAGATTAGCATCTTTCGGATTGTTAGCATTTAATGTTACTGGTGGAGTCAGAGATGTATTTGACGGAATGTGGAAGAACTCTGCAATGGCCTTTAGTAAAATGTATTACACTGGAGAGAAATTTACTTATAAAGAATTACTACAGGCCGGAGCTATTATCATGAAAGACGGGCCAGACTTTTTATCAAGAGTCACTAAGATAGAGGCTCTTAATGCTAGAATGAGACTCGCTGATTTTGATATGAATAAATTGTCACAGAGGTTAGTAAGTAACAAGTCAGGATTGTCTAATCTATCCAGGTATACTTATTGGTTTACTACAGCACCGGATTACTATAATAGAATGACCATGTTTATAGCTCAAAGTCTACATGATGGGACTTGGGATGCTATAGAAATGACTAAGGATGGATTAAAGTATGATTGGAAGAAAGACAAGCGGTTAGCTGCTTATGCTTCTGGCAATAAGAGTAATCCAGACTACAATAAGCAAAGAGGTCTGTATCTATCTATGATGAAATCTTTCAATGAAACTGAAGGTCTGAATCTAAAAGAAGGTGATGCATTACCATTTGCTTATACACAGGACGAAGTACTTGCTATTAAAACTTTATCAGATTTAGTTTATGGTTATTATGACCATGACGGAAGAATGCAGGCCGAGAAGACCTTTATGGGAGCGTTGCTTGGTCAATTTAAAACATTCTTGTCTGCAACCAGGAATGCTTACTTGCTAGAACCAAAGAACTATGGACTGGCAGGTAGAGTTCAGGCTAAAAATGATAATGGAGACCTCCTATGGTACAAGGATATAGTAGACGATAATGGAGAAACTAAAACTATAGTAACTACAGAGAATACAGGAGTGCCGGTAGAAACTTGGGCTGACAGATACCTAGAGGGAATCTTTTACACCCTTAAAGATGCCTGGAGGGAATTTAAATCCGGAGGGCTTAAAGGAGTCAGAGACAACATATGGAACGAAGATACTGGTGTCAAGAAATCTAATTTAAAGAGATTAGGACATGACTTAATGCTGTGGTTGTTATTAGGAGCTCTAGGTCAGTATCTAATAAGGTTGTGGGCTGAAGCCAGAGAGGAAGATAGAGACCCATTAAATCCTACTATGTCTAGGGCTATGGAAGATACAGTGTTTAGTCTATTCCAGAGAGGATTTACCAATTCATTTGGCGATGTAACTCCTATCAACACTATGTCGAGTTTAGTTAATAATTCAGAACCTGTATCTATTGGGTATCTTAGCACGGTGTTCAATAATACCTATGAATTTGCATTTGGAGATAAGACTCTATCTCAATACTTTATGGGAACTACAGGATTCGGTAGAACTTTCAAGGGAGCTACTACTGAACTAAAGAATATAGCTAAATTAGCAGCTGACACAGTTAAAGAAGATACAGAGTAATAATCAAAAAAAATGGCCTGTACAGTAGAGCATTACACTCCACCATACAGGCCATTATTGTTTATTGAAGCACCCCTAGGGTCTCCATCATAGTTGCTACTTTGACAATTAACTCACCGAGAGTTCCGTTATTATCAATAACATAATCGTAGTCATTATAATCATCCAAAGCATGTTCTGAAATATGATTATCTAGTAATCCGGTATCTCTGTTTACCTTAATGACAATTCCTTTTCTATCTTTGATAGCCTGGACTTCATTTGGAAACCTAGTATCTGGCATAATCCAACAAGGCTCTACTGTATTCATATGTACGAATACAGTGTTACCGTATTCATCAGTACCATAAGTAGGATAACTCTTAAATTTCCTTTCATAGTCAAACATCATAGATTTAACCCATAGGTTAGGGTCAATAGTTCTTCCCACTTCAGTACCTAGTACTTGTAGGAACTCTCTATGAGTCATAGGCTCCCCTTCACTATTACTAATTGGAATATATGTAAATGATTCTTTGATACTCTCTGTCTCAAAGCTTGACTTATCACAACCCAATATAATGGACGCACACTGTTTCAGCTTCTCTGCCCATGGATGTTTCTCCCATACACTAAGTATAGGAGCAATATCCTCACTTTCATGGACAGCTTCAAAATGTTTGGCATTCAGAGTTACTTCTCCCCATAGTTTAGAAGATTTAAGCCAACTTATATACCGAATGATATTACAAACTGTATCCTTACCGCTTTGCTTCTTACCAACTATACCTATAATCATTCTTCTAGAAGGGTTATTTCATCGTCGCTATACTCACAATCTCTTACTTCTAAATCTCCTAGGTCTACTGTGTCGTAAGCCTTTTCCCAAGCTTCGTCTTCGCTGTCGGCTTCAACTTCTATGTCAAAGCATAGACGACATCTAAGCTGTCTATCGATACTTACATTATACTTCGGCATCAGTAGTAGCTATTACTAACTCACCAGAGTCAATTGCTTTACGAATGTATCTCATTAATGTGATAGGTTTCGGATACTCTGCTAGAAACGTAGTAGTTCCTACATCGTCTCTGTCATTCATGTCTATTGGAAAGACAATAGCTTTATCACCAGCTATTATTTGGTAATAAAGTACACCAGCTATAGCATGTGATATCTTAGCTGGATAAGGTAAGGTTACAATTTCTTTTAGTGTCATATTATACTACACAAGATTTTACTAAATCAGCAATCTGTTTACCATCTGCGGCAGGGAACATAGCTTTAAGCTCTTTGATAATAATTCCCATTTTGCTCTTAGGAATCTTAGGCCCGTCTTCACATCCTTGTAATGTACAGACTTCTACTAACCCTAAAGCAAGTACTTTATCATCAGGGACCTCGGGCAGAAACTCATTCAAGATAAGAGATTCTGCCATTTCATTATCATATAAATCCTGACGACCTGCCATACGATACTGTTCGGCATTATCAATACGTTGGTCACGTAACTTCTTAATAATGGCTACTTCAGCAGCATTGTCAAGAGGTTTAGCATTCTTAGCAGTTGCATAGTTGCTAAATTCCGTCTTAATTGCACGGAGGACTGTAGTCCGAACAGCGTCGTGATTCTTCATAGACTCCATAATTAAGGAGTTTAATTTATCATTCCACATATCATTTCTATTTAAAATGTTAATTACATGTCTTGCGTCTTCATCAGTAATACCCGTAACTGTGTTAGTCTTAATGAAGTACTTCCTCTGTTCTGCAAGCATACTTCTGTCATCATCCAATATAGCATAAACATAAGGTTCGGTTTCGGATGCTAACCAATCCCTTATTTCACAACCTCTATGGACTCCAAACGGAGTAATACTATGTATCTTGAACTTTAAACCAGCTTTGTCAAAGATTGATTGCAAATTAATTTCAGCTCTCCAAGAGGAGCTGACTACTACCTTGCAGCCAGTCTCTTTGACTATTCTGTTTACAATTTCAACACACTTAGGGTCAAAGTCACCTTGAGGATACACATGGTCCTTATTCCATTCTGCTCTGTACCATGAGACACTATTGAGAACCCCGTCTACGTCTAGAAATAAATATTTGTTAATCCTTTTCATAAAATGTTACTTGTCTGGAGAATCCGTTCTCTAGTATATCTTCGTCTGGTGATACTTCATTCTCAACATCTGCTGAATACTCTTCTATGTACACTTCAGTATCAACATTCTGTATGGTACATCCAGCAACCCAAACACAATCACCCTTATCTATAATAACTTCATAGGGCAGCACTGACCTGTAATCAGTACGATAAATTTTACCAGTTTGCCCAACTTCTGTATAAGCGGAGTCTAGGACTACTTTGACCTTAGTGTCTTTAGCTAAAGCATATCCCTTTCCTTCTAATGCACAGACACTGGTGTCCAATTTGTGTAGTTTGTAATTACTTAACTGTATTGCATACAATGAATGCTCTGATAAAGTCATAGAATATACACAAAGCAAATCACCATATTTGAGGTCTTTTGTATCCTCTCCTATATACTTGATACAATCGTCAAGGTATATTCGCGCAATAGGTTCAGGAGTCCAAATCTGGAAGTTTCCAGAAGGGTCCAATAAGTCATTATAAACTGGAATGATAAGAGCATCTTCTAGTTCATTTCTGTATCTATAATCTGCTCTAATTGCTAACATACTATCCCAACGCACTTCCGACTCTCTTATACCAGGACTGACTACAGTACCGTAAGCTCCTTCGACTATATGAGTATCTTTTGAAGAAACCATTCTAACTCTTGTTCCCTCAACAATTTTAAACTTTCCCTTTTTCAGATTCATGTTTCATAAATTCATCTGTTAATTCAACTCCTAATTGACATATCTCTTTAAATGACCTCTCATGTAAGAGGTCATTGTTATTGATTAATGCTAATGTAAATTCAAATCTCAATCTTTCATACTTTTCATGTTGCTCATTAGCTTCCTTTTGAGCTTCAGTTGCCTGTTGTGCAGCCTTAATGCCCTCCAGGAACTCACCCCAATCTTTACTGTTGTCCATAAAAACTAGGGTTTAGATATTTCATAGTGTGCCTACGTAATATATTCTCTGCTGTACCAGAATCCCATTTAGATTTGCTTCTTATAAAGGCAATATCCTCACTTGAAACATTGGTCATAGCAGAATCACGGTCTCTATCTGTCTCAAATCCACCTACATAATTTACAATAGGACAATCATCTATGGTATATGGGTCATCATCCTCGCATAAGTCTGCATTGAGCTCATCTACCATGTCAACATGATAAAAACCGTCTTGTCCAGCTACGCCTACTCTAAACCTAGGTTCAGAGAACATATGATAAATGCACAAAATACATGGAGGACACTCTGTATCATCTGTATTCTCCTTAATGTAATTTGCTATGAAATTAGCTGCCATTTCATCACAACCCCTACAATCTCCGACTACAAATTCACAGTCATCGTAATTATCGTTGCATGTATCTATTACATCAACAATTGCTGGAACGTAGAACTTCTCAAATTCTTCAGGAGTTATGTCTCTGTGTCCACTAATAAAGTATGTCATTCAGCAAATAAATCGTCTAAACCTTCTACTTCTTCATAATCTACATAAGTATAAAAGATGCCTTCAATGAGATGTCTATGATTAAACGCCCACTGGTAATTATCAAGGTCAGATATTTTAACCCACATGATAGCCTTTACCTCATTCTCCTCTCCGCCTAGCTGTCCTTTGATAGCATTAGTAGAAATTCCAATATGGCTCTCGTCTACTACAGCCATGAACCTCATAGTAACATTCTGTCTGTTAGAGTCTTTCGGGTCATCGTTAACGCTACACATATAAAGAGCACTAGGTTCAATCTTAACTCCAGTTTCCTCGTAGATTTCCCTAGAGCAAGCTTCTGCTAATGTCTCATCAAAGTCCAAATAGCCACAAGGACAGTTCCAATATCCTTGAAAGTCTGGTGCTCCTTCACCTCTTTGGTTAGCAAGAACACACCATTCATCGTTAATTTTACAAAATATAAATCCTGCAACGGCTATACTACGGTGAACCCAGACTGTCTCCCCAGCATGTTCACCTGTTTCAATTGTAATAGGATAATTCTTCATTAGTAAAATTCTTCAGTTAATCCAGCTTTTATACATATAATCTATATTGGTCAATGAATGCTTCTACAGTATCTCTTACAAATGGCTGGATGTATATTCCAAGCTTTACTCTATTGCGAATGCAAGTAGAGCATATTGTTATTTGCGGAACATATACAACATGTACATTCTCCGGAAGGTCTTGTGGGGTCTCCTCTCCACTTACCACCATGAGGAATTTATAGTCACACAATATTACAGACCCTTTATGCCATTCAGGAATATCCTTGTAGGTTTCTGGAGTAGTAATGATTACTAATTCATCCTCTGGCATTCTAGACCTCAATTCCTCCAGTACAACGTATGTAGGTATACCTCTGGGATAAGCAGGACCTGCTAAGTCTTTCTCTACATCACTTACATGTACAAAAGGCAAAGTGTCGAATTGCATACAACTCATAGCATACCTATATGAAAATTTAGAGCTATTCTCCTTCCATAAGTTTTGATAAGCAGGAATCACTAACACTCTATCTACCTGATTGGAGTTAATGGCTCCCATTACTACGTTTACATGCCCGATATGGGGAGGGTCAAATGAGCCAAAGAATAATCCTACTCGCATTGCATTGCCTCCTTAACTGCTGCTTTAACTATACTATCAAGTTCATGCTTACACTTCTTACAGTCTCCTGCATGTGCAAACCAATGATTTTTCCAGTAATATGTATGACCATTCAAAGTAAGAGCTCTGATATGACCATTACGACAAGTTCCAACCTTGTCATGGTTGTCAGTTACATTATCACTGGGAGTACAACTAGAAAGGAGCCAAAGCAAGGCCAAGGCTCCATAATACAATTTCATTTTCATCTAAATCCAATTTTAGGTCTATCACTTTCAATTTGTTCACCACCATTGTCTGTGCCTAAGTTATAGACATCACACAATGCCATGTCTTCAGTTACAGGTTCAGTCTTACCAAGTTTAACAGCTAAGGCAGTAGCTTTATCTTTGGTAAGTTTACCAAATTCATATTTAACTTTCAATCTTCCTTTACGTAATAATGCTTTATCAATACTACTAATATCAGCATTAAAGGTACATATGAACTTAAGGTTTAAAGAGTCTCCAAGTATACCGTCTGACAGGTTTAGTAAAGAGGATATTCTGTGATTTCCTTTAGTGTCCCTACTTACTAATAAGTCCTCGCAGTCTTCTACTACAAACACTGAATCTCTCTTATTAGTAAGAAGTTCAATAAATGAAGCATCCCCAATGTATTGAAACGTAGAAGCGTCTAAGAACACAAACTTTTTATTGGGATTGTCGGCTATTAGCTTTCTAATATAACTAGTCTTACCGCAACCAGGAACTCCGTGTAGTATGGCAATTCCACTCTCCTTGGAATTTATCATATCGGTTATTTGTTGATGTGGTAAGTCATCATTATAATTAGATTGTATATCACAATCTTGCTCTTTTACCTTCATGAGTGTAGTTCTGAATCCTTGATTACTGTAGGTTACGTATTCCATAGTAGCTTTAGCCTCTTTATATACCAAGCAATCTACTATTTCTTTTGGAATATCATCAGTATTCAACATTAGAATTTCTAGGTCCTGAAGGTCTATAATATACTCATCAGTAAATAAGAAGTAATCATCTCCCCACCTTATATGAACTGCATCTGGAAACAACTTTAAAAGGTTGTGTTGAGTTGCCCAATAGTCTATAGATTTACTTCCGGAAATAGATTTAATCTTTCCTTTAGATTCTGCATCTGACCATTCTCGTCCTTCTGGTAAGTCTACTGCATAATAATCTGTTCTAAAAGTCGCCCTATGTGGAGCTCTTCCATGTATCTTCATAAATACAGCGGCTAATGCAGAACCTAACCCGTAAGTTGGGGCTATGACTACATCATAACACTCTTTAATAGCTGTGTGAACTCTTCTCTCTAAATCATTCATATAATTCCCTAGATATATAAATTGGAGCTTTCTTACGTTTAAATTCGGAAGCTAAATGTCGGCTCCAAACCTTATTGACTACATCTTCTCCATGCCTAACACATAATTGTGACCAGCAATCAGATTCTGCCATTTCATCATGTGGATGAAGTGGTTCTCCATGCTTCTGTCGATACTCCTTAAATGGAATATATCTAGAGAGTATATCATCAACCTCATCGTAACTCTTAGCTCCAATTTGCTCTAAGTCACTGTTACTAATGCCAAGACCGTCCGTAGGAATTAACTTGCAAGAACTATACACGGCATATGACATTGCTCTATATTTATCACAAGTTTCTTTATAATCATTGTGAAGAGCTTCTAAAGCTTTACTTTTGTAACGGTCACGCAGATAATTCGCTAGTCCGTAAACTTCTGTCTTCCACAAGTCCTGAATCGGGTCAAAGTCACCAACATCACCATGAATAGTCCAGAATCCAAGCTGATACTCCGTCTGATTGTCTGTGCTCATTACTAATCCTTTATGGCGACTAGCTATATCATATAGATACATCATTCTGCACCTAGCTTGAAGATTACCATTAGCAATAGGAGTTCTACTAGGCATTTCTTCTAGTTCATCGAGATAGTAAGAATTAGCCATATTGACATCACCTGCATCAGACAGCTTCACGCATCCATAAACAGGTTGATTAGCATTCATTTGACAGCTAATAAGCTTCATCACTATATTAGCCGGCTTAAACCCAGTATCATTAGTGAGATTAGTGCCTATTCCAAACGAACACCTGATTCTACTTCCACAATACTCCATAATGTCCTGGCATTTGTCAAAGTCCAAAGCATTACTGAATACTATAGTCTTAGCAGTAGGGTCTACTCCAAGTTCTTTATAACGAGCAATCATACTGTTTATGAACTTAAACTCATCGCCAGAGTCACATCTTACTCCGTCAAACAATTTAGCTTGCTTGCGAGACAGGTTCTTCATGAACACTTCAGAAGTATATGTGTCAGACAATGCTATTCCCAAATCACCGTCATACACATTTACCCAATTCTCAAGAGCCATGTAATTAGCCTGTTTATAGCCATACATAGCACCGTGGAACATGAACCACTCATGCGGATGAGTTCCCATCATAGGCATTTCATATTTCATAGCCAGATAGCAGTTAGAAGTGCCAGTACAATAGATAGAACCTTCCTTAATTGCAGATACTACCTCATCCTGTACATTATAACTGAACCGTCTTCTGGTACCAAATTCAGAGAATTTTATTCCTGCAACATTCGACAACCTTAACTTAGGTTCAAGCTTCTTAATGACTTCTGACATGTCGCAGTTGTTACCTAATACACGATTACGTAGTTCGGATATAATGGCTAGAATAGGAACTTCATATAGTGTTACTTTGTACAGATAATCAGTAACAGTAATATGAAGATGTTTCTTGTCATCAAGCCATACTTGCACTTTGCCAGAGTTAAACCTGAAAGAATATAACCATTCCCAGTAGACTTGTGGAACAAATCTACAGTTAGAAGTCATATAATCAAGTTCACTATTGGTAAGACGCAACATTCCAAGATTACTTAACTCCAAGTACACCTTCTGAACAAAGTCTTCTGGATACTCTGTCAAGTCACGGTCAAAGAACTCAAATGTTCCTCTAGCTTGAGGAAATAGTTTCATGTAAGCATACGAAGTTGTAAATTTGTACAAATCCGTATCAAGAATGGATTTTACTATCATTTCTCTTTAAATTTATCAATTAATCTCTCCATTGCTAAGTCAATGAGCTGCAATGATTCTATCATTCTGTCTGTTCTCTCTTGCTTAGTAAGATTCCTGTATTCATTGAATTTAACAACAGCATCACCGAGAGTTGCAATTATAATTACCGTATTTACATAAGGCAACAACCCTAGAATTGTGAGTAAAGTAACCACTCTACTTGTCATATAGGGTCTAATGTCCTTCTTTAGATACATTCTAAATATCATGAATGTGAAGAACAAAACCGATACTGAATAAATTAATCCCATTTTAAACCACAGTTTTTAATTAAATTAGCAAGCTTATCTCCACCATCTATGGATGCAATATACTTAGTGTCTACTACAATGTTATCTTTATAGCCCATAGCTATCAAGTCACATATAGTTTCATGCACACAATAATCACCAGCTATACCAACTACTCTAATCTCATTGTCTGGGTCAGACTCAAAATCAAGTAATATGTCTGATATAACAGAAAGACTTTCTAGATTATCAAAGATACTATACTCTTCTTTGTCAGGACTATCTCCTTTAATAAAGATGTCTGTATCTTTACGATAGGCGTAGTTGCATATTACACTCCATAGTGGGGCATATATACAACTACCAGCAGTACCTTTAACACAATGTGGAGGCCATTGGCCTCCGTTCTCTTTAAAGGAGCAGTGATTAGATGGGTGAAAGTCCTTAGTAACCATTACATAGTCACAGTCAATTTCACCGTTCTGTAATGCACTAGCAAGAGCATCCATCTTCTCTTTAGCTCCTTCTACAGCTAAGGACCCACTGATAAAATCTACCTGTGGGTCTACAATTAATAAAATCTTATCCATACTTTATTTAGAACACGCTGCTATTGCGGCAACTATTAGCAGTATTAGAAGTAACACTAATACAATACCTATAGCGAAGACTACTGGCAGCCATAATGGAGCAAGTACCCACCACCATGACCATGTTGCAACAGCAGTTGTTCCTGTTAATTTAAGAATTACAAATACTATGGCTATAGCAGTTAATAGGCTAGAGCCGCCAGATGTATAAACTACCTTTTCAGTTGGCATCCTTTTAAACATTCAAATATAGAGGTTTGTAAGAAACTACATAATCTTCATTTACTAACGATACGTTAGAGAACTTCATGCCATTAAATTCCTGTATTCCATGACATCCACTGTGAATGTGTCCGCAGAAACAATGCTTAGGTTGTTTACGCATGATTTCATCGGCTAACCATGTATTACCCGCATCTTCTCCTGCCCACGCTCCTTCATGTATCTCACCTAGCCCAAGTAGTCTAGGAGCATCGTGAGATATAAGAATATCACAATCACTAGGCATATGAGCATACTTAGCTTCCAGGCGTTCAGGCTCTCTCATGAACGCCCAATTACCAAATTGCTTACAGTAGGGAGTTCCGAAGATTTTAAACTTCTTGAATACTCCTGGCTCGATTTCATGCTCGTATTCCCAAGACTTATTATGTAGATACACCAATTTGCCGTCAGTAGGCTTATGAAACATGTTGTACATATCTGGTTCCAAACCTCCATTTCTTTCAAACCAGAAGTCATGATTACCAGCTATGAATACTACATGTTTACATGGTAACCCATTAGCCCATGGAATAAACGTATTTTGAAGCCATAGCCTAGATTTAGGCATGTTTAGTTGTATATTTAACGGCATGATATCTCCACAGATGAGAAATATATCACATTCTTCAACTGCGGGAAGTACTCCGTGTAAATCAGATGTAACTCCTATTCGCATTTCTCGGCTGTATATTTAATCCGTATTTCAGTCATCTCACCATTAGCAATATCTGGAAGTGATTCAACAAAACCTACACCATAGGTAGCTCTTAAATCGAACTCTCCTATCCAAGTAGAGTCATCTGTCTCTTCATCAGAAGTATTCCATTCATCATCATATTTAACTGGAGCCACTGACCCTTCGTAAAGCCACTTATTGCCGTTGTTGTCTATACAATACCAATAACGCATAGTTACTTAATTCCAAATTCAAACTGAAGATTCATCTCAATCCGTTCACCTTTATTTAACTCAGGGAACTTAACGGTTCCTAGAAGTTTATCGAAGTCAAAATTGAAGTCTTCTTCCGACCAAAACAGACCTTCTTTTCTTGGGTCTACCCACTCACCATCATCGTCCATAATTGGTGGTTCTTCTCCAACAAACAGAAATACTTCCTCGTTAGCAGCTCCTTCTAAGTCTCTACAACACCAAAATCGTTTCATTCTTTATACCAAGTTGTGTTTAACTGTTCATCAATCTCAAATTGTAGTGGGCCTTTATCAAACGTAGTAGCTGGAATAACACAGTCTTTAAATACATCATCTGTGGCAGAAGTCCACTCATAGTCGTTATTCATTCCTTGCCAACCGCTGCCAGCTTTCTCCGGCATGTCACCATCGGTTACATGAAGGTCTCCACATCTATTGGCGACTACCCACCACTTACCCACTGGGTTAGTTATTTCCTTTCTCATTTCTAGTAAATTCAGATACGTCCTCTAAATAATCTAATAACTCGTCTTCAGTTTCAGCCAGTTCTAAAATACCAGGCCACTCTAAGGTTATACTAGGTTTGTATATACGATACCAATCCCCGTCTATCCCTATCCAAGTGGTCAGGTCAGATGTGCACATGTAAGGCTCACCTTTAGCGTCCAGCTGTCTTCTTATCCCAGGATTTGGACAAGAAGGCCCCATATCTAATTCTAGAGTATGCCCGTGAACTGTAACTACTTTAGACATATTTCAAATTTTATAGGTTCATCTTCATACGTCATATCTTCCGGAATTGGAAAGCTAAATAGATTTGCAGGATGTAAGTCATTAACAGCTCCCATACATTCTAAGCAGTCATACGTAGGGTCCACATTCCAGCTTTCACCGTCAAAGATAGGCGGGTTGTCGTAATACCAACCCTGCCCATCTTTATCTATTGCATAGTAATAAGTCTTAATCATTACTAAGAGTCACAGTTCCCTCAAACTTGTACAATTTGTCGGAATCAGTGTAACTTACTAGGGTTGGAACATCTACAGGCTTTCCTGAATGCTTAAGAAGCCAAATATAACCATTGTGCATTAGGATGCCAATATTTCCAAGCTCGTCTATTACTAGGTCTCCTGCTTTTGGCATTTCGTCATTTCTATTCACTTCAACTTTCATTCCTTCAAGTCTCCCATTACGTTACGGTTAAGCCTGTCATCAATTCTCTCCTTACAAGCGTCAAGGTAAGCTTCTAGAGCAGCAACTTGTTTAGCATTTTGCTCACAAGGGAACTTCTCATTCAACTTCTTTACTCTGTCAAGCAGGATAAGGGCAAGTTGTTCTGATTGCCACCCTGGAGTTACTGTACCGTCTTCGTGCTTGTGGACAAACTGAATTGTGTCAGTAGCATCCACATACTTAGTTTTACCATTAACAAAACCAGCACACATTTGGGCACGGTAACGATGAGCTCCATTGAATCCATCATCGGGAATTACTTCAATAGTTTCCTTGTTACTAGGATACACTTTTAAGTCCTTAACCGGGACATACTTCTTTCTGCTACTAATAATTTTAGCCATAATGCTTATTCTTTATAAATGTCCAACAATTCACTAAATTCGTTAATAGTCTCACACAAATGCTCTATGCAATTTATGAGAGCTCCTTTCTCCAGTCCCTCTAGCCATTTAAGCCTAGTCTCTGGAGTGCAATCTTCGAGACAAGTAGGAGTAGGCTTCTCCTCTCCTTCTAACTTATCGAAGATGAATATCCCACTAAGATTCCTGCGCTTCATTCACTTGTTTATTAATTATACACTTAACTTGAGCATAAGATACAGGAGTGTAATTATTATTATCAACTCCTACATCATACTGGGTTGGAAGTAAATAAGGCAGTCTAGCTGCATCAGCTCCAGCACTATTTGGGCCTGAATGTACATGTCCAAATAGCTGCCATACGGCATCCTCTGGTTTACGATATATTCCACCATAACACAGAAACGGATAGTGATTTAAGTATATACTACGAGTCTCTATCGAAATCTGCATTTGGGGGACCACTATCTCAAACTTACCCATGTAACCTTGTCTTATATTCTTCCTGTCATGGTTTCCCAGTATGAGGTAAATCTTGCCTTTCAGACGAGACAAAACATTACTCCATACTGCACTACCACCTAGAGCAAAATCTCCCAAATGGAAGACTGTATCATCGTCAGAGACCACACTATTCCAGTTCTCAACTAACATATCATTCATATGGTTTACATCCTTAAATGGACGATTGCACAGATTGATAATGTTAGCATGACCAAAATGTGTATCTGACGTAAAGAACGTATGCTCTGGGTCAAATTTAAACTTATCTGTCATATTAAAATCCTCTTAATTTACATTCATTGTCAATCCTAGTCCAAGGCAGACCTCTACTGAAACTAGCAGCTGCCGCAGGAGAATATCTATCATACAATACTTGATGAATACCTAATCGTTTAATTCTCTTCCCTAATTTTGTACCCAATTTGTTCTCTTCGGCAACCATACCTAAATATATTATAGTAAAGACTATAGCAAATTTGTTTGAATATTCGCCATAGTCTTTCGACAGAGTTTCTATATGGTCTAGAACTGACCGGTCTAATGATTTGGAAGTTTTGTCGTAAACACTAATAAAATCAGCATATACTTTGTCAACTCCATATCTTTTGCCGAAACCTCGTACTACGGTAAAATATGCAACATCTTTAGGAGCATGTCTATTACATGTTCCGGCGATGTAAATGCACCAATCATCAAATCGACCTCTATCTATCTCTATTACTGTTCCGTCGCTAAAGTTTTTAACGACCACAACAATGTTTATATTTCTTGCCACTGCCGCATGGACAAGGAGCGTTGCGACCTATTTTAGGGTAAGGTCTAACATACGGTTCTCTTCTTAGAAAGTTAGCAAGATGTTTCCTTAGCAATGCTTCTTCCTCCTTTGACAATTCCTTGTCCATGTCTAGTGCGTCTTTAGCGTCCTGCATTCTGAATGTGATTAGATACTTTAAGAATAATATAAATCTGATAACTAAGTGCATCTTGTAGTCTAGGAGTTTTGCCTCTTCCTTATGAAGTTCTCGCTTATATCTCCTAGTATCTGTTCGATACTTGTAGATTCCCTTCTGCATCAATATCTATATAGTCATCCAACAGTAATCTATCTCGTAATTCAATTGCAAGTTCTCTTGCCTGCGGATGAGCATCATTTGCACATCTCAATTTCAAGAACTCTATCCATTGTTCAACAGTGCCAGTCATTATTAATTCTGTCTTTAATGCTAAAGGTAGTACATTTCTAGCTTGTTGAGCAGGCTCGCCCTCTGTCAACAATCCGAAATATGTACTTTCTGCCTCACACATAGCTTGTATCCATGCAGCTTCAGTTCGAGACAATCCTTCAGATATAGTTAAATCATAAGTATGACATAGTTCTATATTATATGAATTACCCTCGAACATATTCTTATACCAGCACGGTATTATACAATTTAATTCCTTACCAAACTTAGCCTTAGAGTAATTGCAATACCTAGTACTTTCTTGAGCGAAGCTAAATAGTCTGTGTCTACAGAACTCTCTAGCAACTCCCATATCACATATAAACCTTACAGTGACACGTTTAACGTGATATTCTGTAGGTTCACACAAGTATTGCAAGTCCTCAAGCCAACCATTTTGGAGTAACACTCTATAGTTGGTCGTGATACAATAATGCACTCCATCAGGATGTAAGGTCCATTCGGAATACTTGTTGTTGACATACTTATTTGCAACATCAAGCAGCCTTCCAGAGCAATCAATCATGAGATATACAGTACCATGCTCTAGCATAGCAGTATGTCCTCTAGCTATAATGACATTATTAATAAACTTCTTAGCACTGTCTTCTGTTATCTTGTCTTCAGACTTATAACAAGTCCTTGCACACAGTTCCATGTGTTTGAATAGACCTTCAACACCTGGTTCCTGGTTAATAAGTTCTACTTTCGGTTTGATTAGGCGCATTAAGCTTTAATTCTACTTCTTTAGATTTGCAATGAACATAATCTCTTAGTAGATGATAAGTTTTGGTACTTATCTCCATCTTCCAATCGTTAACAAACCTTACAAATTCATCATTGAAGTAAGCAACTGCGTCTAAATTAATTGCAAACCCGTCATCAGCTTCAACGAAATAAGCCATTAATAGAATTTTACTTCTTTAGAACTATATTCATCTTGTTCGGAGACAAAGTCATTATCATTGACTATCTCCTCCTCTTGACAGGCATCTTTCTCTCTATCCCATATACATACCAAATCAAGTGCACTTTCAAGATGTTTTAAACTGTAAGGTGCTCTGTGATTTTGGTCAAAGTTACTGTACACTCTCTTAAATACCTTCATTATGTCCCATTCCCGATAAAGTTCATTATCAGTATTCATGAGCATATTAAAAGTATATGATGTACCTTGCATATAGCCACCCCGGCTCAAGAATACAATGTCTTTATTCTCAGAAGCATTAGGCGGTAAGCAATCAGTGATTACTAGATACAGTTGTTGATTTCTCATCTGAACAACCATTGTATTCTCTAAATCATTCAGAGTCATCGTCCCAGTTCATATAAGGGTTAGACGCGAGGTTATAGTTATAATACTTAGTATCTTCTGTAACCTCTTCTCCTACAAAATCAGGCAGAGGAGGGTTGAGAGTTGCCTGTGATAACTCACACTCGGCAATTACTAACCCTTCATTCTCTCCTAAGAACTCATCAATTTCCCATTTGTTACCCATGTGATATACTATGTAGCGTACCTTACGGATAATATTAGGACAGAACTTTAGAAGCTCCTGTGCTTCATACAATGGGATTTCTTGTTGCCATTCAAAACGACTAAGGGTTCCCTTAGCTTTAATAAATAGCCAACCATGATTGTCCCTAATAGCTATCCTAGTTTCAGAGAGAGGATTGTCTCCAAGATAACCCTGGACTATCAATCCTGCTCTTTGAGCCTGCATCTTATAGCTATTGTTTTTCACTAAATACTTTCTTTCAACTTCAATCATATTAATGTACCCAATGGTCTTCAATTGATATATCAGCACCTAAATGAGCACGTACACAAAATGGTTCGCCTCCACTTTCCATACATTTAACTAGTACATTACCTACTTCTTCAGCAATATCATCCGGTGCTTCAACATTATGTTCATCATGTACGGGAACACAATATTTAACTATAAATAGCAGATTGTTCTTCCTTAGCCAATTGAAGAACTTAATTGCAGACAACTTGAAACACATAGAACCAGCATGTTGTATCGGATAGTTAATAGATTGCTTCATGGAATCAGATAACCTTCTTCTCAAATGCTGTGAGCTTGTTTTATAATAATTGTCCCCACTACGCCCTAGCATATACTTAGCTTCAGGAGACCCAAGTTCACCGTCGATTTTACACAGATTGTCCCAGTCATATATAAATGCCTTATGCTTAGTAATAGGATTAAGAAGGATATATCCCTTATCAAGGACATCTTCTCTCCTAAACTCCTGATATCTCTTTAGTCCAGAGAAACCAGACATATAGTTATTATATACTTCTTGAGCTCTTGCCTTAGTAAGACCATAATTCTTCATTAAAGTGTTCCAATCTCCACCATAATTAAAACAAAATTCATACCCTTTAGCAGCATCTCTAAGAGGTTTATATTTAGCTTTAACTTCAGATAGTGGAGTGTCATCGGGGATGTCTGTAAATACTATTCTGGCAGTTAGACTGTGTAAGTCACCACTACCATAGATAAGCTCTTCCAACATCGCCTTATCATTGGCAATAGATGCCATTAAGAAAGACTCCTGTCCTTTATAATCACAACTAATCCATTTATACCCAGTATCCGAAATGAAACACGACCTAGTAAATGGGTCATGCGGCAAATTCATTAAAGACGGGTTAGTAGCGGATAACCGCCCAGTATCAGCTCCTAATTGAAAATAGTCTGGATGAATCCTACCACTTACTGGATTAATTTTATCTATGAACTTCTGTCCAAAGGTATCAACTAGAATTTTAGCCTTCTTATATTCTACATAGAGAGGAACTATGCTACACTTATGTGCCTGTGGCTTTATTAGCTTAATATCAGCAGATTTCTTCTTCTGCTTAGTTTTGGCATCAATAGTAGTACAATTAAGTCCCAACATTTCAAATAGTGGAACTACTTGTTGACTACTAGACCAGTTAACGTTACATTTAGCTGAAGCGTCAAATCCACTGAATAAATCGCCTTGTAGATTCTTGGTAACATATGGGAAAGGTTTGTCATATTCATAATGAATTAGCCCAGTTTGTGGATTACAAACCCTCTTTATTTGTCCCATATGAGGGCCTACTTTGTCAAATAGTTGATTCTCATGCATAATGTCCACTTCCTCTGTGCAGGCTTTAATATAGCCTTCAGAAGATTTATGTTCATTATAATAATTTTCAACCCACTCGTTAAGCTTAGCTTCTGCTTTATTAACTTCCTCCTTATCTCGAATCATTTTCTGCTTCCATTTTACTGGGTCAAGTTTAGCTCCACAATATTCCATATAGGCAATTACTGGGGTAAACTTCATTTCAAATTCGGCAGCTTTAGTTAATTCCTTCTTCTCTAATTCTGCATCTTGCTTCTCTTTAATCTTAGTAAGATACATAACATCACCAGCAGCATATTGTACCACTGGTATGGTTAATCCTTGAGTGATAATCTGCCCTCGAACAGTTTTATCAATATCTATACCAAGATAGTTATCAGCTGCTGCTTTTAAAGAAAGACTATGAAACTGGGGAGGATAGCCAAGATAGAGTAACTTCTCAGCAATCATTCCATCCCATACATTATAAGGAACTATTTTATGGTGATATAGAAACCTTAAATCAAATGCAATATTCCAACCTAAGAAAGTCTTAGTAGGGTCTTCAAGGACACATTTAAGCTTCTCAATTGGAATAGTTACATTGTCAACGACTATTTGGTCTTCCCCTAAACCATACTGAGTACACAGTAATGGTTTTGTATAGGGGTCTAAACCAGCAGTTTCTGAATCATATTCTACCCAACTATGTGGCATAATCATGTCTATAGCATCAGATAGAGATAATTCCTTATAAGCGTCAGTTTCAAATAGTGACCTTTGATTACTGACTAGATATATCATGAAACCTCAATATCAACAGTACTAATATCAACATCTCCTAAGCTACTAAGTGCGGCTTGTATTCTGCTCTTAATAGCTTCTATGGCTTCATCTATATCCAAATGTCCGTAATATTCATACCATGCCAATCCCTTAGCATTTATGTCAACTTTGAAGACTTTCTCTTCTACATTATAAGGAGCAAATGGGTCACGTTCTGCTCCAGCTGGTAAATTACTCATTAATTAATAGCTGTTAGAATTAATAATAAGTAATCTGTCCACAGACCTCGTCACCGAGTCTTAATCAGCTGTATCGAAATACAGCAACGTTGGGTTATCTTTCTGTATATCTATAGAATCCAGATTCCTAATAGCTAACTGTTGAGCGAACTGATTAGTATCGAACCCTATCGTTATAAGATGATAACCATGTGCAGTTGGAATTACATGTTTAACTTTGATGTCTTGTGCACCTCTACAACTATTAACAATTTCTATGATTGTGTTAAGATAGTTCTCGTCCTTACTATCAACATCCACAACCCATAGTGGCTTGTAGCCTCTAGCTCTAGTATGCCCACAAGATGAATCCCAAATGCGATATCCTTGATAGCAGTTGCCTTCTTGGATTAGTTTGGCATACTTTTGTATAGCAGTACATGCCACTTCTTCAGCATTACGTCTATTCAAGGTAATGTATGCTCTTGCATGATTACTCTGGCACAATTCAGTAATTTTAGCTCTTTTGCGCTCTAGCTGTTCCCTACTGAATATATAGTAAGTTTTAACGGTCCTATATCCGTTATTACCAGTATCAGTAACACAGCCGTCTTTCTTGCGTTGTATAATTTGCAAGAAATAGAACTCATCTGAATTATTAAATTCCAGAATGTCTAGTATTTGGTCAAAATTATCTATTACCATTCTTCTCGTCTTTAATTTCGTAATACCTGTCTATGGTAATGAAGAACAGAGCTAAACAGAAACATTCTGCCATTAAAACAGGACATGCAAACAGAGCTACAAGCCCAACTATCATTCCTATTAACATCCAAGGTGCTGCCATAGCAAGCAAATTGCGTACAGTAGAATCATCGAAATTACTTCTTAGCCATTTGTTCATATCGCTTATCCCTTTCTTCAATTACTGATAATGGTGATACTCCAGGTTCTAAGGTTTCAATAAGTACAAATCCATTCTCTGGTGTAATCATTGATTCCTTCTCACTTACACTGCCCTTATACTTCTCACCATAATCTCCCCCTACCTTCTTAGTAGCGGGATTGATATCTCCCCAATCTGAATGTCCTCCAATTGGTTCAACATAGTATTTCCTACCAGTCACTAATGATTGATATATAAATCTACCAGTGTCATCAGTGTTCTTTAGAAATCGTTTCTCTAAATCAGTCATTTGGAACTACATCTAAATCTGTCAAATAAAATGCATTGTCGTTTAAATCTCTTTGTACGAAGTATCCGTTAACTTCGACAGTTTCTCCTTTAAGAGTATGTATAGTTACTTCTCTGTCTTGGTCATACTTTTGGAGAATTTCAATCAGTTGTCCTACAAGTATTGCCATTAGAACTTACCCTCATTCGGTTGTAGACAAATCAAGCCTTCATTTCTCCACATCTCCACACACTTACAATTGTCTTCAAGTACGAAAGGTATATAGAACTTGCCTTTGATATTGTCCTCATACAGTTTCTTCTTACATATAGGACCAGCAGTAAAGCTCTTAGCAGGACGCATGAGAAGTATGTCAGGATGCAACCAATTGTTCTCTAACCACTGTTCCGTAGCTTTACGAACTTCAGGAGTATCCTCTCTACCAGTTAGAATTATTAACTTAGCAGGATAATTATCACAGAAGTTTCTAATAAGCTCAATGACAGGAGTAATAGGCTCATCAGTAAGCATACCTTCAGCTGCACCTTCTCCGTAGAAGGGACGGCCACTAGTATTCAAACATACAGTTGCATCCATATCTACAATGATTGCTGCTGGTAGGTTAGTATCTTGAACTAATGACTTAGCTTTGGCTGCCATAATTTCTTCATGGATTATGAAGTCCTTATAACGTCTCCAAGTTTGCCTAATAACCTTCTCTCCAATAGGATTAGGTCTCATAGCATCGCGGCGAATACATTCTTCAACAGGAGTCCAAAAGTCCTTATACTCTATATCAACATGTATTCCCTTGTCCTTCTCTATATTGGCACATAGAGTTCTAATCCATTCATCCTCTTTGGGATTCAGATTCATATTATCAACTACTACATCGTAACCTTTAATCAAAGCAAACGTTATCATATTAGCTTTAGCTTCAGTAACTAGCTTCTCCCTATTAGGAACCCAGTAATCACCTAACATGTTACGAATATCATCATTGTTAAATCTTACTCTGTGCTCTGGGTCTTCGTGACACCATTGTTTAGCCCAAGTAGATTTACCTGAACCTTGAATACCTCTACAAATTATTAATACTCGCTTGTCCATAAAGATTCTTTAGAATTAAGTTTATATTCAGCAGTATCTTCCCAATCCATTATATCCTCTGTGCTTTCGTAATCAATTAGCTCATACTCCCGGCTCAAAATTTCTCCATCTTCTTCATAATAGTCGTTGTCCTCTATTCTAGTAATGGCATCCTCGACACCTTCTGCCTGAATCTTTACATGCTCTTTAAGTGCCACTCTTGCTATTGATGTTACTACAAACTCAAATGTTTCCATTAATCAATATTACATAAGACATCACTGAATCCACTATAATCTAAATCAGTTAAAACGTCCCGTATGAACGATATATAATCTCTTGTGCTTTGTAAATCTCGTATATACTCTTTAGTGGATATTATCTCCTCTATAGATTCGGGATTACCATAACAGAATTTCTCGTATTCTGTACGTCTAGTTTCTGCTTTAGTAATGTCAGCATCAATGTCTTGAATTACTGATTCAACATCACTAATAGTGAGTTTAGTATACTTCTCCTCATTACCAGCATATGCTATATTGAGATTGTCAGAGAATCTCTGATATACCTCATTAGACCTACTAAATGATTGAAGTAGTAACTTCTCCTCCGGATGTGCCCTAGGCACTAAGTAAAATGATAAATAACTACTCATTTCTCGTTAGTTGGCTTAAGCCATAAATTGGTCTTACTAAAGATATAATCTCTAAGTCTTGGAATGTAATCAAGATACGTTAAGGTTCTAATGGTATTACATCTAAAACACTTAATCAGTTCCTCTCTAATTCTCTCCTCTGACACTACTGGCATTTTAGAATCATAATCATATAACACCATAGCTTGCCAAGTTGTTTGCTCTATTGTGAATCTCTTAGTAACCGCAAACCTAATGGCTCTAAGTATCCTAAGAGGGTCATCATCGAATGTTGTTACAGGGTCGAGGGGAGTTCTTATCAAAGCATTCGTTATATCATGCTTACCATAAAAGTAGTCAATGATTTCTCCAGTATCGGGGTCTTTAGCCATAGCATTAACAGTGAAATCTCTACGTGATAAATCATCATACAAGTTACCTGGTTCTACTATGGGAGTTCTAGTGCCTGGGACATATCCTACTTCCTTTCTAGCCATTACGAAGTCTGCCACACCTTGATACTTGTATCCTTCTGGGAACTTAGCACGTATAGTATAGCAATCTGGAGTTACTAAGAAGATTTCAAAGCCTTCTTCCCTCAAATGGCTTTCTAACATAGTGAAGACTGCATTAGTAGTATTTGGATAGATTCCGTCCACCAAACATTGTGCTTCCTCTATATTACGCAGTAACTCCTCACTGGGCACAGCAACATAATCAACATCCTTATTGGTAAGACCTAGGAGTTCATCTCTAATCTTACCGCCTACTTCATAAAATTTAAAATCTTCCATTAATAAAAATAATCTGATTCAACTTTCTGAATAATCTTCTCTCTGCTTCCTTTTAGACTATAGCCACTACGTTCGTTGCTACGTTCGTAACAACTAAAGTATTCTAAAACTTCATGTACTAAAAGATTAAAACTATGATTCTCGAAGTGATGCCCATCCACATCAATAGACCAACCACATCCATCTAACCACCTATACACATTTAGATGCTTACCATTAACATGGTTTGGAAGGTTTGCTAATAGTGACAGATTATCCATTCTCTAATATTATAACAATTTACCAGTCATACACACAACCGATTACTTGCTTCTCTTTAACGAACTCATATAGTTCATTAATAGCTTCATCCCACGTTAGGTCAGGAAATTGGGCATACTGTGATACATTACCATCTTCATCCTTGAAATCGGCTATGTCTAAGTAGTTCATATACTTGATTGTTGAATATCTGTCAAAGTAATCATAGCTATCCATGAAAGTAGGAAGTTCTATCCAAGGAGCTATTGGTAATAAATCATAGACAGTCAGCAGGTCAAGAGCTACCTCCTTAGAGATAGCTCCTTCATCTGCCTTCTTAAATATTTCTTTAGCGAACTCAGCCTTGAACTGGTTCAATTTCTCCTTCATCGACTCTAGAGTCCGAATTTCTTTGTCTAAGTCTTCCATCATATATTAATATGAGTTTATCAAATTCTTCATCTGTTCCTTCATAAGGAGTAATTTTATAGTTGTAGTAATCTTCCCACTCGATACTATCAACTACCTGTCTTATAGCTTCTTCAGTCATGTTATGATATTCATAACCTTCTGTAGTAACTATAAACGAATCTGGAACTATACCAACTGCGATTTCGAAAGCATATGCATCAGCTGCATTGTTCATGTCTTCATCAAACAAGCTCTCTGCGTATGCAGCATATCCACTATATGTTTCGAAATCATTAATGCAAGTTATAATATACCTGTTCATTGGTCAGATTCTATATCAACTTCACCTTTATCTAATGCTTTAGATTCTGCAAATAAGAATCTATTACATTTTAACTTATATGCCCCAGACAGACCGTCTTCTATACGAATTACTATACCTTCATGCGGCACATCATTGTGACATTCCGGAGATAGTTCTTCCATGAAGAAATTCTTGTCCTCGGCTAATCTTTGTATGAAATTCTCATTCCAGTGTTCAGATACAGATATATCCGGATATAAATCCTTCGCATATCCATAATACAGTTCTGTTACCGGAGTGAGGCCCTTATCTTTACACCATTGTTGCACTTGTCTAGCACTAAATTCATACACTATTCCGTCAGGATTAGTATAAGTAATACGGTACACTCTGATACCAAAATGCACATTATACTTATATGGAGTAGTTTGAGTAGTAGGGTCCCATATCGGCATATCGTAACCATAATCATAAGCTTTACCTCCCATTGACTGAATTGCTCCTCCAGTAGGAAGCCAGCCTATAATTTCATAATAAAGAGTTAATCCTTTAGTTAAAAATGGCTGTAATACTTTATGAGCTTCTCCCCACACATCACAGCCATAGTAACCCTCACTAACTTCCTTATTATAATATTGGTTCTTTACAACCTTTCTAGAGGACCACAGATAGTCGTATGCAGTGTCAGGTACATAGGTAAGCCAGCCAGCCACCTTGTCTTTCCACTTCAATTGCCTTTTGCATAACACATCTGCTGATATTCCAGACGTGCCATGAACTTTACTAGTAATACTAATAATGTCGTTTGGCTTAATTATCCATGGACACTTCTTAATAAGAATAGTATCGTAGTGGAATCTAAACTGATTGTCAACTAACTTGCTCAACCCTTTAGGCTGTTTACCAGTTCTAGTTTTATTGCTGGAGCCAGAAGTTCTATTCTTTAATACGTACTTCTTACAAATAAACAGGTTTCCTACCCTATCAAATTCAGTGCCGGCATCTATTCCAGTTACAGCTTCGGTATGTCCAAGAGAGCTTATCCATTTAGTAATGGACTCTATAGACATAATAAATCCTTCTGAAACATGGCCCTGCAACTTAATAATCTTCACTCTTCCGTTATCTTCGAAATACCCAGGTGCTGCTTCCTTGTCAGCATTCAGCTCAATATGTCTGAACTGGTTATTAGCTGACAAGAAAGAATAGTCAATAGCACATCCTATAGGGAAATACACATACATTCCAGGTTCTGTATCTTTACTAACCGAAATAGTATATCCGTCTATATGAGCACATTTAAGACGCTCGCACTTAGGGTTTGGGTGTGGTGTAAAATCGTGGATTTCCACAATCTTAGCACAATAGTTAATATTGATTTTAGGTGATTGATTTAATTGCATTCAAAACTAGTCAATAATTGCTTACAGCTAATCTTCAGCTAGACTCCAATCTTGACTTAAAACGGCATCAGGAAACCACTTAGTAACAACGTAGTACTGGTTAGAACCAGATATAGGAAGACAGATGATATTGCCTTCCTTCATTCTGTAACGTCTCTTACTTGAGTTGATAACTGTCATACCTGCTCTCATCATAGATAGAGCTTCTCCAAAGTCAAATGTCTCGTTCATAATCTTATAAATTAAAATTAAACAATCTTGTAGGATGATTCAACATATTCGTAAAGCTCATCCAATGTGCTTATAATTTCTTTACCCTCTTCGTCATAGGCTTTTATATCTGGGTCTCCGGCTTTCTCGTAAACCCACCACATAATCCAGTCTATGCCTTCGTCAGTATAGTTCTCTTTAAATATAGCCATGGCTATACATTCAGCATTACTGACTATATCACTGTCAGCAATATCAATTCCCATTTCAGACAATTTGAAACATCTGGAGTTGATAGCTTCCAATGAATTTACTACTTCTATAAAGTTCCCTTTTACCATATTACACCTTTTAGTTGTTCTTGAATTTCATTAATAGTCTCACTGTCATAACCTCTAAGAAGGTCTCTATAGAAATCAAATACAGTTTCATATAGCTGACTTTTATCCTCCTCCGATAGAGTGTTCCCTACCAGAGAAGTCAATAAGTCTGCCACCTTAGCGCTTATAGATATTGAAGTTTTGTTAATCACAGATACATCAATGCGTTAGATAGTATTTTAATTAACTCTGCATCAGAGAAATCATCTACATTTAATAGTGTTTCTCTAATAACAAAGACATCATCATCTGGTTGATAATGCTTCCGCATAATATCAATCACATCATCTTCATTCCTAATTAATGTACTTCTTTTATATGCAACGTCTGATTCGTCGCGATATTTAAAGAACTCCATTTTAGGTTCGCCTTGCTGCCTATATACTACAATGTAATTCATACTTATTCATAGTCTCGGATGCACTTAAGTACTGGTTGTAATGGTCTGCCATCGTCAGAGTAGTAGAAATACTTGACAGTAGCCATTTTACCGATAAGTTCCTCCATTCTGTCTAGATATTCATACTTAAGTTCTCTAGGTCCCATAGGCTTGGCTTCAAATTCCTTACCAGCCTGAGTCTTACATATGAACACCATATCTTCAGGACGTAATCCGTCACTATAGCCAACAATCTCAAACTCGTCGTCTTGATACATTTTGACTTTAATCATGGCATTAGTACGTCCTCCATAGTTATATGGTTTGTCCGGGTCTCTAATAACTATACCTTCAAACCCTTCGCTGACATATTTATCATGAAGCTTCTGAATGTTAGTCCACCCTACTACTTCCTCTTCTGGAACTATTCTAACCTTCAGGTCATCTTCATTCCAATTAGCATTAGGGTCAAAATCCACAATTCCAAGTATAGGAGCTATTTCGTCAGATATATAATTCCACCTTTCCTGTGCTGTCATATTAGCATCCATGGTATCATAGATGTAATATTCCAATTCATTGCAGCGGGATTCTCCAGATTCTAATCTTGCTGTACCACTTATATACTGCAAGCTTCGACCGTGAATGTAAAGTTCACCATCGAGAACCAAATCTGGCATCTTATTAAATAACTCTATCATCTTGGGATGTGTTCTTAGGTGTACTGTAGAAGCGTCATAATCGCCACCTCCCCGACTAGCAGATACTATCTCTCCGTCCTTTAGATAGAAAGAACATCTGACACCGTCTATCTTACGAGAACCTAGCCAGTACTTGATTTTATCAAATACCTTAGTAGCTACCTCCTCGTACTTCTTGGCTTTCATATGCTTCTTAAATCCATTTGAATCAGTAACACCCTCACCTAGGTGTTCTTCAACAAATGCTGCAACTGCCTTCGCATCCTCTATGTTAACAGAGGATGGAAGTAGCTTATAACCCTTATCTGTATACTTCTTTAGATGAGAATTGTACTCTAACTTAGCCTGTTCTGCAACAGTCCTTTTGGCTTTGCCTTGGAATATCCATATCTCTGGCTGCACAGTTACTTTGCCACCATACTGATAAGTCTTTCTTCTTATAACAAAGCCATGTTGGGCATCATCCCATTCGCAACTAATCTCGACTACTCTAGTTTTACCCTTGTTGTCTTTAGTTACTAATTTATCCATTTAAGATTTCAAAAGCCCTCATTGCACCTTCGATGTAATCTGCGGCAATTGCTTCCACTGCATCGTCATGTTCATCTGCATCACACACGCAAGATTTAGCATACTGTTCAGCGTCTTTCTCAATGGTTTCTACAAATTCTTCGTAATTCATAATTTGTTGTTTTATACGTCAGTGTCTAAATCATCTACAGTTAAAGGCTTATTACACTCTTGAATAAGGTTTCTAGCCAATTCGTCCTGTTTAGCTTTCAATTCCTTAATCTTCTCCATAGTCTCACTCATCGCCTTCGCATGATTAGCATAGGCATTATTAAGTGTCTGGATTTCCAATCCTATGTCGGATATGGCTTTACTCTTCTCGATTACTTCTACTGTACTTATCATTTCTCACCAGTATGCCCAAATCCACCTTTACGCTCTGTTTCATCTAATCTAGCAACTTCTTCCCATTCAGCCTTAGCTACAGTTGTGAATACCAATTGAGCTATACGTTCTTTATCCTCAATCCATACTGCTTCATGTCCTTGATTAATAAGAATAACGTGTATTTCATTCCTATAATCTGCATCTACAGTGCCAGGTGTATTTAATACAGTAATTCCCTTCTTTAAAGCTAAGCCACTCCTAGGTCTTACTTGGCACTCATAAATAAACTCGCAATCTGAATCAGTAGTGGGGAGAGCAATCTTTAATCCAGTCGGGATAAGTGCTCTAGCTCCTGGGTCAAGACGCAGCATAGTTACTTTATTGCCGTCCATTTTAGGTGATGCAAACACAACTTCGCAATCACCATAAGCTTTAATAGGATTGTCAACTGTTACTCTACTGAAGTCTGCACGTATATCCATACCTGCTGACATAGGAGTTTCATACTGGGGAAGTTTGTTATTCGATAGATTAATTACTTGAACTTTCATTGAACGTAAATGAATAAATTGAGTTTATAGTTGTGAATCTTTTATTCTCCCAGTCAATCTCAATTACATTAGATGTCTTGAACCATCTATCATTCGAATTAAGTTCTAAGGGAGCACCTTCTATAAATGCTTTAGTATATCCAGACTCCTTATGACCTTCTTCAATTCTAACGTTATTGGTTCCCAACACTTTGGTGATAGTCATAAAGCCCTTCTTACCATTGGTAGCAAAGTAGTCTTGCAGCCAAGTATGTACATGATTTGCATTACATTCACCAGCTTCTGTATAGAAAGCTTTGATTAATGTATCGTTATCATCATATACAGCCAAGAAAGGATTCTCTCTAGCACTACAGCTCCCTTTAATCTTGAAAGCCTTCTTGCGTTCCTTATAATGATTCACGTCATAAGTTTCAAAATTAAATACGTAACCGTTCATTGTTGATAGTGTGTCCTTAAATGCATCAGGACGTTGGCTATCATAAACATACTTAAATGTTAGCATTCAACAATATAGTATTTAGGAAATAATATTCCATCTAGTTCCAGCTCTACTTCTTGAACAACATCAAATACATCAAATATGTCATTATAGTAAGCTGCTGCCATTTCCTCATCAGTGATTCTAGTAATGGCATTATCTATCGACTGGTCAGCTAATTTGCTAGCTAACATTCTACGATAGTTATCAACGATTCTACATGCCTCGTGTTCAGTTAATATGTAGAATATCTTACCATTTATATGATATTCATATATTCCTGGCCATATGCTCTCTTCCTCTGTACAAAGAGTGTATACTTCTGGCATGTCTAGTTTATAAGCTACCATGTATAATCGTTCTGGATGTTCAAATCCTCTACATAGAGCTTCGTTTACAAAATCTGAGTAATTCATAGGTATTAAGTCAATACATAAGCATCTGTTTTAGTTCTTGATAAAGATACATATTGAAGCTGTCGTAGTTCTAATAAGTCTCTATCCAACTTAAGATTACCGGTATCTACAAACACATTATTGTAAGAGCTGCCTTGACTCCTATGTGCTGTTATAGCGTATCCATAATCAAAAGTTTGTGGCTTAATTACTCTATTATCAAATAACAGTGGTACTGGGGTTGCAAAGGACTTAGTCATGTCAAAATACTTACCCCATAAATATCCAGATTTAGTTCTATTACCCCACCTTTTCGCCTGTATAGCATCTAGCCTTATAGACTCAATCTGTTGTGCCAAAGTTTGCAGGTAGTCTGGATTTATGTCTGTTGGGTCTATTATGAATACGTCTAATAGCCGTCTATCAACGCTATCATATAATCCCAATTCGAACCCTGGAAGTCTAGTAAAATGAGGTACATTCCTAGTGGTTCTTCTAATGCTTGTAATTATATAGTCTGAAGAGTTAAAGAACATTTCTCCATTATATTCAAAGTTCTCACAGCCAGTTAGAAACTCGAATTTATGATAAGGTTCATTGTCATTGTATAGTATTCTGCGTATACAATCATTGAATCCTTTAACTCGCTTATTAGTATAAGCTATCAGCTTAGTATAATTTACATCATTATGCTTTATTCCATGATTAATCTTATTAGCTGCATCAACCATAAACTGCTTAGTGTCATTATAACAAATGAGAGAACCCTTCTCTCCCATTCGAGTTTCGAATTTAGATATAGGATTCTCTCTTAATGTTAATAATATTGGTGCTAATGCTGTATTCTCGTCTTGCCTAAATATCTTGGTTAGACGGACAACATTTTCATGACTAAACACTTTACTAAGACCTCCGTTCTTAACTGGGGCAATCTGTGCAACATCCCCTATAAATAAGATTTTGCACTGATGTGTTTCACAATAGTCTACAAGTAAATCATAAAGTTCATCACTAACCATAGATGCCTCATCAATGATTATTAGTCCTTTGTTTGGAATGTCTCCCATACCATCGGAATAGAACTTCAAGTCTTTATAGTCTAAATTAAATATATCCAGTTTAGGGGAAAGTGCTAGCAGTTTATGTAATGTAGTAGCTCTATAGCCAGTAGCCATTTCAAGTACTGCTTTGGCTTTATGAGTAGGAGCACACAACTTAAAGAATCTACAACCTCTAGTACTATCTAGATATTGTACAAATTCATTCATAACAGCTGTCTTACCTACTCCTGCATAGCCAGTAAGAACTAATATCCTATCTGGACTATCTAAAAACCTAATCATTCTATCTATAGCATATAGCTGTTCGTCTGACCAAGCTATTGTACTCATAGTTCTCTATTCCAAAATCTAAAGGTAATATCCTTTAATTTAGGACCGTCATCAGTCATTATCGTTTTATATAATCTCTGATTGGTATTTGGATTATCAAGTGGTCCACATTCCTCTATGTAAGGTCCTAACTTGATGTAATCGAAATTGTGCAAATCAATTTCATCTGCCAATGTAGCTCTACCACTATACCACCCAATCTTTATATCAAGTGGTACTGTTTGCTGCCATTCCATTTCTGTTTCGGCAGGAATGGTTACTTTGGGAAACCTAATTTCCTTATGAATAGTAAACTTATCAGCCGTTTTAGTGGTAGTTAACGTCCTTACTAATCCAGCATAGTGATTAATGAGCTTAGGGTCGTTATCGCCACCCATAAAGCAAATGGCAGTAATTCCCTTATTCTCATTAATAAGCTTCTCTATTCTAGTAATAGTCAGGACTTCCCCAACGTCTCCTGCCAAGTAAGAGCTATGACAGCCCTTACAATGACATGGACAATTGGATATGTTTATGGCTAGTGTAGTCTCATCAGGAATTTCCCTGAAGACTATATCGAAACCTACATATTTAAGCATGAGTATAAAATCTTCTACTAGCTTCCTCTTGCCTTGCTTGGCTAAAGTTACTAATACGTTTCAAATAACCAATAACTCTAGTAGCATAATCAACGTTCTTACTCCCACATTTTGGACATTCCTTAAGATACCTTTTATCAATATGTCCACAATCATTACAAATAGTATTTGGAATATTAAATGTGAAATAATTAGTACCATTGACTGCTGCCACTCTCAACAAGTTACGATACTGTTCCTTACTAAGATGTTCATCGAGATTCATATGCAATGCACTACCTCCGTCTAAGTATTGTACATATTCCTTGCCATGTAATTTGAACTTGTCAAGTACGGTAAGAGATGTGTCTTCAACAGCATAGAAATAGCTATTATAGCAATCTCTAGGAACTACATAACCTGCTTTCCTGTCCCAATTAGCATGTTTAACCCCAAGGTTCTCTGCTGGAACAAATTCTGTGTTAAACATTAACTCCTTAGTTCTCGCTTTACGATTTTCATCACTGATAGTTTTAAGGATAGATTGCATAAACTCTCTATAAGTTGGATTATCATTAACTGGGATTCCTAAGAACTCCGCAGCCTCAATAACTCCATTAACACCTATAGTCAAATACTGCTTCTTCATATCAATGAATCCAGCTGTATATACAGTAAGCAACCCGTCTTTTAAATAGTCTTTAAGCAATTCATTATATGCTGTTTGGAACTTATGAACTTTCTTCACATTCTCACGCAAATACTCAATCATATCATACCCATTATTAACTGCATCCTGAACTAGCCTATTGATATTTAAGGTCATTACTGACTTACTACCAGTAGCAATACCACCAGCTCCAAGAGAATAACTGAATTGATTATCAGTAACCTCATTACGAAGTCTGCAACAGGAAGATAAGGAATCAGGACTATCGGACATATAAGTAAAGAACGAGTGTCCTTTGCTATACATCTCTGCTGTAAAGTCTGCATACTCTTCATCAACAACATCCTCTCCGTTAGTTAGAAGCGCCATGGTCTCAACAGGGAATGTAAGAATACACTTAGTACGTTCCTCATTAAACCATTTAGCAAATTTCTTCTGCAACCAACTAAGAGATTCCCATTGAGGTTGTGTACCGTCTGGGAAATAGAACTCTCCAAAGATACCTTCAAAGTAGTTCTTATCAAAATAACTGATATTCCAGAATACTGATTGGAAGTTACGAGCAGCTGCTGGCTGATTGATTGAATATACAATCTGCTGGAACTTCTGCTCTAACGTCTTGTCAATATTTCTGTGTTTGTCAACCATTTCCTCTGGACGTTTCCAGTAATCATCACCCCACTCTTTACGGGCAAAGTAATCAAAGTACATTAGAAACTCTCCAGTTGCTACTGCACCTGCAAATTGAGAACTAATCGCAAATACCAGATTAACGAACATGCCACAGAAAGAATCCAGGTTCTTGGGTCTGGCAGACAAACCTCCAATTGGCTGTAACCCCTCCAATAGAAAGGGATACATAGTGATAGCCACGCAGTAGGGCATAATCGATGTTTCATCATGCTTATAAAGTAAATGTTGTTCCAGCATACGGATATATTCCTTAGCTAGCTCCTCTCCATATAACTCTCTGATTTTATCAGTAAGAATTGCACGATTTACCTTAATAACATCACCTTTGAACAATTCTCCATTTAAGGTTACAATGTTCTTCTCGGTAACATTAGCATTAGCATCGTATTTACTACCAGTTGCGGCATTCTTGGCTTTAGCATAGTCTTTAATGAATTGTTTCTTTTCATTTAAAGCCCTGCTCTCTGCCCTTTTACGCCTGTACAAGATGAATGCCTTAGCAACATCATAATAATCACATGCCATAAGAGCTTTCTCTAACTGGTCTTGAAGCTCCTCAACTGAAACTATGTTGTTAATATACAACTCATCTTTAATATCCTGAAGAATATCAGAATCAATTGGTTCGTTAACAGCGTTAAATGCCTTAGTAATTGCGGCATCAATCTTATTAACGTCGAAAGGTTCTACTTTTTTGTCTCTCTTAATTACTAACATTAATTAGAAGTTTAATATGTTTCTTAGTAATAGAGTCTTCTCTGCTCTATTCATCAAATCTTTACCCTTGTCATTACTAATTAGCTGCGTAAATGCATTGTACACAGTAAACATATCCACCTCATTACCCACTCCAATATAATATGAAGAATCTGGGTCCTCAAACATAGAACTATACGCCTTAGTAACAAGGTCTGTTCCTATCTTGACATCTCCATAACCTACATTATAAACCATATGCATAGCATTTCTTTGCCATTTGCCTAAGTTTAAACTTACTAAATCGTCTTCAGCTTTCCATGTAGTATTATGAAGATTCTCCAACATCAGCTTTATATCAGAAGTCTGACTTAATAAATACTCTACAGCTTTATAACTCAAGGCTTCTTCTGGATTAACTGGCTGCATTTGAAGAAATTCTGGGTCAAATACACAGAGATTTGTACATGCTCTGTTAAGTGCCCCTCTATAAATCTTGGCTACTGGCTTACGAACATCTAGTCCGTAGACCATGCCAATAACTTCATCATGATTGTCAAAGCTGCAACTCTCTGGCATTACAGCTTGAATCAATACACGATTATATGTAATATCATCTGCATTAACATCTCCATCGACTGTCCTAGTGACCTGTTTAGGCAATTCTACTTCAACTATAAAGTCTTTAGTAAACTTGGACATTCTTTCAATAAAAGGTTCTACATAGGCAGCAGTTGGTAAATATGCTCTCTTACCTATTCTAGTAGCCTTACCATTCATGAGTTGGTCAATACTTATTTGCATTCTTCGTTTGTTGTTTGATTATCAAGAAGTTCTCTGGTCAAAACTTCCCACACATCTTCATCATAACGAATCTCTATTAATTTGATATTATTGTCTTTACAATATTGCCTAACATACTCGTCACGAGCTTGTTGTCGCTCAAATTTGAAAGACCCGCCAAATGCCATTTTAGGATTATAATGTTGAATGCCATTATATTCCACAAAGGTATTATATTCTGGTAAGTAAAAATCAATATAAGCGTGTCCAGAGGTGTTAATCTCATTAGGCACTTGGATAGTGTATTCCCTTATAAATTTAATTCCATTACTTAACAAAATGTTACATACCTCTTCTTCGCCCTTTGAACTTGAGCAGCTAGGGCAGCCACTACCTTGTATATGGCTATTTGGAGTCTGCCAAAATTCACCATGTTCAGGGCATACAATACAGACCTTTGTATGACTATCGTTGTACTCTACTCTAGAATAATCATAACGTGTGCCATGAATGCGTCTGGCATCCTTTAGAAAGTCATCTAAGGACTTCTGCATATACTTTGCATGACTTTCAGCAGAGCATTTTGGACACCCTTTATACCTAAGAAAGTGGTTAGGAAGGACTTCAAAGTCACCGTGTTTGGGGCATGTTATAACTATTCTAGTATCCCACCCAGTATATACAGTTTTACTATAATCTAAATCTGGGTAGTACTCCTTAAATTTCTTTATGTAAAGGTCATTAAACTTTTTAAGTCTTTCTTCCTCTTTACATTTCAGACATCCTACACCTCTCGATAGAGTGCCAACACGGGCCTTAAATTCACCATGTTTAGGACATACTATGGTAACATACCCTCTAGTGCCATTATATTTGACTTTAGAGTAATCATAATTATCCCCAAACATGTCACGTAAACGGTTAATAAATTCTTCATTAGATAATGAAAGCTTGCTACTTTTAGCTAATGAAGCACACTCAGGACAACCATCCCCTCTAGAAATATGCAATCCGGATATAGCTGTAAAGTCGCCATGTTTCGGACAAGTGATGATTATTCTATCTCTACTTCCAGTGTACACAGATTTAGAATAATCATATTTATCTCCATGTTTAATTCTAGCTTTATTAATCCATTCTTCAGTAGTAAGTTTCTTAGGCATTATAGTAATAATTCTGACATTAAGCATAGTTTATTATCTACAATACTTCCATACATATCCATACGCTGTACTATTTTGACCATTTGCACAAGCATAAATTGTCTTCCTTTTGTAATCAGTCCCATTTTCAATAGAATTTATACTGTCCCATACTTTAATTAAATTTCCATCCAAATCATATTGTTCTATAGACTTGGTTTTCTTCACAGGAGAAACCTCTTCCACAGAATACCTCCAAATGAATCCCCCAGCAGACTTGTATCTACCTTTTAAACAGTTACTAATAGAAGGTCTATTAATTCCAAGAGCTTCTCCAGCTTGTTTAACACTATCCCATTCCTTGATTAGATTTCCATCTAAATCATATTGATAGATTGTCTTAACTTGCTTTGCTGTTCTCTTAGCTATAGCTTCCTCAGACAACCTCTTTCCCAAGTGAGCCTCTCTACATTTCCGCTTAGTTTCCTCAGTCCTCTTGACTCCTAAAGCACTATCAGCAATCTTTTGAATATTCAGGTCTGGTTTCAAAGTGTCTATCCACCATTGCTCCCTCTCTATGCATAGTTCCCTAGGACATAATTCCATTATCTCAAATGTGGCAATGCCATATTTATTAAATGCGTTCTGCGCGAACCTAGAGTGGTGTATATCTCTAATAAAGTCTAACTGGTGTTGTCTCCACCGTTTTCTAAAAGAGATTGCTGCACTACCGATGTAAACATGATTCTGGATAGTAATCTTATAGACTCCAGTTGATAGGGTACAATCTTGTCCCTGGAATACATAATTAAATTTAAAATTTTGTTCGTCCATATATTAATAACTTTTTGACAAAGTTACTAAACAATATGGACGAATCAAAACTATTTGTATGGAATTATAGAATTTCTAACTTAGGACTTAGCTGTGATTAATCCATCTAATCTATTACCAGCTTCGTCGACAATAGAATAGTCACAGCTCCAACATGTATTTCCAAAATTCTTGTGAATCCATTCGGAACTTCCAAATAATGAACCAACTGACTTATAGGTAAATCTTCTACCATAAGTAGTGGCTGACTGATGTAAATCTCCTTTTACAAAGACTACATTACCAGTGATGCCCTTATTGTCCAAATATTCATTGATGAAATTCTCTGTCTTCACGTCAAGAGTTAATGGTAGATTCTTGAACATGTCTTTATTATCTTTACCATGACACATTACATAGGTAGTTTCATTAAGAGTAAACTCTCCTATGAACTTGTCAAATACTTGACATTTAACATCAAACTGTTCTAATACAGCAGCTAATGCCAAGTTAGCAGCATAACCAAAATCACCATCATGATTGGACTCGCCAACACAATAATAATACATATTGGTATGCTTTACATTCTCTATCAGAGATTTAACAAAGCTAGTCATTAACTTAATATAAGTTTGCAATTGCTCCTTATTGCCCATGTTTTGAGCCAGTTCATGACCACCTCTTGTAGTTTGTCCATTATATCCGTCAAGAGAATCTCCAAGATTGCAGATAACTATATTCTCAAACCCACCACCAATGTAATAAGCTTCAGTATATACTCTCTTTATAATCATGTCAAATCTCTTCTTCATTTCTTCTTCGTTATAAGGATTCTGATAAATAGATAGAGGAGACACTGTGGCTCCAGTATGAATATCAGACAACCATATGATTAGGTCTTTGCCGTTAGAAATTGTCGGCATACGTCCCCAGTCATACAGATTATTGAAGTCTAGCCCTTCTATAAGAGCTTTGCCGTCAGCTATTTTAGCTTTCAGTTCGGCATTCTCCATGGCATACTTCTTAAGTAGTCGCTCGTTATTCTTGATGCGTTCTGCTTCTATGCCCCTTAGGAAGTCATTCTCCTTCTCCCTTAGTTGCATATCTTTAAGCTCGTCAATAGTATTCTCCTCAATAACATGAGGAGCAAATGGTGCTGCGGCTTTAGTAATATTGAAGACTTTGAGAATCTTCTTAAACTCCTCTAGAGAATATTCAGGGAAGCTACGACTTACTTCTCTTTGTGTTATGGATGAACCATAATAAGAGTAAAGTCTATGAATCATATTCATTTCATCCCTAGTAAGACTGCCAGTAAATGGTGCTTTGTCTCTTAGCGGGATAGTGAATTGATACTTAACAATCTTACCTTCATCATTTCTGACCAATGTAATCTTGCCAGTACTAGTTTCCTCCTCTTCAGAAGATGTCACTTCTTCCGATTTAGAACGACGTATAATACCTCTCTTGCTAACCTTGTCATACAGACTCATTATCATGTCGTAGGATTCCTTGTCGATACTGCCATCAGCTATATCTTTGTTTACTACCTGTTTCTTTACCCAGAAGTAATTCTGTGGAAGACCTACTTGTTCTGCATATGCATTTAAACTAATGTTCTGTTTTAAAACTTCTTGTAAGTGATTGATTAGCTTGGTAATTGTTGTTTCTCTCATTTCTGAGTTAAAATTAGATAACCTTTCGGCGCTTATATAAAATCTAATCTCTTTTAGTTATGCACATCTGAATAAAAAGAAAAGGGACTACCTTATTCACATAAGATAATCCCTTTGATATTTAAAGTCAATAGAAGTTAAATTTTATCCTTCGACCCCAAAGCAAATATATGTACCCATCTTAGCTGATTTTGACGGAGTGTATTTTACTTCAAAAGCACCGTCTTCGCCTTCAACTACAGCCTTGATGTACTTGCAATAGATATCGCCAGTATAACCTTTCTTAGTGTAAAGTTCTTTAGCGATTTCTTTGGCTTTAGTTTTAGTTTCAAAGTTCAAGAACAATACTTCACCAGTTGCAGGATTGATTCCCTGATAGCCAGTTTTGTATTTACGTTTACCTTTCTCGTTCTTGATGTCACGCATAGTATAAGGACGTTCACGAGTATCAGCAGAACCTGCTTCAAATGTGATAGAACATCCGATGCCAGCAGCAAACTTAGTATGCTTAGCCAGATACTCTGCTTCAAATTCTTTCAAAGCTTTCTCTGAAATAGGTTTACCAGCTGTCTTCCATGCCTGAGTTGCATCACGAATTACTTGGAAAGGTGCTTGTGCGATTGCTTCTTGTTTAGTATAACCTTTTACTTCTACGTTCTTAAAATTTACTTGGTTTGTCATAATTAATTGGAATTTAAACATTAGTTCATTGTCATATCTCTTTGTTATTGTATTACAAAGGTACTGCTTTAATAGTAAACTACCAAACAGTTCTAATGCAAAATAATCTAAATTTAATTCTATTAATCTGACTCTCCTTCGAGAGGAAAGTGTTACAAAGATACTACATTTCTTGTAACTACACAAGTAAATTGCCAACAATTAGTGAGTTAATAAGATTTAACTATTATCGTTTGGCGGAAAGCAAAATTCATTTTTAGTCATTTGCTCCCATGTGTCTCGACTTTCCTCGTAGAACTTGTCCACGATTTCGTCAGAGCGTTTCTCTATTAATCCTGCTGCCCATAACAGCTGGTGGAAACGCATATCGGGATGTTTCCTGGCTAATACTTCCAAACTATGAATTATAGCCATGTTATTCAAATATCTGTCATGTACCATAATTAAAATGGCGTTTCTGGCGTAGTAGGTTCCCAAGGAAGCTCTTTATCAAGAATTTCATTAATCTTAGCAACCATATCTTTAGCCGATTTTAAATCAAATGTCAAGAACTCGGTAGTGTTTCTCATAAAATCATCACATATAACTGCGAGACCTTTAAGAAGACCCTCCGAATTATGACTTTCTTTGCCCTGTCTAATCTTCTGGATTACTTGCCAAGTAGTTGCGTTAGGAGTTTTGTTCCTAGCTTGCTTAGTAAGAAAGCATATTAGTGATATTAAAGCGAACTTAGTTCCTATATCACAGGCCAGACATCCTAAACTGAAGTACTGCTTGTAGTATTCCTTCAAATCATTCATAGTAGGCTCATAGTATTCCATCAGCATCGTATCCATAAAGCTCGTAATATGCTACACGCCTCAACAATGTAGTAAATTCAGTAAAACCCGACAACATATGACCATTATTAACAGGAAACACTCCAGACCTAAAATCCGGAACTGTTGATACCACTAACATATTAGCCTTAAGTGTGGGCTTTGCCTTATATTCATTCTCTATGTACAATTTCAGCATCCACATATACATAGCCATTTGCCTAGCATAGTGATACTTATCAAAGCTCTCATGAAACTTAGTGAGATAATGTCCACTAGTCTTCAAGTCATTGAGAACTAATTCATTCGACTCTGGACTGTATGTAAAATTATCCAACTTAGCTTTTAGTTTGAGAACCTTACTAAGACCATTATGCTCAACAAGCACATCTATTAATAGTACAGACTCATTCTTGGAGATTGGCTTCTCTAATAAATAGTCTGGATTCAATAAGGATTGTATTTGTGGATTACATTCAACTGATACAATACATTCTCGTAGTTTGTCTCTAGATTTAGCATCAAGATAAATTGGAACCTTATCTGCAACATATTTGCTGCCCCACTCATAAGCTGTGCGTTGAGCATAATAGTTCTCGCATTTTATGCGCAGAGCATCCATTTTGTCTTCATCCATTTTACCTTTATAATAGCTAATCTTGTCAGACGCTACTACTATCTCATCCTTAGTAACAACACCATTAGCTATAAATAAAGGATACAGCTCATCAGCCATGAATCCGGCTTTAGCTGTTGGTCTATCTACAGACTCTACAAGAATAAAAGACTCTGGTTGCAGTACTAGTTCATGTACTGCCGAACCAAAGTACAGCGAATCGGAGTATCTTCCATCAGCACCCAGTCCTGCTAAATAAGCTTCTGGGCTACCTCCTTGTTCTGGGTTTATAAGCTTCAATCTAGAATTACTAATGTAATCAGAATAAGCTTCACTGAAATACTCCTCATCACTTATCTCAAGGAACTTGATAGTTTCAATTAGTGGTGTAATTTTAATGTCTTTAAGCATAACTCCTCATGAATTGATAAGCATCTATAATCTCATCTTTACATAAGGAGAATACTTTAAACATAGGAAAGTCAATAGTCCTTTCTGTATGCATTAATAATGCAGGCAGTCCAGAACGTTGACATTTTAGTACGTTACTTAAAGAATCGTCAATAAAGACATCCACTTTACCTTTAATCATATCAGCCTTATTACCGTGTTGGTAATACATTTGATAGACTGGTCTATCTGGGAATCCATTTCGTCTTAGCCATTCTTTAGTCCAAGTTTTATTGTTTACACGTTTAGTGCAATATAATTCCGGAACAAAATCAGGTCTGTTAACTACTTTGAGATTTAACCAGAAGTCTCTGTCCTTACTAAGAATACGTTGTACATTCCTAGTAATCATGCTATCTTCAAGCATACGTGGATTACTAGCTGTATCGAAGTACTCACAGTAAGCACCCCAAAAGTCAGCTAGACAATCGTCAATATCTAAACCTATTCTAAACATTCATTGTCATCTTGTACGACTAGAACTCTTCTATATCGTATATGTCACCAATAATTATCTCTTTGTCTTTAGCCATAGTACCTGCCAGTTCATCATAATCACCTGGAGGGTCTATGTCATAATCTGTAATGAATAAGTCAATAAACTTATCCTCAGCTTCTGTAAAGCTTCTAGCTCTTACCTTCTCTAGCCATAAATCACCGTCGTCCAGACTATAACAAGGCAGAATATAAGTGTTCATCAGCAGATATAATAATTAAATGATTCAAGATTTAGTAAGTCAAGATGTGAATATATCAAATTTGCCATAGGATATTCTAATCAAGCATTACTAAACAAAGAAAGCCACAGATTACTCCGTAGCCTTCTTAATAAGTTCATAAAAGAAATCTTTACTCATCATAACGTATTCTCCGTCAGAGCCCATGTTTACTCCCTTGTCAATCTGCTTGTTCCAGATTATTACTAAGGGTCTATCTTTACGACCACATGTTTTGATAATTTCAGCAATAGACGGTGTGTTCTTAGTACATTTACATTGTACGTAACATGGCAATTTGTCCTCGGTTTCAGCTATGTCAATTTTAGCATCGTCCAGATTCTTGGACTCACTACGAGATGACTTTAGGCCTTTATAACCAAGTCCTATCAATTCCTTAATAATCTTAAGTTCATAATTATTACCTTTACGTTTAGCATATGCACCGTTACGTTTCTTCTTCGGTTTTACTTCTTCAGTGTTCTCCATGCCCTTTCAATTAAATTAAGTGTCTTCTCTCTACCATATTTAGCATGAAAGTCAGATATATCTTTAGCTCCATAAGACCTAGGAATGAAGATGCAGTCTATGTTAAACTTCTTTCTTATCTGGTTCATGTTATGAATGCCAGGTAAGTCGTTATCATAGAATACAACTATCTTCTTAAATCTTTTACTCAACTTCTCGAATTGAGATTCAGTTAAGAATAAATTCTCTGAATTAGGAGCTATTGCAGTAATTCCTAAAGAATATAGACACATAACGTCTTTCATACTCTTAGTAACTACTAACAAATCGCCTTCTGCCGGAAGCTGATGTGCTCCCTGTAACATGATAGACTTCCAGTTAGATAGAAACCGTGTAGTTCCTCTTTCTCTAAATGGAAAGTAGATTCTCCATAACTCAACCCCTTTATCGTTCTTACCACGATAATAGCCAAACATGGGATTCTGTGGACCAGTAGTGGCATAATAACTGCCATTTAAATAGACAGCCTTGCAAGAATAGACTCTGAATCTCTTCAGAATCTCCTTAGTAATACCATATTGTGCCCACCACTGTAGTTCAGATTCAGTGAACTCTTGTACATCAGCTCTTATAATCGCAGGTCCATCGTCCTTAAATTCAGACTTACTTGCGACTACAGGCTTATTGTTCTTAGGTAACGTTTTATGAGTTATATAGCCAAAGTCGTTAGCAATTATTTGCAATGCCTTATAATAAGTACAACTATACTTATACATAACCACACTAATGAAATTACCATAGAACTGTCCGCTGAAGTCATTGAATATGATGTCTCCAGACGCATTCCTATAAAAGGAACACGTAGGAGAATTATCATTTCTCAACGGAGATTTAAACAACCCTTTCTTAACTGGGATTCCTAGATAGTACTCAAGATAAGTTTCCTGAGTCTGCCTTTCAAGTAAATACTTCTTAGTAATTTTAGGTTCATATTCCAATACCATATTATTTCAATGTTTAATGTTTGAACCTCAAATTTACTAATTAATTATTACACTTCAAAGTCAAGGTCTGTGTTATCTGTGGCTGCATCATTAGATGCTGCAAAATCGTCAGAACTTGTACCAGGCATGTCAGTAGGGCCGTTACTCTTCTGTTTATTCATCTGACTGATTTCATAGTCAGAGAAGAATACTTTGTCTCCTAACCAGTTGTTAGAGATATATGCATCACCTGCTTTACTGATATTGACGAAATAAGGCAGACAAGGTTCGCCTTTCTTATTAGCAATCAGCTTCAGATTAGTATGCTTATTAACTGCATCCTTAGTGATGTCGGCAAATGTCTTTACCAATTTCTCAAACTCTTCCGGAAGGGCAAAAGTTTTAGTTTTAAATGCTTCATATTTCTTAGGAGCAAGTTGTTCTCCAATATGAGCTAACATAAATTTAAACTTCTCAAAGTTGGACGGACTTTCACGTTCAACTCCATTGTTAGAGCTTACTTGTCTTACATCATCTCCCTCTTTAGGACAGAATACTGTTTCTTCATAAACACCATTCTCATTCTCGAATGAAATTCTCATGGTTTTGTACACTGCGTCAGGGTCTTTCTTACCCTTAAACTCATCAAATGTTATTCCCTTGAAGATAACATCGTGGATTTCCCATGGTTTCAGTCTTGGTTTAATAGATGATGTACCGTTCGTGTTTGTTAAGTTGAAATTCATTGACATAGTTTATAAGTATTAAAGTTCAAAAGTTAATGGGTCAATCTCTTTAGCTGACTCATCTCCAATCTCTGTGTCTAACGGTAAATCAATGTTGTCGCTTTCATCTTCTAATACCTCTATGTTATCTACTTCAGGCTCTTCCGGCCTTTCAGCATTACCAACTAATACGAAGAGGTCGTCTTGACCTTTCATCGTAGTTACTGTAAATGTATCACCATACTGACGTAGCATGTCATTAGCTTTACCTCTACAGCTGACAGACAGACTCTTAGTAAGTTTGTTTCCACCTTTGGTTCCAAAGGCTTCATCAGTTCCTATAACGGGGAAAGTGATTCCGTCAATTTTCTGATATTTAATACTAAGTCTATCTTCCCAAGCAACTCCCATTAATTGGGCAGCTGCTTTATTAAGTATGTACTTGTTAGGGTCTAGGGTAATTTGCGGTTCAGATGTCTCTGGAACCTCTTCCTTGACTGTTCTAGTCTTTACTTCTTCTTTGACAATCTCCTGCTTTAGAGATTTATACTCTCCAGTAGCTGGGTCAAAGTCCAAAGTTAACAGCATTTTAACTATCATTCTCCGTATTCAAATTTATTGATTGTGTCAATCACCATCTTCATATTAGGTTCAACATATAAATCAGGGAAACATCCTGCGGTACTTCTACAAGTATCTGGACCAAGTGACCTTGTTCTGAATTTATAGTCAACCTCTTCATCATTTACAATCTTCTCTGCATACAGCAAATAATTAAACAGTCCATCTATATTAACAGACCTATCCAACATCTTTCCAGTAGTAAATAACTTATATTTAGGGTCATAGTCGTTACCGTCATTTACAATATGAGATATGAACACTACAATTAAATCCTCTCTAAGAGTCATAGCCTTCATTATTAAATCATAATAGTGCTTTGCAAAGTCAATATGCTTATCATATCCTTTCTCCGCACTTCTAGACATCACCTCTTGTGAAAGAAGATAATTACTATCGTCAATTACTAAGACCTTAATCTCTGGCATTTTAACATTAACTACATTCATGATGTTCATCACTTTGGCAAATTCATTGCTGAAATACCAATTTCCAACATAGTTCTTGTCTTTGTCCTGAGTTAGCTTCTTGTAATTCTTCCTAAATCCTGGAATTGATAATTGTTTAGGAGTACAGCTAATGATAAATGTCTCCTTTGGGTTTAAATACTGTAGGGAACTAGACTTACCACTTCCCGAAAATCCTCCAAGTCCTATAATTTGGCTCATTAAATCATAATGTTATGGTTACGCGTAAATCATCTTTCTTAGTTCGTTCTATCTCGACTTCCCTGTCTGGGAAATCAATAATAGTCCAATCTGGATTCTTATACTTGTCATAATCATTGATTTCAGACGCAGACGGAAGCTCTTTAAAGATACCACACCTACCATAAAATCCTACACCAATGGCTACGTCAGACGCACCAAATCTATTCTTAAGAACCAATAATGACCTGAAACCATCCTTTAGCTCTTTAATGCAATATCCTCTATATGTAGACAATTTGCTTCTAAATGGATTAAATAATACCAATACTACATTGGCATCCTCACTCGGAGAACCACTCTCTTTTAAATCTGACAAATCAGGTTCTTGCAAGCCTTGTTTTAGTCGTTCTGCATTATTAGCATTTCTATTGAACTGCATAATATTGATTGGAGATATCTTACATTTATTTCTAAATGAGACACCATATGCCGATATGGTATCAATCTCCTCTTTCTTGCTACGACCCAACTGTGGTCTCACTAAGCCTAAGTGGTCAGTAATTACTGCGATAATTTGTTTCGGATTATTAAGTTCATAAGTATCTTCATCAACAAAGGTTCCAAATTTCTTTAAATCCTCTATGATTAGAGACTTATACTTCTCTGAATTGAGAGTGCCGTCATGTATTATTAGTCTGTCCTCTATAGATTCTAGCCATGGAATACATTCCTGTACTAACTCATAATCCTCATTAGAGAGTGTAGAGTCCTTGCCTCTAGACAATAACTCTTTAAAAGATATTTGTTTACCATATGTCTCATATATATGAAGAGAGAGCAATTTAGCAAGTAACTGCTCAGCACTCATCTCCAAAGAGAATATAATAAACTGAACATCCTTATCAGAATCAGAGTCCAGTAGAGCCTTATATATGAAGGAGTGAAGCACGAAACTAGTCTTACCGTTACCAGTTCCTGCGGCAATCAGGTAATAGGTCTCTTGAGTTAATCCGTCAATTATATGCTCCAGCTTAGGCATTCCAAGTGATAACCCTTGATTGTCACCTTCTCTACCTCTTTTGATAAGTTCGATTAGTCTGCTAGTATATGTCATAGTTCCGTCATAGTATCAAACACTAATTCTTCATATGTTCCATCTTTAAACTTCTCGATGCCTTCCCAAGCCTTAGACATTATAAAGTCAGCAATGTTGACATTTATCAGATTACATTTGTTCTGCTTAGCCCAATTGACTAACTCTATCACTCTTTTATGATTCTCAAGTTTCCACCCTATATTCTTGCCATATCTAAAGAACATGTCTTCTAAAGTGTTAAACTTCTTAGACCAGTTCTTTAAACTATACTCCCTACCATTAATAATGACAATATCTGGGTATGCTTCCCAGAACTCTCCTCCCAGGTCTCCGGAATATTTTCTATAATTCTTAATGAAGTTTTCATTAAAGATTACAGATTCAGGGTCAAACGTCTGACCCTCTGCGGGAATTTTATACTTCTTAGTAATGACTCCCTTCACCTGTAGACTTAATAATACGTCTCTAAGGCGGGTTTTAGTTATTGGCATTCCCAGATATCGGATGAGGGAGTCTTTATGTCCCTCTTCTGGTTGTGCCAAGAATAGCAACTCAATCATTAACAACTCCTCAGCAGTAAGCCTATACTGCTCCATTATTAACAACTGATTCTCTATTGTTAAACTTAATTTCTCCAAGCGTATTGATTAATAAGTAAATAACTTACTAATCTATCAGCTGTGATACTTTGTTATTCTGATTTCTCAGTGTCCTCAATCACATAAGCTTCGCCTGCTACTTCGTAAGGAGCTATAAACTCTTTAAAGAGTTCTGTCTGCCTTGCTACCATAGCCTTGACGTCATAGATTCCACCTTCAAATTCAATTTCACCGTTTTCGTTGACACCACTAGCATGAATGATACTATCAAACGTGTTAGTAAGCATTACAAGTTCAAGCAATCTTTCAGTTGTCATGTAATTTTGACCGTTAAGGATTACAAAGATACGATAATCTTGTTACATTTCAAAACGAATCTACTTAAATTTCAGGCTCGTAATAAGACTTTGCACATCTAGAGGGCTGCGCTCTAAATGCACAGACATCATGCAAATACGATGCTCTGAATGCTTCTCTAACAGCTCTAATAGCTTAACAGCATCAACATCAGTAGATACTGTTGAAGTTCTATCAGGCTGCCCTTCAGCACCTATGTTGCAATATAACACTCTAAACATTAGAACCTAAATATCATTTTAGTTTCTTTGTTCTTCTTAGGAGTAAATTCTCGCCCTTCTAGTAGATTTAATAAATCAGAATCGGCTATAGTGATATAATCCTTACTACCAGTACTCTTGCGAAACCATTCTTCTTCAACAGTTCCCTTGATTACTAAAGTAAAGACTTCCGCTACTTTATTCTCTGCCTTTCTAATAACTCTACCTATTCTCTGCGTCTTAGACGTAGGACTGGAATCATATCCAAGAATAACGGCTACTGACAGTCCTGGTATGTCAGCTCCTTCATCTAACATCTTAGAAGTATTAAGTACTCCCACAGATGCTGATTTAAACTCCTCTAAAGTCATCCTTCCCTTCTTCTTAGTTTCCTTACTAGATAGTACCTTACCATACTTGATTTGTTCGGCAATCTTGATTGTCTTACTAAAAGTAATACATTTCTTGTCTTGCCTATGCTCAAGTATCATATTTGTAAGTTCTATCTTTTTAGGATGTTCATAAATAAACTTCTTCCTTGCCTGTAAAGTCCTATTGAAACCCATAGCATGAATTAGAATGGTCTTATTAAGAGCTTTCCATTCATCTGGTTTCTTGTCAAAGTCGGGAAGCATAATTTTAGCTAGCTCAATTCTCTTCTGCCATTTAGTAGCACAAGCCATAGCAAGTGTAAAATCATGACCGAAGAAAGCAAAATGCTCATAAAACTCTCTATTTAACTCATAGTATTTGTCTAGATTGTCTACTTCTACCATGACTTTGTATTCTCTGTAAGGAGATAGCCAGCCTCTAGCAGTAGCTTCACTAACATCTACTCTATCAACTACTGGACAATACTTCTTGATATAACTATCCTTACCGTCTAGTCGTTCCATAGTTGCAGTTAAACCTAGAATTATTTTATACTTGACTACTTCAAATACCTTTCCAAACAGGTCGGAAGCATATTTATGACATTCATCAAGTACTAGCAAATCACATGTCCACTCATGTTTCACAACAGAGTTTATTATTAGTACCTCGTACACCATTGGGACTTGCTGCTCTGTTAAATCACTAAGCCATTGTCTCTGTAGTGCATCAGTAGGTACTACTATTATAATTCTTCTACCAGGATTCTTAGCCAAGAATCTTTTCATACACATAATGGCAGTTCTAGTCTTACCGAAACCGGTACAATAGACTAAAGAACCACACAACTTATTATCTACCCAACGTTGAACACCAATTGCTTGGCGTTCATCTCTGCTTACGTTTCCGAATAAGTCTGCCACTTGTTATAGGCTAAGCCCTTAATTAATAACTCATTTGAATCTATTACCTTGAACCCTGTTATTTAATATTAGTAAATTCTCACAAGTTACGTTAAGCAGCTTATACCTACTACATAGTAATCTGGATTAACTGTGGTCAGCATCCAGAGTACATTATAAAGTATAGCCTTTAGCATCACATACTAATTTAATTTGGTTCTTGCGAGTTTCCCACTGAGATATATGGAACTTCACTTCATCTTCCAAAGAATACAAGATTCTATTTCTAAGAACCTTTAATTGGTCAGTAGTTAGTTCTGTATACTTCTTACTCTTCAAATTAACCATAGAACGAAGCTGTGAATAGCTAAGTCCTTTAGGAGTAACATAAAGAGGCATTGTGGGCTTCAGACCTAGTCTTTCCTTCGCCACTTCAATCTTATCTCTTATCTGACCTGTCTTAGGGTCTTTCTCCACTAAGTCCTTGCTCTCTTGAGCAGTGAACCATAGACCTTGCTTGAGAATAAATGTAAGAGTAATGTGTTGTTTGTTGAACTTTCCCAGTCTGTCCAAACAACCTTCGCGTACTGTCTCTGTTGGAATGTCTCCAAACTCTTTAGGACAGCCGCACATAGTTCCTTCAATTGGATACTCTTTCGGGTCTATACCGTCCTTATTAATATCCAAGAAAGAGACTAACGCCTCTAGGAACTTAAACCTTGGCATATGCTGCTCCTGTTCTAACCAGCGCAAGAACAATTCTGCGTTACAACGCTGACGCTGGTCTTTAATAATGTCCAATAGAACATAACGACCAGGATAGTCCTTGTTAGTATTATAGAGCATAGAATCACAATGTGCATAGAAATTACGAAGTTCTTCTTCAGTACAATCAACCAAGCGTTTCTCCTCTTGTACTAAAGCTCCATTTACTTCTTGCTTACGACCCTTCCAAATGAAAGAGTTGATGTCATTATTCTTTCTATCGATAGCTGATGCCAATTTCTCTCTGAACATAGATATATCATATTAATTTTAGATAATGGTCTAATCTCGTTAATTTAGATAATCTTTTACAGTATAATCTCACCTTCTGGTGGTTTCTCATAAACAAAGTCTTCGAAATATATATCGGTATATTTATACTTCTCAAAGGAGTCAGTGATGGGATTATACCATGTGTCTTCCCCTGCATATACTTCCTTACATTTCAAATACCCGATGTCACCAACTCTTAAGAATGGACCTTCCCAGTTAGGACATCGGGTACACATTTTATATGTGCCGTTTGACAAATCTTTGAATGCATAGACTATATAACCACCAGCATCTTCCTTACTAGCTAGTAATTCAACGCGTATGGTATATTGAATCATCATTCCGAGCCCACCAGCTCATTTTGTCGTTTATTAACCCCACCGTCTTTATAATGCACACAACCATACTTGGCGAAATCACAAACACTGCGCTCAATACCTGTGAAACAGGGATATCTAGAACAGTCTTTGCAAGTTCTCTCGGGGTATTTGTACTTTACTCCATCTCTGTCCTTATCAAAACTGTCAGATAGTTTGTTCGCCATGTTCCGAATAGTAGTTTGCCAAGAATTTGCTATTTAATCAGTAAGGCTAATAATAAGCCTACACTGATAGCAAATCCTCCTATTGACAATGTAGTTAATCTCTTGTTCTTTTTGTTCATCTTAGCTATCTGCTCCCGTTGCTTACTAATAGCTTCATCATACATCTGCATTTGCAATTCTGCTCGTGCTAGTTGTTGAAGTCTTATACTATCAGTTTTAGCATAGTTAGCAGTTAGTAATTCATAAGATGTAAGCTGTTTATTGAGTTCAAACCTCTCTAGCTTAAGCTTCTTATGCTCCAGAAATATAAGGTTACTAGCCTTTAATTGCTGTGGAGTAATCACAACTAAAGAGTCATCTACCAGCTTGGGATACATATTCTGCGAAGAAAGATGCATCAGCGGCAATAGACTGATTAGTAATATCAATAAGCTCCTTTTCATACCAATTATTAATAGTGTCTATCTTACCTTTAGAATTGGTAATGACACTAATTAGACTGTCGTTAGTAATTTCTAACTTCCTTACTTCCTTATTGAGCGAGTCTATAGCTTGCTCATATTTAGTGTTGTCAGGAATAACTACTGTGTTTCTATCCTTGCAAGCCCATGCTATACCAAGGCATATAGCAGCAGCAATCACACCTCCAACGAAAGCATCCTTAAATTTCATTTCTGAGACTGATAGTAGTTATAGATATCATAGATAACATCCACTCTATCATTCTTAGAAGTTAATAAGGTATCCAAGCATGTACGTTCTTCATCAGATAGTGATGCTTCTAGTTCAACCATTTTACGTCCTTCTTCATAGATAGCCTTAGCTGTATCATATCCTTTCAGATACTTGCCAGGGCATTGTTTGAAGAATGCTACTTCCTGGTCAAGAAGAGCATTAACTACACCACGGTTAATCAATCCGGGGTCAGTACTGTACAGAGCATGATTATGTAGTTTACGAGCCTTACCAAGAGCTATTTGAACTCCCATATTCTCATCAAACTCATCTTCTGGTTGACATACAGATACGCCAATAGACAGACATTTATCACTTAAGAGTGCATCTTCATCCCAGTTCTCTGTATCTGGGTCAATTTCAGCACATACTTCTTGTGACAATGCAACCATTACGAACTTACGTTCCATGCCAGTAAAATCAACAAAACTGTCAACTCTATACTCAACTCTTTCTTTCATAAACTTGTAGATTAAATGTTTCTAAATGTAATCTCTCTAGATAAGTTAATCTGATTATAGGCAATTACTTGCGACCTAGACCATTATAGAAATCAAGTATTGCATTCTCTTTACGAAGCCAAGTAGCCTGTTCTTTAGCCATATCAAGAATAGTACGACTAATAGATTCTTCTTCTACTTGCTCTTTAACTAACATACCTTCATCCTCATCCTCTCCATTCAACCATTGGAATGTAGCCCAATCACTCTCTTTCTGAGCTTGGTCTACAATCTTATTAATACCACGAGTAGTCTCAATCTCCCTATCTACTGTGGCAGCAAAGGGCATGACTCTATCAGTGATTTCAACATTAATGGCTGGAACAGGCGGATATTGGAACAGAGCATCGTTAGTGGTTAGATATTCAAATATCCAAGAATGATGCAAATATTCTTCCTTAGCACGACCTCTCCAGTAAATACCTAGCTTTGGCAAACCCTCTACTTCAAAGTAATTGGCAAAGGTCATATACAGAGCATGGTTGGCAAGTTCGGCTGACATCTGTTTTACCAACATCTCAACCATTACAGTTGATAGTGGGCAAACACGTCTAGACTTATCAATCACCTGCTCTGTATACTTCATAGTAGGTTCAGCGCCTACGGTTTGAACTCCTTCGCTTGTCTTCTCCTGTATTGGATTTCCGTCTTTGTCTAGCATTCTCACGTTCTAACACTTTAAAATTGTTGTTCATTAAATAATCTAGGGGAGCTGCTAGCCAAGTAATATACTTAGCACATGTAATCTCATCGTCGACTTTAATAAACTGCGATTCCCTTACCTTAATAGGCTTATCAGTAGTATAGAACTTAGAACCTACACATTCTACCCTATCCTTCCTAATGAGGTATAGTTGTACTTCATATAGAAAGGAAGGATATACTGTTAGTTTAACGTCCCCAGAATGGTAGACAGTCGGGGGCGTAGGTTTTGCCATTCCAAGAATATTTAGTAACCTGGGACTTCTCTGTCTTATATTTACTTAATAAGAAAGGGATGTCAGATTGAATACATTTATGGCTAAATGTGTTCTTTGGTATAGGTTTGTTGGTCTTTGGATTCATTTTACCAGTAGTAAAGTTACCACCCTTTACATACACGACCAGAGTTCCAGGAATAGGAATAGATTTGGCAGGAGCCGGCCATTGATAACTTGGAGCGGGGAATCGTCTATAGCGTTTCCACAACTTACGTTCTTTAGGAGTTTTACTCCACACACTTGGGTCACGTGGTGTTACAGACGGCTGTCTTAAATGCTCTGCCACCATGAAAGCATCATCGGTCAAATCCTTGATTCTTAGTCTTTTGAATCTCTCCTCTGGAGTCTCTTTGATAGTTTCCTTCTTCATTACTGATAAGTTTAATGAGTTAAATATTAGTTATTTACCACGTTTGGTATAAACTGCCCCACAGACATTACATTTATAAAGCCTGTTGTCATAATCGAACAGCGTGTGAGTAGTATCTCTACCACACCTTGCACAATTCATTAACTTAACAGATTCATACACCTTCTTCGGCTTATGAGGTGCCGTACCTTTCTTACGTGAAGCCATAGCTTAAATTCCTTTAGTTAACTCTTCTAATCTAGTTACTTCTTGTTTGTAATCTTGAATATATTCTTTCAGAGACATGGCATCTGGGTGCTTACACTCTATTCTATAATCCGCTATTCTTTGAAGACATGCAGATATGGGAAGTCCATAACCAATTACTTTAAACTCCTGACGTTCTCCGTCCTTAGATTTAATAGTCTTTAGTATAGATAGGTCCCAGAAGTGTAAATTGTCACCTACAGATTCCATTCTAAAGTCAGCTTCTTCAATAATCATACTTGATTATCCGTAAAGTTAGTATTAGTTTAATCTGATTGTTCTTCTAATACCTTACCTATTAGCCATAAGTATAAGAATGGTGATATGACTGGACATGTCATCCACCAACCTACATCCTCCTCTACGACTTCCCAGAAGTATTCTTCATCCAAGTCGTAGTATGCAAGCATGTAGTTCAGTACAATGTTTAGTAAGTAAGACACACCATACAGTGCGAGCACTATTAATATTACAATCACAATTTCTCTTTCTCTACTCTAAATTGACAACATAGTTTCTGCAACTCGAGTATGACGGGTTCTAAGGTACTAACACCCTTAACCAACACTGCTCGTTGGTCTACCGTCCTTCTAGCTAAATGGGATTGGACGCTGGAAACAGCATCTTCGTATCTCTTCTTAATAAGGTCTCTATTCTCGAAATACTTGGGAATTTTACCATGCAGATATATTAAAGCATCTAATGCCTTAATAAGTTCCTTATGGCTCATAGAAGTAGATATTCTGTCATAAATAAATACATATCTATCAACTCCGTCTGGAATGATATTTATATATTTATCAGTTTCAGTTCCTTCTCTTCCTACATGGTCTGCTAACCTCACAGTAGCAGAGAATCCGTTCAATGTGTAGTACTCCGAATCTCCCTTATAATTAGTAGAAGTAAATCCCTTCCTCTTCAGCCATGCTTTTAGTTTGCTCAACCCTCTCATCTTGTTTAATCTTCTTTTCCACCTTTCGAAATATCAAGTCTTCGTCAAGTGGACATCTACACTCCATAGTACAGTCACTGGCTTTAAAGTAACAGCCAAAGCACGCGCAACCACTGTCAACGATTTCTACCGGACTGCCGTTTACAGTGATAAGGTCTCCTACCTGTAAAATGGGTATTAATTCATTGTCTTCGTACTTAAATTTCTGCATATCTAAAGTTAAAAAAGAAGGGCCAAACCCAGACAATCACTAGAGTAGACCTTACCTCATTAGAAGTAAAGAATAATCTAATAACTAATCTGAATTTGACCCTAAACGGCAGTACGAATATCGTTCTGCGCGATTAGCACTACATTAAATATAACGTAGCCTAAAGTCCGTTATCATAGATGATAACAATAATACCAAGGATTGGCATTAGGTGTGTTGCTAGGAGCAACGAAGAAGAGCCTACACCCCCCCCCTAGTGATATTTTGGCTGGAATGTCTATTCCATAACCTATCACCATACATAAGAACTATTCAAAGTAGTCTGGGAACTTATCTTTTAATATTTCAGATATGTCCACGCCAGTCAGTTCAGCCATAGATAATTCTTCCAACATTGCGTCTTCAGAATCGTCCACACTACCGTCAGCGCTATCAATAAGATTGAGCAGTAATTGAGCTTTCTCATCAGTCAGCCCGTCTTGCGCCCATTTACTTACTACTTCTGCAAAGAATTCATCGAACTCATAAGAAGTTTGCTCGTCTTCATCAGCGATTGCATTCTTCTTGGCAAACAGTTCTTTGATGTCTTCATCTGTAATAGTTCCGGCTTTATCATAAGCCGCGTTCAATGACTCTATAAGAGAGTCTTGTTCATCGAATGTCATTGTTGTTAACAATTAATGTTAAGAACATGTGAATAGTCTATTCACACCAACCCTCAAGGGCTTAAGATAATGTATGGTAATCAAATCACCATTACAGCAGTGGGGACTGCTTAAACAGGCATTTCACTCTCAATTATGCCTGTGGTTATGTTAGAATAAAGAAATTCACTTCTTCCAGGATATGAATAGATATTCTCCAACTAAGCCAGGATATCCTTCTTTATCAATAACCTTAACGAAGAATCGTTTATCTTCGTAGTATTTAAGGATTTCATCCTTGGCTTTAGCTACATCATCATTCAAATCCATAACAAGACTAAAGTAATTGTTCTCACTCTTAGCCTTAATAAGTTGGTCAGTAGTATCTAGAAACCTCTTAATTAGAGTTTCTTGTGTCACCACTTCATTGTAAGTGGCAACTGAATATGCCTCGTCCGCATTCATAGATTCACCTTCCAACAATTTACCAAAATTAAAGATATTCTTCATAATAACTAATAATTGGTTTGTGACTCAGGTGGGGCTCTAACCCACAACCCTCTCCTTAGGACGGAGATGCTCTATACTATTGAGCTACTGAGCCTTGAAAGCTATACGTTAATACTCCCAGTGTGTCTGCCTTTTACTTTAACAGAGTTAGCATCAATGTCTCCTTGTACATTACCACCAACCTCAATACTGTTAGCTTCTATAGAACCTCCCACATTGCCTTTAACTTTAACACTATTACCATGTACAGTAAATGCGTCTCCGTCAATATCACATGTGTTGCAGTTAAGCTCTTTTACGTTACCAGTAAAACTGATATGTACACTATCCTTATTAGTTTCAGATATTAATTTACCATTTACGTAAATTTTACGCTTGATTTGTGAGATAGTGATATTGTCCTCTTCAATGTTATAGGACTCATTATCAATAAATAACTTATTCATGATTCTTTTTATCCAGTTCATCTTCCTTCGTAATACTTAATCAGTTTATCAAATGCTTCAATCCTAGCATTGTGACCCTTCTCGTCATCGGGAGTCCACCAAAATGCCTTACCATACCTGTCTTTAGGTGCACCTAAAAACTCTCTATTGAACTCTGGAAACATAGCAACTACATCACGTTCATCGTAGATGTTGATTCCTCTTTCTGTGCCAGCCATAGCATGTTCAATGCAGAAACACATTCCCCAGTATTCTGAATGGTCTTCAAACAGCTTCTTAGCTTTTAGTAAGATAGTGTGCTTATTGATTCTTTCTGTGTACCAATGGATGAGTTTATCGAAGGCTATAAGCCTGTGTTTCTTCTCATCTACGGGCCACCAAAAGACCAGCCTAGCTACTTCTTCTTGTTTGACATTACCTCCTAGAAACTCTGGGTTAAACTCCGGAATTAATGCCACTAATTCATTATAAGAGGGAGGTATTCCTTCTTTAAACACTCCGTTGAATGCTTGCTTCATATAGTGGCACATACCACCATTCTTATCACTACCTGGCTTTGTATCTTTATCGTACAAGTCTTTAGCAGTCTTTAATCTTTTAATAATTTCTAAGTTAGTCATCTCTTTCCTTATTAAGTTAGTAGTCCCAGGCAGAGTCGAACTGCCATTTCAGGTTCCGTAGACCAGCGTTCTATCCATTGAACTATGGGACCATACAGGAAGCAATTCCGATTTAACGGCCGCCCTTGCCAGTATCACGTACTGGGCTTTTCACGTGGACGGTCTGTCAGCATAACTCACAGTATTACTTACATGCTTCCTTTAAAGTTTAGCCTCTTCCAGCGCAAGAGCACTTATAGTCACTCTTCGCCATAGTACATCAAGTATAGCACCTGCTGACGCAAACCATATCTACGTGTAACCACGTTAGCTTCCGCTCTCATGGAAAGCGCAGCATTGATACTCCTCTTGAGTTTATCGGCATCAAATAGCAAACCAGTCACTCCTACTAATCCATTAGGCTCATCAGCGCAGATGTAATCTACTGCTTCAAAGAGCTGGGCTTTAGTTTCAGAGCTGTTCACCTTCTGCCATTTCTTTATTTCTTTCTCAAAGTCCATAATCAATTAAGTGCTTCAAGTTCTTTAGCTAATTCTTCCAGAGATTTGCCTTCGAGTTCAGCGTCTTGTTTCTTAGCCATAAGGTCAAGAATCTTCTGACGCTTAGCTTTCTTCTCACTTTCAAGTAGACGGTCTTCCTGTTCTTGCAACTTAACATCAATAATGTGTTTTGCAATATTGAATTTCAGTTCAAGTTCGGTAGTGTCCTTAGTCCGGGTTTTGATGAAGCTTTCAGTTTTAGACTCTTGCAATTTCTTGTTAAGAGCAATTGCAATATTGTCAAGTTGAATTAAGGGTAAATCCCACAAGTCTTCAACAGAAAGAACTCCACGTTGCGTGTTAAAACGCAATTTCATTCTAGATGCTTTCTCAAACATAATTATAGCATTAAATTGTTAATACGTTTATATTCTTCAAACACTTTGTCCTCTGATTCTTCTCCCCACATACTGTGAATGAGAATACCATAAGCACAAGGCTGGTACACAATAGGGTCTACTGCCTTCTTAGTGATTGTAACCTCTGGATTGTTTAATTGACTAGGAGGGCAAGCTACAAATAGCTCATTTCTACCTATCTTAACAGCATCAAAGGAAACTATGTTAGGGTAGCTAAAAGCCTTTACATCAGCAGGAAGGCCGGGATTCTTGTTAATTATACTAGACAGCCTGAGTGTGCCTTCTATATCAGGGCCAATAACTATGTGATTGTGTGATTCTATGTATTTCTTCAGATTGTTCAACATAGTTTCACTGTCACTGTATCCGTAGTTAATACCTGTAACATAATAATACGCCCCATTAGCATACTCCAACCCTAAATCAGAGAACATTGGTCCTTCACCATTAAGTTTACGCTTAACTTCTAAGATTTCTCTAATATTACGGTCAGGAATCACTCCAGTGTATTGTTTTAGCAGCCCTTTGACAAGTTTATACTTCTTACAAACATCATCAAATTGTTTAGAACCAACTAGAAGAGTACTCTCTCCGAATACCTCTCTTGCACGCTTTACGAAACTAAACAAGTTCTTAGCGCGCATGGCATCCAGAGCTATCTGATTATATTCCGATATTTTAGCTTGCAATAACCTAGCATTTTTTGAGCTGCCCAGTCCAGCATCAACCAACGTGTTGTATTCTCTTACTAATGTATCTCTATTAGGAATATCAACTGATGTCTTGGAAACAGAACGTAGATATTCCTCCATACATAAAGCAAGAGCCATAGCTATGTTGGACTGAATAGTCGTCACCGGCACGTCAACCACTTCTGGAGTTATAACTTCAGAATCATTGCGTTTTAGAAATCTAAACATCAGAAATTGACTTTTAAAGTTCTACTAAATGTTCCGTCCACTTTAACAATAACGGAATTACGCATAGTAGATGAGAACCCTAATCCACTCAATTGATGTTCTTGGTAAGGAGTCTTCATCTTATCAGCTAGAACCTCAAATACCTTACGGTGAGGAGTTAGCTCACTGTTAAGATATTCGTTAAAGAATCCACGAACAGGCTCCGGATTCTTGCAATCATCCAACATAAAGAAGTAATGTTTATTGCCAATACCCTGCTCATCCCAATAATTGGGGGACAGCATCATCACGTTCACCTTATGGAACTTGTTAGTATCAATATTCCATAGGCTTACTGACGAATGGCTAGTACTGGGTATTAGCTCTCTTATTTGGATGCCTTTAGATTTACTGTAAGTAATCTCGGCAACCATGACATTCTCTTTATGTTTAACGGGTTTGTCATAGACAAATTGTCGGACTTCTCCATTGTGTTCTATTTCCAATGTAAATCCTGTATCAACAGATTCTCTACAATGAAAGTTATTAACATACACAACATACTTACCTTCAAGCATCTTGCGTTCGTTAACCCATATAATGTTCTCAACGGGTTTGCGAGTTTTGCCATATCCGGCATTTTCATCCACGTCTAGCTTACCACCACTTCTGCCGATTTTGTTGGAGTAATAAATTTCAAGATTATTAGGTTCAACGACATGCAAATCCAAGTCATCATAGTTAGACCACGCTAATGAACATCTTAAGAAGCCTTCAGTCTGACCACCAGCAGCTCTTACTTTCTCTTTAATAGAATCAGCTACTCCTCCATTATATGTCCAAGCAAAGTTGTTTGGCCATTTAAATAGATTCTTAGCATCCTTATTAACAGGAGCTGTAAGAGTTACTAAGTTATTAGACAGCCTACTCTCCATTAACACTTCTATGTTAGTGGCAGTGGGTACCACATTAGCAATGAAATCATCAATGCTAATTTCAGTTAACTTGTCAAACTTCTTAGGATTAACTTTAGTGTCTGCGGCCAGTTCCTCGAATATGTTTCCGGCCATTACCTTCTTGGCATCACGGTTAGCGAATATAACATTGTTGACTGTTATATCCTCTAAGGCAGCATGTCTACGAGGTAGAGAATCCATAAGACCTAGTTCCTGCACTTTCTTCTGTGCTTCCTCAATCATTCTTTTAGTAACAATTGACTTAGGTCTTTGATAGTTCTCTGGAGCCATGATACGTTCGTATGCAGTCACACAATCGTCCAATTCAAGTCCTGATGATATATTTACCAACAATGTACCAATTGCCGTATTACGAATGCGTGCACATCCTACACGATTGAAGTTTGCCCAACACCAGTTGTCTTTCTCTTCATCAGGTAATGAATCATAGTGTCTTTTATGACCCAGGAATACACTTAAGTCATTTTTAAACTGTTCTCCTCTATATAAAGCATTCTGACCTATTAAGTCCAGAACTGTTTCTATAGAATCGATAGTTAATTCCTCCAGTGCACGTTTGAACACTTCCTTAGTTGTGCGTAAAGTCCCCATTACAGCAGATACGGATTCAGTTCCTGTATACACCAATTGATTTGGCATATGATAATAGAGATGATTCCAGGTAATTACTTTAGGACCTTGCAAACTGTCAATATAGGCATTGTTTCTATCAATTCCTAGTTCATAATCACGAGTGATAAAAACATCTACAACTGGTTTTGATTTCACTAATGCATCGAGATTTCTAGCTACAGTAGCATAAGGTTCATCCAACTGTAGGTTCTCCCACATGGTTACTACTTTATTGTCTTTAATGGCGACAACTCTACCATAATGTCTGATATAATGTTTACAATTGTTGCAATTATGAGACTGTCTCTCTTCCTCCGGAAAGGAATTAAGGTAACAATCCCATAATGCGTCCTTGTCTACATTAGTCAGAAAGAGCATGTCTGCACCAGCAGCTAGTTGATTAAACTGCGCATGGACTGCTCTTTTAAACTTGACAAATTCCATAATCTTATAAAGGTTTAATATTGTCGAATATATTGTCTTCGGCTTCTACTCCCCATTTAGAGTGAATCATTACCCCTATTGGAGTTACTTGAAACACAAATGGGTCATTATTGATAGGAATAATCTTCCTTTCCGGAACTGTAAACTGCATCGTTTCATTCATTTCTTCAATAGGAGCGGCAATGAATAAGTCAGCACTGCTACATTCTTTTGAATCAGCAATGTTCACATCATGTGCCTTGGCTTTATTAAGGATATGAAAGAATGGATATGCATTCATTCTAGCCTTATTTCTACTCAAATACATAAGTCCAATATGGGAAGGTTCCTGCCTAATGAAGTACCTTTCAACCGGATAGGACATGCTACCAATAGGCATAGGGTGAGTAGCAACTTGCATACCAGTAACATACCGTAAAGGTGAACCGTTTCCGCTATAGTTAACATACTCATTTGCTTCAAGTGCTTGAGCAGTGGCCATTACCTTGGAGATTTCATCAATGTTCTCGTCAGGCACAGAACCTTTATAAGCTGATAGTCTTCCAACAACTAATCCATACTTAACATTCAGATTAATGAAATCCTCCTCCTTAAGTATCAATGAGCCAGGGAAATGTCTTTGCAAAAAGCTATAACATTTTAAGACTTTAAGGTCCTCTTCCGAAGTGATAGCATCACCTACTTCTTTAGAATTAGTAAATCCTAAAGCTTTCAGTTTGACAGCCTTATCAACTAGTTGATGATTCGGATTCAGACCCTTAATAGTCTTCATGTACTCTACAGCCATTAGAGTATAAGCTAATTGCACTTCTTGGGCTGTGAATCTCTTTGTGCCTACAGACGTATCTGTAGAAGGACTAAAATTGTTCATAATTACTTTTGTTTAACTGAACCTGGTCTGGTAGTAGCTCTCTTAAATGAATCAGATTGCTTATCCCACCAAGCCTGTCGGTCTTTAAGACGTTGTACTTTCTTCTTGTATTTCATAGGTTTATCCTATTTCGTTACTAGCATTATAAGCAAGCTTGTCGGCTTCCTTATTATGTTCATCACTTGCGTGACCTTTACACCACTCAACAGACACTACTTTATGCCTGTTCACAGCCTTATCAAGACGTTCCCACAAATCAGTATTGGCTTTCCTCTTCCACCCTTTAGTAAGAGTTCCTACAATATACATAGAATCTGTTACTATTGTAATTTCAGAAGGTTCCTTTATGGATTCCAGGGCAACTATGACAGCCATTTGCTCCATTCGCTGATTGGTGCTGTTCTTATACATCTTACTGTATTGGAATATCTTCTTGTCATCCTCTAAAATGACAAAGCCTATTCCCCCTTGATTTCTCGCAGGAGAATAGGCACCATCACAGTATATTCTGTACTTATGCGTCGGCATTAGGATTCTCAACAAAATCCTCATCATCCTCATCTTCTTCGGTTTCGGATATGACATCCTCATCAATAAGATGCTTAACCCACATACCTAAGATAAAGATGACATAGAATTTGTCTTCCTCCTGTTTGTAGTTAACCTTGTCAGAGACTTCATTAACTACATCTAACATTGTGAACTCCTCTTTAGCCATAGCATCATCAGCTATAGCAGACATTTCTTCTACATAAGGTCTAGCCTTCTGCATCGCTTCGTCAAAACTCTTTACTAAGGCTATGCCTTCATCACCTCTAATTTGCATAGCAACAGATAGAGGTTGTTGCAATTCATTTCTAAAGAAGCCCAGATAGAAAGCCTTCTCTACATCTCCGTTTACGAAGTCATTGAAAGATTTAGCTTTCATTACTTCCTCCACTTTGAAATCAATTTCTGATACGTCTCTGATTTTGTCCATAATGTTATGATAGCAACCCACCAATCTTCTCGGCCATGGCTGTTGCTTTGTTAGAAACTGCTTCAAGGTTTGCAGCTTCAGTTTGTAATTCGATAATCTCTTGTTCTCTAACCTCTTTCTCTGCTTGAGCTCTAGATGCTACCTCTTTAAGATTGGTAACAGCTTTCTCAAATACATCAATAATCTTAGCTGATTCCTCGGCTAGTGAGGTACTTGTTACTTTAGCCGGTTCGGCTGATTGTTTCTTTCCAAACATCTTATAGGATTAGAATTACAGGGTTCAGGGTGAGCGGCTGTCGGGAATCGAACCCAATCTATCACTTGTGCGCATACTAAAATTAGTGATGTGCCCTCCTTTACACTACAACCGCATGGAGCAGTGGTTAGAATACTAATAGTCAAACACTAATAGTCATTCCTAAAGAGGTGTTCTGCAACCACCCCACAGTCAGCGCTAAACTGCACGTCTTATTACATACGCTCAACTCTGCTTTAGTTGTCATCGCTGGACTTTATTTAACCCAGATTCCAGCCTGGTCTATACTAGTTTCCTTTTAAGCTTACCACACTTGGAACATACTAGTAAGTATCTGTTACAATCAGTATAGCTAGTTTTTGCTATTATAGTCCATTCATGCCTACATGCTAGTTTCTCTAGCCATTTCTTGAATAGTTCTTTCATAATCAATTCGTTTTACTAATGGATATAGTTGCCCATAGCCGTGATTAACTGTTATACACCTAGATGTTATAGACAGACGATAGTGAGCATTGTTAATTTCGTTAGTAAGATACTCCATAGTTACAGGAGTTACTCCGTCACTAAATGTAACAGTTATGCCTGCTTCTATGTCTTCTACACTCTTAGTAAGAGCATCTAAGCTACTTTGAATTTCTGCATATCTAGGATTAGGAATCTGCTCCGTCTCTAAATGCATAAAATGCTTAGATGTTTCACCTATATAACCTCCTTTGCTACATGGAATCGGAAGATAAACCCAGTTGTTATCAAACTTAACAGCTTGTTCATAAGCATGAGTTCCAGGTCTAAAGAGTTGCTGGTACGTATCGACTTTAACTACTTCTCTAGTCCCAGGAAGTCTGCCTTGCTTGCCGTCTAACCACCACCTTATATAGTCACGAGCATCACGCACATGATATACTGGCAACTCAACTGGAGTACCATTAACCATACACCAATAATGACCTAGCAACCTCGGTCTATAAAAGTCAGAGTCTGTTCCATTGGAGTCAGGATTAGAATTGGCAAATCCATAACAGTAATCATAATAGTCTGCTGCTTTATGAGGTTTAGCAATCTTACCAAACTTGGGCAAAGCATGATTCCTGTTCTCCTTCCATTGCTTAGTACTAATGTTGTATCGACGACCTCTAGGAGTCTGCTCAACAGATTGTACTAATCCATTATCATCAACTCTAAAGAACGCCTGTCTCCACCTATAATCAGTGAAGTAGTCGTCTAGGTATTTAGTTTTGTCAGTATTCTTAATTGGCTTAATCCACTCATTCCAGGCTTTGGCTAGCTCTTTATAAGGCTTACCTACATACTTGGCTATGAATTTCACAATCCTAGATTCTTTAACGTATCCATAACCGTGGTCCCAAGCTATATGACAACTTTTGTCTAATACCTTTCTACCATATCCTCTCTGCGCTGCCACTTCTTTAGATACTCTCAAATTGAAATCAGCATCAAAATCAGCTAGCGTCACTTTAGTAAGGTGTCTAGGATAGTAGCTTGGATTACGAGTATGCTTGCTTTTACGTTTATACTCTTTCCTATGACCAAGTTTAAGTCTTCGTTCACTCATGTTATAGTATTTTAGTTACTTTACCAAATACGGATTTGGTCCACCCATTAATCTTACCATGATTGTTGCCTATAAGAACTCCTCTGTCTCCCTTAGCTTTGACTAAGTGAGTATAGTATCTACCTTTAACTTTGCAGAATACTATATCACCTACCTCTACATCGCTAAGATTTATAGGACTCAAGACATGCTCTTGGCCAGATTTGATTAGAGGAGTCATAGAGTTTCCCTTCTCTGAGGTTCTGAAGGATTTTCCTTCGGTCAATAGTCTCTCCTTGTAATGCATCGGCTTTAGACATTAAATATACAAAGTTTAATCTCTCTTCCATGGTAGAGCCATTACTTATCCTTTCAAACAAGGTTAACTCTTGCCCATTCTTGTAGTTATAGTAAGATATCAACTCATTATATCTGACAGTTTTACTATTCAACGAAGCTATAGTCATTGGATATCTTCTTAGCACTACTCCCCTATATAAATCAACAAGTTCACCCAATGAGTTGGCAATCTTTAATAACCTAACTACATTGGGTGAACCGTGTTTCTTGTACCTAATAGCATAATTCTCCAGAGCAGCATCCCAATCATGGAACACGTGTTGAGCTTGAGTTAAATCAATCTCAACTATTTTACGCAGGAACTCTTCTATAGTCATATTAATTAGATATTGTAGGTGATGTTAACTTGTCAATTAGATTCTTCATTGCTTCTTCACCAGCAGCAAAACCTTCAGAATATCCAATATTATATGCTTTCTCCACTGTATCAGTAACAGCAGTCATAATTTCATTTCCTGCAAACTGTTCTTTTAGCTGTTCTAATAGTTCTTTCATAAATCCTCCTTCCTTTAATTATTAGTAGCTTGAGTGGGATTCGAACCCACACGTCCATTTCTGGACACCAGAGCTTAAATCTGGGGCGTCTACCAATTTCGCCATCAAGCCATACCCTTATACTGACATCATGACCTTGATTGTAACTACAATTATCATTCCTATAGTACTTATAGCAGCTATACTTAAGAATATCTTAACCCATTTAAAGTCACAATCCCATATAGTTAGTAACATAGCTATTAATGCAGCCACAAATGCAATGACTACAGTAATCATTAATGCTGTTTCCATATCAATCTCTTACTAAGTCTATCCAATTAATTAGGATATGATACAACCACCTCATAATACGTAATCGCAATAAGTGTCAACAAAATCCTTAGCTTCTTTTAAACCACATTTAGCAGATTCTTTTACATGCTTAACTGCTTGCAGTTTGGAACCAGTCGATACAAACTGTTTCATCTTAAAGAAGTCTTCACATGACAAATCAATTGTATTATTCCAACGCTTCCTGTATGCAAGCATTGCATCACTATACTCTTGAGGATGTTCTGTCCAGGTAATTTGTTGGTCTAATATAACTGTACAAGTTCCATCAAGTATATCATATTCTCTAGATTCTACGGTGAATTTACCAGCTTCTAACACTACTATATCAGTAGGAAATGGAATCATCTCTGATGAGATTGATACTTCCTCTATTGTCTTATCATCTTTTACAAATTTTACAAACATAATCTTTAAGTATTAACTAATAATGTGGCGAGAAGGTGACTCGAACACCCAACCTTGATATTATGAGTATCACGC